GTATAAATTTTTATTAAACTTATATGTAAACATTTTATGTTTCAACTTAAAAACTGGGTCAAGCATCCCTTTAATATCTACCACAACTACCTTACTAGGGATGCTGTTGGTGAATTCTTTTTTCTTTGTAAAAAAAGCAAAATCAGCTACATAGTAAATGGGTCTAATTTTATTACCCTGAGGATCTACGTATGCAGGCTGTAAAAGAAACTTAGGCTGCATTACAAAACTAGATTTACCAAAAGCTTCTTTAAACATTAAATAAGCATCCTTTTCGATCATCGAATCGAAAAGGATTTTATCGGCAGTTCTTCTATCGACATCCGCTACAGTAATTCTTCCGGCTTTCTTTTCTCCGAAATTATCAACTCCTAGGGATTCTACGATAGAAACAAATTTATCGTTATGTGCGTGCATGCACATAATTATCATCAACTCAGCGCATCGTCAACAATGTCTTTTGTTTTTTCTTTAAACATTTTAGGATTACTATTAATCATATCCATGATCTGAGCTACGATACCTTGATTACCCATAGGCATTTCTTCCATTAAATCATAATCATCATAAGTATCTTCCTCTTCATCATCTTCGTCGTCCTCTTCTTCCTCCTCAGTCTCGTCAACCATTACTGGCGTACCAACCATAGGAACTTCCTTAATCATTCCCTCTCCCATAGTAGCCGCTATTTTGCAAAGAACGGCAATGTCCTCATCGTCCATACTGGTAACTTTATCCAGGAAGTAAGCCGATTTCTCGAACAAGGTATCCATAGTTGCCAAGGAGTACAAAGTTTGCAGTTCGGGAGTTTTGGCGATTACTGCGGATACGATAGCTAGACCATCGTTGTTTAGTTCCCCTGACAAATCACCTGCACTCTTAGTCATGTCGATAATAGCTTGAGTATCTTGGTAGGCAACTACATCGCAGAGGTCGTTATACTTTCCAGCAATAACTGCACCGTACAAAGAATCCAAAAGAGGATTGTCGTCATTTGCTTGCTTTGCCATAAACCCAGCAAATGTCATACCCATCTCATAATCTCGTTCCGTGAGATCTTTCGTGCTGGCCATTTTGATTGGATTCCCTTCCTCGTCAACGTACCTAGTCTCCACACGCGACGGACTTGTATCCATCATGGCTTTCCGTTTTAGATTTTCTTTTCGAGAATCAGCAATAGAAGGAAATTGTTTTCTAAGTGATTGATATGTAATTGCTCCAGAAGCAAGGGCGGCCAAAATTAAAGCACCAACTGGCGCGCCCGACATAAGTAGCTCGGATTGACTTACTGGCTTACCTTCGTTTGCAGTTTTCGTTACTGTGTCTGTGTAAATAGACTGAGCCTCATCCAGATCTTTTTGCAGCTGTTTCTTTTTGAGTAGTTGATACAGCTTTGACAATGCCACATAAGAAGCTACACCTGCACCCAATCCTCCTGCTACAGCTACGCCTGCATTCAAAGAAGCACTCTTATTAACTCCAGGAATAGTCTTATCAATATAGATCGTGTCGTCGTCTAGAGAATTAGGATCATTCTCCATTTTAGCTTTTTGGTTCAAATACTTTACGTAGTCGATTAGGGCTGCGGTTCCTGCTGTAGCTGCGCCTAAGCCAGCTCCACCCAACAAAAACTTGGTAATTAGTTGTTTATCTCTATTGTTCATTTTATCCTGGGATTAAGTAATAAAGTTGTTTGTATGTAACCATAGCAACATAGTCATCGTTGATTCTATGATCTGCAATAATAACTCGAGGTTCTGTTTCTGGATGCGTTTTCTTTAGTAGCTCGTTGTAGCGAGAAAGGTCTTCTTTATCGGTTAGTTTGAATACATCAGCTTGAGGAAATCCAAATTTAACTGTTTCTGGAAATTTCTCAAATTGGTCTACCAGGGAAGGGTAATCAGCATAAGAACCAGACTCATAATTAAGTTTTAATTTTTTTTCTGCAGGTACACTTTGTTCCTCTTCTGATGTTGGTTCGTCTGCGGCTAAAGACTCGTCCTCTGCTGAAGCTCCAGGAGAAAAGTCATCTTTCAAATCGTCATCGGTATCGTCGTATATGAAAGCCATTATCCTAGGTATGTTTGCTCAATTTTTTCGTTTTCTTTTTCGCGATCAACCCGACCCTTTAGCTTATGGTACTCTTTAATACCGGCTTCAAGTTTTGCGATTTCGTCTTCGTCTGGGCCCTGTAGCGCTCTCCGTCCAGCCCATCCTGCAGCTCCTGCGGTGGCCCCCGAAAGAATAGCTAGAGCCAAAAATCCTTTTAGTAATGTAGGAGCGTAGTTTGCGGCGGTAGCGGTAGCAGCCGCAGGCAGTCCAGCTTCTTTTGTTAGTTGATGCAATTCGTAAGCTTGATCTAAAGCAAAATCTACAATATCTGGATGGATATCCTCAGGGGGAGTACTTGCGATCTTTTTCATAAGAATTCCGGCAAATACTCCTTCTTCTCCTAGGTTGGGTAGAAGCATAGAAGCTTCTTTACAGAAGTTAGCAGCCAGTCTAGCTCTTTCGTAGCTATCCTCTTCCACCATATCAAAATACGACTGCTCTGCCACGGGAACTCCCATTTCGGACAGAGCTAATGTTTTACCTAATGCTTTAAAATCAATTGCTGGCATGTTGTTATTGTATCACTGCGTTACATAAAGTTCAATAGTTTTTTCCTACCGTAAGCATCTACCATAAAGGGATTGTGCGAATTAAATCCTACAACTCCGCCTAGTATGGACCCGCCTAAAGTACCCCAAAAACCTCCACCTAAAAATCTAGCTAGAATAGCTCCTACGCTAGCACCGAAAGCTGTTTTTAACAATCTACTTATTTCACTGATTTGTGATTCTGGTAGACTGCGAACTTGTCTAATCATTCTTTCTTTAGTACCAGGGTCTATACCTGACTCAGACATGATTTTTTGTTGGATAAAATTTAGATCAGAAAACGAACTTTGTTTCTGCATGGCGTCTATGTTCTTAGCCACGTTCTCATTTGATCTACGTGCATAAACCCCCAAACCAGCGCCCAAACCAGCTCCAATCAGAGCATCTCTCAGTGGAGAGTCGCTACCTCTCAATAAAGCTACGGTTAACCCTCCTAAAGCTCCCGCTCCAGCACCGTATCCTAGTGCGTTTCCGTAAGTTGTATTTACGGCATTGTCTCTATGCTTTCCAAGAAAGTTACCAGCAGAGGCGAAATAAGGACCAAATTTTTCTTTTGCTCCCCACATCAAATCCTCAATTGGATTTGTTTCTTTAGTAGGGGACCATCTCTCGTGAACAAACTTTCCAGGATTCTGTCTTGCATAATCTGGATCATTAGCCAAGCGTAGTTCTTCTTCTGTCGCCGAGTTGATAGACCCTTCAAACTGAGGGTTTCTTCGGATTAAGTCTTCCTTATTCATTGATAGTTTCTGGGTTGATTACTTCTCCTCTGCCGTTCTGCATACCTGGAGACATTCGAAATTCTGGTAGAGGAGGAAGCGCGTCTTTAGTATTTTCACGATTAATAGGACCATCCGAAGGTTCGCTTTTCCGAATCTTCTTTACGGTGGACTTTAGTTGATCAATTTTAATCTTTTTCATTATTGTGGATTAACAGCCTGATTTCTTCCTTGTCCTTCTGCGTCAGTTCTAATTTGTTTTAAATACTGAGTAGCTAGGGCGTGTAGTTCTACATTTGTATTTCTTGTATTTTCCATATCCTGCTTTCTCGTAGCTTCCGGCATAGCTGCCCAGTCTTTCGCCTTCTGCATTGCCTCCTCTTGACGAGAAAGAGGAGTGACTGGACCAGCAGCACCTTGAGCACCTCCAGCGCCTTGTGTCTGCAGTTCTGCAAGAGTTGTCTCTTTCTCTTTCTGGAACTGCATTTCCTCCACGCTTCGGCTTTTCTCGAACTGCGAGTCCTCTTTGAGTCTTCTCTTGTAGGAATCCACAGGAGAACCCAAGGAGAGTAGTTCGTAAATCGCTTCCCGAGGAGCTTCCCCACCGGATACGAGCTGCATAACATAATTCATTCTCTCCACGCTGTCTGCGATTCTTGGTGGAGCCAGATGAATTTCAAATTCATTAATACGCAAGAAGGCGCAAACTCTCTTGTTTACCCATTTTAAAAACTTATTGAAGTTATGAGGAATGTGGTGATAAGCGCGTTCAAACAACCTGAGAGCAGGAGGTATCTGTTGATAAGCGAGGGAACCTCTAAATAGTTCTGCTGGGTATCCTAATCCGTTGAGCAAAGCGTCAGTTTGCCAAGCAAGCAAATCCTTAGGAGTAAAGTTCTTGCCGTTACCATTTACTTCCTGGTAGCTAGTAGCCATAGGTACAGCAAACATGGAGTCCTTGTTATCACGGAATTTTTTAATCATGTCTCCCATGTTCTTTTTCCACATGGCAATATTAACTGTGGATCCTGCATCCATTCCACCGCTGGTTCCGTTGATGCCAGGACTGAATAAACGCAAAGGAACCAAGTAATCTTTGGCTAGAGTCTCGTCAGCTTTACGGTATAACTGCCACTGAAACAAGTCTCTGTAATGGGCAATAGGAGCTGGGATACCTAATCCGTTTTTCGATACGCCTGTAATAGTTGGCGGTGCATAAATAAACACAGCAGACTTATCGAAAATAAATGCCATGTCTTTAGCAATAGCTTGCAACATACTCTTATGAGTATTATTGATGTAGAAAATATTGTTATTGCGTATGTATTGAAGCTCCTCTGGGTCGAACTTATAGATAACATCAATCTTTCCAGATTGAGGAGCTTTTCTCAATTTAAAAAATCTAGGATCGAGATGGATGAGTTTGATCTCGTCTTCTCGGCGCGCAAAAACATCCTCAAAAGAATAGTCTATTTTAGGACACTTCTCCCAGTCATTATTAAACTTTTGTAGTTGATCTATGTCTGGTGCATTAAATGTCAAATGCTTCCAGTCATATTTGAGACGATCTTCTGGAATGGAGTTGATGCTAATTCTTTTTGTTATCGTATTTCCATTAGCATCTAGACCTCTTTTAATTAGGTATCGGTCAAAAGGAAGATGCATTCTGACTACGGATACCCCATAACAGAAACCATCCTCTCCCATAGTTTGAAGAGATTGAAATAAGTCCAGTTTCTCAACCAGGAGTTTCTTTCTAGAAGATCGTTCTTTATAGTCTCCACCTTCTCCCTCAAACTCGATATCAGTAATAAAGTGGGAAACAACTCTTTTTGTAGCCGCAGCATAACCACTGTTCAGGTTAGTCAAGTGTACGCAGAAATCCAGAGACGACTGTTGATCAACAGGCATAGATTCATTAGCGTACATGAAGAACGGGTTTGCCCCGCGTTTATTCTTATCGCTGAACGGGCTTTGGATATTCCAACTCATTTTTCAATTTTTCTTTCGTTAAAACCTTAGATAACTTAGGGACGTCTTTACAGCTGGAGAAAGAAGATACCTTTTCTCCATCATAAAATCCCGCTTCTTTTTTTATCTGGTCATCGACACAAGGGGTGTTGTCATTGACTACAGCAGATTTAATCATACAACCTCTATTTTACCACAAAAATTAGGATTTTAAACAAAAAGTTTTTATCAAATGTAACCTCACCAAGAAACATACCACTGGTGTCTGTCAGAGACTCTCCATTTACTTCTCCGCTCAGAACTACCTCTGAGGCTACAGGCAAAGAAATTTCTAATGAGTTATCGGCTTTTACAAAAACCGATAAATAGTTATCTTCTTTTTTAACCAACAAAGGATTGATTTTTACTTTAAATGGAAAACCAGGAATTCCCAACATTAATTTGTTTTTACCTCCCCTCTGGTTCACTATACCAGAGTACCAGGATATGAGATTTTCTGTTTCAAGCGGATGCCGTTTAATAAAGTCGACAGTAAAACCGCTAATGGGCAGTTTGTTATCTTCTTTATTTTCTAAAGATGCGGATGATTTAGTATAGTAGGATTCACTTTTTATAAGTGCAGGCGAAGTTGTCTGGCTGGGATCTTCAGGAGACTCTTCTTTAGTAGGGGCGGAAAGCTCAGCGTATTTCAGCAGCTCGTTTTTTCTACGTACTGCATCGGGTATTCTATGCTTTCCTAAATCAATGTCTGCTGGTGTGAGTAGATCTGTATTGCTCATGTAGTGTTTTAATTTTTTTCTTTTTAGCAGTTTTATTTTGATTGTGCAACCACTTAATTAATGTTTTTATGTTTAAATAATTAAACTCACCAGAACATAAAGTCACTGAGTCTCTAATCATTTCGAATTTAGGGCATTTATCAATTTTTATTTTAATGATAATTCCACTAGGCCCAGGAACTATGGTTGCCGTTTCTGTGTCGGCTTGTACGCTAGTTCTAACTTTTATACTAAGCTCCTCTGCTTGTACGGAAAATAATCCTGTAAGTAGAAATAATTTCTCTACATTCGAGATTAGATCGGTAGGCATGTATTTTTCCGTATAGTCGGAAAATGATTTGTTTAAAAAAATTGTGGGGTATATAGATTCCGAAATAAACTCAGGAAGTTCCTCTTTGTCGAGGTTACCTGCTCGGGTTATACGTACTGAAGTTTTTTTTCTAATCTGAGGACTTTCCTGACTAACCCATTTATACCAGGTTCTAGTGGAAATTCCTATTTTTTTAAACCAGTCTGTCTTCCTACCTCCGTTACGAGTATAAGAAGACAAACTGGCCGTCAAAAGCTCTACTAGCTTTTTGGCATCTTTTGGTTGTAGAAATTTTGACTTTATTTTTCTCACTTATTCGCGACCAACAATTGCATTATAGGCAGTCTCTAGTGTACTCTCTCGAGATTCCCTTTGCGTCTCGTAAGCGGTATACAAACGATTAATATCATTGGCATCATATCCTGCTCCGTTAAGTGCAGTTACAAATCCCAATTGTTGTACATCTCTGATGTCTTGTAGTGTTTTTGCGTCAATATCCATATTTTTATTAGTCTGGTAGTTTTACTATTTTTGTTGCTACTTGTTCTGGGTTCATGTACTCGTAGTTTCCTGTTCGTTTGTTTAGAAACAACTGATACAATCGACCGTCAGATCCTATTTTTACTCCTTTAGTGAGACGTGCGTCAACACCAATTCTCTCGCTGTTTCCAGTCCACCAAGAAGTACCTCCGTTTTCTCTCACTAGAACAGAACCTCCCATAGTGCTAGCACAGTATACTGAGCCTGAGTAAGATACTTCTTCTGCCTTTTCAATTCGAGTAAAGGTTAGCCCGAACCCATTTGTGGTGTCAACTTCTACTAGAGTGAAGAAAGGCTCTGTCAATAATTCGCTAGCTAAGTGAATGCGTACGTCATTAGCGAAGTATTTACTATGTTCATTTACTGTGTACACTCGGTGATTCCGTGTCATAGTAAGGCAATCACCTCTATCTGTCCAGAAGCGAATGAGATTTCCTTTAAAATCTTCTTTAAACAGCTTAAATGGTTTTGCGAAGTAACGGTGATAATTGGGGCCTAGGCAACAAATCAGATCGCTTTCCGTCACGTTATCCCAAGTTTTCCAACCTTCATCCGTCATTACTTCAACGTAGTCAGGAAAACACTCCGGACCTTCTAGTCCAGACAAAAATCCAAACTGCCCAGGAGAAACACTTTGCATAGACTCTGTAATCGAGTCCGAGCTTTGGATACCACCTTCACCGAGCTGAGTGACCCTACGTGCGTTTTCCAGCAGGTGGATAGGATTAATTTCCTCAAGTGGTGAGCTTAATGGATTTCCTACCAGCTGCTTCTCTCCGTACGAATCGAAATAGAAAGGAGTTAAAAAGGATAAGTTCTTTCTGTAGGAGGCAGCAGCAAGAAGTTTTTTTCTAGCACCTGTACCGTCGTTTCTAATTCTTTCAGAAATCTGTTTATTGACGGGGAACATCTTTTTAAACATAAGTTCATCCCTATTGTCTGTTTCGTCAATTCCCTTATTAACATTCAACAACTTTTGAGAAGAGCTTAGCAAACCACTTACACCAAAACTTGTATATGGTTCCTCCTCAGCATCATAATCATAGGATACTGATTTAGTAAAATCTTCCAGCTTTTCTTGATTAGATCTTTTGTCCTCTAATTCTTCTTTTGTATCTTCTAAGTCTTTATCCGCTGATTCTTTTTTAAGTTCTTCAGCTTTTACAAAGGTTAGAATTCTTTTAAATAGGTCTTCACTCATTTTTCATTTCGTTTAAAATTTCCATAAATTTACTACCAGAGAATGCGGCTTGTTTTAAAAGCTCAGTATCGGATCTTTTTTCCTCAAGAGTATAGTAAGTTTCAAGCATAAGACCCTCTGCTAATTGATCGTCCAATTCTGCTGTAGCGTCAATTCCCCAAGCCGCAGCATTAATAAGAACTTCTGGTGATTTATCTAATTTCGCAAAATGAGCCGCTGCTTTTCGCCAGGCTAATTTATTTTCCTCGTCTACAGGGGAAGTATTACCCGCCTCATAATTATGGTACCAGGCAATCCATTTTAGCTGGGAGGGAATGATAGCTTCCTCTTCACTTGCACTTTTAAGCATTTCTTCTACTTCTGGTTTATCTATTAAGTAATAATCCAAGCAGGTATGAGAGTCATAGGCTGGAGCAAAAGGAGGTAACATTGCTTCGTTTACAACTTCTTTAGCAATGAACTCGGCTCGCTTTTCCAAATCAAATTTTAAAGGTAGATTTCTTTTTGTTACTCTTTCATGTACTTGAGCTTTCTCAAAGAAGTCACGGAGCATGGCAGCTTTGTCGGGATTTTCTCCAGCATTTCTTTTTTGGAAAGCAGGTACAATTTTTTCGTAAGCTCTATTAATAGCAGTGGGGTCATACTTAGAGGCGTTTACTCGATATAATTCTTCTCCCCAAGTATTTTTTAATTCTTCCTCGTCTACTCCCATATCTTTCATAAGCGAGTAAAGATGTAGGTTGGAGTTTTTAATTTTTAGAGAGTACTGTCCAGTTTCTGATTCTAGACCAATACGGAAAGAGCTGCCTGTACCTGGTCTTGTATTTACCTGAGTCTCTAGATTTCCGTTCTCTTGTCTTCTTGTATAAACTCCAGGGATAAGTCTACTTTGCATCAAGCTACCATAGTCGCTACCTCCGTGAATGAAAGTACCTCTATCGGTTAGGTAGGGAACTCTCATTAGAGTAGTTTCTTTTTCATCCAGTACATTACCGTCCAAATCAAATAGAGATACTTTTCCTTTTAATTTCCTTCCTAGAAACTGATCTTTCGCCAGCGCTTCTTTTTCTTGTTTCTTTGAAAAAGTCGGAGGATCTACGTACTCTAGATTCGATACGCGCATTACTACATTTCCGTATTTCTGAGGAAAGCTTTTCTCTACAGCCTTAATTGTGTCCTGATAAATGTCTTCACGAAGTGTAGCAAAATCTTCTGGATCTCTAAGGCGCACACCTTGAGGTTCTATAATTTTTGCGTTTGGATTTAGCATTTGCATATATTGGCATATCAGCAAATAAAGGCAAGTAAAATATAAAAAAAAGATGGGGGATTTTACTCCCCCATCTTTGCATATTAAGCTATGCTACTTTATCCAAGCATACTGAGTGCTTTATCGAACTGACTTTTAAACAGATCGATATATTTAACATTTAGGTTAATTGTTGCGTTATTGGCTGTAATAACTACACGACCACTCCCTGTTTTGGTTAGAGTGCTGTGGTAAGCGACAAAATCAATAGCATCTGCTGCAATAACGTAAGTGCTAGCGCCGTCCACAATCTCAATCATGCGTAGGTCAGTTTTAACGCGTATTTTAATTTTATCAGAAGACGTGTCTTCTTCGACGGGCTTGACGGCCACCTCGCATTGTCCGCAAGCGCAGTCTTCGCAGAAGGCTTCGGTTTTATCAGATTCAGTATATTCCGCTTTTGGTTTAAAGTCACCGTCCAAAGGAATGATTTTGACGGATTCCATACCAGGTAAACTTTTCAGTTTTTTAATCACGGATTCCACAAAGTCACCCACAGTGGCATTTGTCACATTTTTACCGTAAAGCTCCACGCATTCCACCAGTTTTGGAAACAATCGCGAACTTCTTGCGGCGTCTAGCAATGATTTAATTTCGTTGCTAAATTTATCTGCATTAGAGCTTAGTGGCGCGTCTAGACTAGATTTAGTAATGATGCCTGTACTATGGGACACCAGTTTAGCGAAACCTTCCTCGTCTTTAATCTCTCCTAGCTGTAAAGCCCAGTCGATGCAATCTTCCGCGCTAATATGTCTTCTAGTTTTCACAAGACCCAATACGATAAAATCAATAAGGAATCCGCTGTCTGTAATTTCTTGGTTTGTCATTAGATATCAATAAGAAGTTTGTTCCCGACTACGGAAGCTACAGTGTAAGGTCCTACTGCATCACCAGGATTAAAACCTTTTGCAGGAATAATTGCCGCAATTGTTTTATCCAGATTTTGCTTACTTACCTTAAACGGTACTCTAAAAATCGTCAGACCTTTGTCGGGATTGTGGTCGGACGCTACCTCGAAACTACCCCCTGGATAGAAGATAAATTCGATTTGACGAATATGTTCCATCTCTTGTGGAGTACGGCCATTTCGAGAACTCTGAAGGACAGCTGGGTGAGCAGCAATCGCCTCAATAATTTTTGTTTCTTTGTTTTCAAACAAGATATAATTAAGCCCAGTAGATGTAGCGTATCCGCCTACGGGAACACTGTCTTCCGCCTTAAGCTTGCCGAACACTTTCTGGAATACTTCCTTGGTGCATCGAGCGTTGACTGGCGTACTAGACGTTCCATTTTTAATCAGGATATAATTAAACGAATAAGTAATATTACCTTCTTCGTCTTCACTAACACCTGCATGGCGTACTCTAGGAGATCTGATTGCGCGATACTGCGAAAGATCTTTTTTACTAAGGGCATATGCTGTTTCAACAGCCTCTTCTAATTTCATTTTCATAATTTATATGGAATATTATTTTTCTTAAAGTAAACTAGCATCTCAGCTATGTGGGATTTTCCTTTATCGCTACATTGAGGGCAATGCTTTGAATGGTAAAATTTACCAGGTTGGAATTCAAATCCTGTTTTATCTTTTTTACCTGGCTCAATATGAGCATAAATTTCTTTACAGGTAAAACAGCAGAGATGGCTAACTTTTTCAGCGTGTTTAACGCATTCTTGACACACGTTATAAATGGCCTTGCAAACTCCAGTATCCACTACTGGAAAAGAGTTAATCGGTTTTACAAGGCCACAAGCACAACGATATTCTGGGTCAACCTTTTTAATTTCAGGTTGCCCAAGTTTATCATTCAGAAGCAAAATTACTTTTCCTGGATCAGGATTACTCCCCAATTCAGATTTAATAAGTTGATTTACTTCGTCTTGCCGCATGACTTTTTTATGTTATTACAGTTTTAAATTTTTGCAAGTATTATTATTCGTAATCACTATAATCTGCGAACTCCTTTAGCTCAGTAGTTCCATCAGGAAACTCTGTGTAAACTGCGCAAATCTTTTCATCTGCCTCTGCTAGCACAGCATTGATAAGAGCTAGTACACTTACGGTATAAATTTGATTCCCGTTTGAGTCCAGTTCAGGAGCAACTTGAATCGTTGGATGTTTATCCAGCAATTCTTTGGAGCAGTTTACTTTTACAGATACTAGTTCCGTAATAGCTTTACGATCAATTTCGAGAGCTGAGTTAAAGCTTTCGACGACATCTTCGATATATAGGTGTGACATATTTGTGTTATTATTGTGGAGGAATTCCGAGTTTGGATTCGATAAAGGCGTGTTTCTCTTCATCGGGTACAGAAGTATACTCAATAACTTCTTGCAGCTTTTTATGCGCTTCTTCTCGTCGAGCCGCAAGACGAGCAAAGTCGATACTCTGACAGTTACCAATAATTTCTAGTGGTCCTACTCGGTCAGGAAATTCAACATGGATTCTTTTTTCTAGCGCCCATTGTTTCAACCATTTTTTCGTGGTCTGTGAATTACCAAATCCTAGTTTCTCGGAGTATTCTTCTAGATCAAAATAGAGGGTAGTTGAGTCGGCGTATTCACCGCACTCTTCCGCTTGAGCAATCCATAGATCATACTTGTCGTCCGTTCCGTCAGGAGCTACAAGTATTTTTAGTTTGGTCAAGCAGTCCTTTTCTTTTGATCTGCGAATGATATTTTCTGAAGTTAAATTCGCCATGATACTGTCTATCTGAAAGTTAGACACTCCTGAGAGGCTAGCTAACTGTGACTTTTTGGCAAATGTTTTTCCTGTATTATCTGCAGTCTTACACATAGCGTTATACACTGCGACAATATCGGATTTGATAGGATAGGAATTTCGTAAGAAAAATTCCTGAGTTCGTACAGAATCGTCACTATAGTAAGTTACGCATACCGCATCTTTACCATCGCGACTAGCACGACCAAGTTGCTGGGTCATGGCTTCCACACTAGCAGACAAGTCACGCTCAATAACATGTCTGATATCTGGTTTATCAATACCCATACCAAAGGCAGATGTAGCCAACATTACGCGAACACTACCATTAATGAAACTATCCTGCTGATGTTTCTTTACAGCTGGGGATAATTTACCATGGAAGAATCCAATGGGCTCAGAACTAAATTTACCTAGTTCTTCTGCAATCTCTTCTACTTTTTTAATTGTGGTACAGTAAATCAAAGTAGATCCTGGAACCTCTCTAATGTCTTGCAACAAATCGTAATTATTACGAAGTGGTCTGGACGTTAGTTTGAGATTTGTTCTACGAGGGTAGTAAACGATTTTATGGGCTGTCTTCAATCCTAGCACCCAACGTATGTCTTGCTCGACTGGAGGTGGACAAGTTGCAGTAAACGCAGCTACTACTTTAGGATTGAAACGATTAATAAAATCTCCAGCGGATTTATAGGATGGTCTAAAGTTATCAGACCAACTAGAAATACTGTGGGCCTCGTCGATCACTACGCAATCTGGAGGTGTTTTATTACAGGCTGCAATAAAGTCTTCGTTGTTAACTCGTTCTGGAGCAATATAGAGAAAGTTTAGATCTCCATTTGCCCAGTCTTTCATGGTTGCAAGATTTTGTGCAGGAGTATTCAACGAGGTCAATTCTCCCGCCGCAATACCCTTATTCCACAATCCTTTCATCTGATCTCGAATCAAAGCTACGAGAGGAGATATAACGATTGTTTTCCACTCATGACATAGAGTTGGAACTACGAAGCACGCAGTCTTACCAAGCGAAGTAGGGAGGATACATACCACATCAGATTCGCTGAGTAAGTGATACACTACACCATCCTGTCCTTTTCTTAGTCCAGAGAAGCCCATTTGATTTAAAACTGCAGGCAGCTTCCTGAGGCCTTTTTTCAAGGACTCTGTATTAATTATCGTGTTTCTTGTAGGAAATCTATCTGTCAGTGTTTCGATCATATTTATTCTTCTTCTACTTTTTTGATTAATTGGTAGCCCCCAGTAGCAGCAGTAGCAGCGTAGTAACTAGCTACATGCTTTCCGTCTTTTTTCATTTCACTTACGATCTGATGCTTTGGGCGCATGTCTATTTTCGCTTCTTTAAGAAATATCAAGAACTCTCCTATGTCGTCAAATTCTGCGGCTGGATAAACTCCAGTCATTTCAAAATTTGCCTCATTTAGGAGTTGCTCTTCGTTCTCGATGGTTATTGTAGGGTTTAGAAGTTTATATTTTAGTCTGACGTTTTCCACTTATATGATGCAAGCATAGGCTGATATGTTAAGACGCTTGTTAAAGGTTGTGAGTTTAGTTGTTATAGTCTTTCTTTCATTGTGAAAAGAAAGCGAGTCGGAGTACCACGGAACACTACTTGCCAGAATAACACAACTGTCTACGGGTCTGTAAGGATCACAGAACAGAAATAAGTTATCAGACTCTCTGATCTTATTCCAGAATGTGGATTTATTAACAGGGTTTAGTAGTTCAGCTGCTACTGGAAATTTATCCGTAACTAATACTACGTCTGAGATGCGAAATGGTAGATGATCTAGGTGGTCGTCAGCGTTAGCAAGAATATTTATGATTGAAGCATTAGGAGAAAATAGTTTCTCCGAAAGACCCAATGACTTTAAAATTCTATGACGCAGCAAGCCGCTATCCCATCCCCAATCTGATTGTTTTTTCATAGTAATGATTTTACCTAGGGGAGAATTTCTCCCCTAGGATTTTGTTAACTTATTCTAAAAGAATCCTACGAGATAGAATATCTTCGTATGAATTCATCACCATCAACTGTTCGAGTAGCAAGTCTTTCTTCTCTTGGGCTAAAACTTCATAAACGATGGACTCGTTAATGAACGCTTTAAGTTTACGGATTTTATCCTGAAGTGCTTGTCTTTCTGTGTACAGTTTACTTAATACTTCGTTTGACATAATAACCTATTATTTAAAGGACTCGACAACCATAAACTGTTTCGGAATCTGGACGAAGAATCGTTGTTCTCCGCTAAAGTCACCAACAAGGTCATTCCGTTTATACTCCCGAAGAGCTTCTCTGGTTTTTGCGTAAAGATGGATTTTCTTTGTGCGGTCGTAAGAGTACCACAATGACAAAGTATTTGGTACTTCGTCATTCAAATAAAATGCATCATTATCTAGTTTTCTTTTATTCGCGTTGGACTCAGCACGAGCCGTTTCTTTATTGGTAAGTATAATTACGTTAGGGCTGATTTTTACAGCGTAGATGATCCCTTCTCTGTCTGATGCTGGAAATACTCCAGGAGCTACATTTAATGAATGTGGGAATGTATAAGAAATATAATTTGTCATATGTTTAATTAATTAAGCTAGTTGTCCAAGTCGGCAGTGGTGGTCAAGGCTGATGCCTACATTTTCTAGGCACGATTGCGGCAAGCCGTGAGCACGACACAAGCGGCGACCTACTTCTCTAGTTCGGAAGTTTGGTACTGCAATTTTAGCTTTACCTTTACGAGAAAGGTTACCTCCAGTGATTTTGATTCCACTGTAAGCAACAGCTCTAGCGGAATCTCTGCTACCAGTCAAAAACAAATTTTTATCGTTTTTAGCATACCAGATGTTTCCTTTTGTAGAAAACCAATCGGAACCTACGCGGGATTTTTTATTATTATGTTTTGTATAATGAATCATGTTCATAATTATTTGTATTAGTTGTTCTTGATACTAATGCAGAATTGCAGCTGCATTATTAGGGTAGAAAGAGCCACTTCTGACTCCTCTACACTGATTCTGTACTTGAGTAAATCGATTACATTTTTCCTGTAATCTGAATTTACTTTTGCACTTTCTAAACGCACAAAGATAGAACCAGGAATTCTATCGAAAGAAGAGGCTAAGGAAGCCAGTTCATTTGACAGAATAGGGTTGGTTTTATCGTTGGCGAAAAATTCGTAAATTTCAGTAATAGATTTTTGCATATTTAAATTTAGTAACCTGCAATATTGCATGATTTGCACAGCTCCACAAATTGAGGGTAGTTTTCCTCTTTGAGTAGAGCTTCATAAAATTCACTAGATGGGGCACCAGATACTCCTAGAATTTCTGATGTATACCTTCTCATGTTGCACTTAGTACCAAAGAAACCTTTTTCAAGAAGCCACTCGCTGACCCAACGGTCAAAACGAATTGGTCTATCCTTGAATGTTTCGGTGTCTTGGTATCCATCGTTAATAAGATCCCACTCAGCAATACGATTCTCTGGACCATAACTATTCTTTTGAATTCTAGCCCGAATTGTTTTACCGATAGGATCATTTGCGCTATTTTTTACCTGACCTTTATTCACCAGAATCAGCTGCAAGGAGTCGAGCTGGTCGAAACCTTTACCGCCTACTTTGGTAGTATTGCGCAGCGCCATTGCATCGGCTGGTATGTAGGATGGAGTTCCTGACATATCAATCTTTGCGTTTTGGTGTTGCACCAGAATCAGAGTAAAGTTATACCGATCCATGAGTTGAGGCAGCTGACGTGCCCAACGGTGGCTGGCCTTTGCGTGACCGAGATTAGACAGACTTAGCAAATCCTTCTCTTTCCCGCTGTTAGCACTACCGTAATTATACACGCCTGCAGCTTCTGCATCAGACATTAGCTTACCCCATGGGTCAATACAAACAACTAGTGGTACATGTAGGGGTACTACGACTCCAACTTTTCTACCAGCTGTTTCCTCACCTCGCATAACCTCAACCCATTCTTTCATTTTTGTGAAAGACTCCTCAAGTGATCTGGCGCTATCCATAAATATAGCTTCAGACACCTGTTGTCCGAGTACGGGATCTGGCGATGCAATACGGGCTACGTGGCTACCCGATAGAGGTTTAGCCTCACACTCCTGATAGTAACAAGGAACACCTAGCTTTACAGCAGAAGCAATTAGGTGCATACACAAAGTGGACTTACCTGTACTCTCTCCACCGATGATTTCGATAAGAGCTTTCAATGGTAGCCCGATGTTTCCGAACATATACTGATATGTAAATTCCTCCAATGGTAACATAGCCTTCTGAGAGTTACCTACAGTAGTAAGGCTGAAGTTTCCATTTTTCTTTCTATTGCTTACGGAGGATACAATGGAAGTAACTTCTTCCATTAACGATTTGTTACCGATTACTGAAAACCCGTAACCAGCAAATTTTTTAGGAGCAGAAATTTCTACCTCCGCTGTAGGTTCCTCTACAGCCTCCAAGGGTTCGTCTGCTTCTGTAATATCTGAATTATCGAACGTATCGATATCTATTTTTTTCTTTCTTCCCATAAATTTTGTAGGTCGGCACTTGATACGCCATATCGACTGACGCATCAAGTGCTTTTTTTTTAAATATTAATAATTACTTTTTTGTGGTTTACGCTTTTACAGTGAATGGTGTACGGATCAAACACCACTACTCCCTGATCCCCCATAAATCCAGGGATTAATGCGAGATGTAATGTAGGACATTTAATCAGTATTTCTTCATGAATCTTAGGGTAGATACTCTGTAAACTTTTTAGAAGTTTTTCTTCTGTAAACGGCGTTTCCAGATAACAATCAGCCGAAACCCCTCTATGTTCATCACCTTCTCGATAGTAGGTGACATTGTCTATAAAAGGGTACTGAGCTTCATCCTCCATAACAGCAAACACAATTGGTAGACCAGTAATTCTTGGTATATCCAAGTAGTTTAAACTTTTTGAGAGTGTCTCCACAGTCCTTCTAGTGTCAGTAACACTAAAAAGGTTTGCAATACTCTCTACAGATACACCAGTCACAAATGAATCATCACCAGTGACTCTGTGTACGTAACCAGGAGGCAACTCGACATTTTCTGGTACACGCCTTTCAAAAACTTCTAGCGTGAAACAGAAATTGCCTGTCGGGCTGGCATATGCAGCGTCTCCAAATATTTTCATGAATCATTAAGATTGTTTACCATTCATGTAACGCACAATAGCTGCATTATCTTTCAGGTAGGACACGAAGTGAATAGTAGGATCGGTAGCCTTCAAGGCTTCCACTTCCTTATCAATCCGCTCCGCAAACTGCTTATCTGTTTCCTCTGCTGGTGGACCTGCTGGAGCTGGGATTCCAGGAGCAAAAGGAAGCGGATTATCTGGATGCACATTATGAACGGCTGTTGGTTGAGTAACGGGAGCTTGCTGCGGTACAGGGGGCTGATAAGCAGGTTGCGTATGCTGCGCTACAAATGCCGCAGGAATCTCGGGACTTGCATATTGCGGAGGGGTAGCAAATGAAGTGGACTGAGAATCATAAGATACTGGAGCACGCTCTGGGAAGTCGCAGAAGTTACCGCAAATTTCCTTCATGAACTCAAGTGGAATTTCATTATCCTCTACCAATCGATCTACAATTTCTTGAGCCGAAGGAATGTTCCATACTGCATCGATGTCAAAGAAGTTGTAACGCCCAGCCAAAGCTTGCGTATTAACTGGAACAACAGCCGACCCCTGCAGAGTCTTATCGCCGCTGGAAAATACCATCGTGTTTACACCGATACCGCGTTCGTTATTGGATGTAGCCACTTTAACAGCGTGATCTGCCCGTAGACCTGTCTCTGGATGTGTAACATCGCCAAACAGGAAATCTTGCCACTGCATGTCCCGAGGAGCCTGAGAACGCAGACCAGCTTCGTCGAGCAGATCTTTCGTCATACCCATACCAGTCTCCGACATAACAAGCAACGTATTAATATATTCATTCTTTGGATCGACATGTCCGTAGAAATTCATTACAGCACAACGCTTTGGAGCGGCCAGAGGGAGGTTTACAACTTCCGTATTATTGGCTGGTTTCATTACTAGGTTACGAAGATGCATGTGCTGGGTATCGTTACGACGAATCTTCCAGAACATAGTCTTCACTGGGTCAAAGCTTTCCGCTGCAGAGATACCAGGATTAAACTGCTTACGAACCTCTGGACTTACAAAGAAGTGACGGCTCTTGCCAAGGTAAGTGTACATGTCGAAATAGAAGAACCAACTACGGAACATAGGAATACCTTGATCCGAAAGTCGGTTATTATCTCTATAAGGAACGAAGCTAGTTTTGAATGCTTCGTCCTTAGGATTCAATGAGAAGTCAAAGCTGGGTAGAATTCTACCTGATGCTTTATTTGTCTTGCTCAAAACTAAATAGTTAACACCTTCCTTAGTAAGGCGAAGGTTGTTTCTTGTTGTATTTGTTGGTGTATTTTCGTCTGGGTAATGTGGGTACATATGTTAGAGTGGTTGTATTTTGTGTATTAATTTAAAGAAAGAAAACTCTAAATATGAATAGATATTACGCTTTGTCTGCTCTGTTCTGAGCAGCTTCATTGGAATATTTTATGCCTTCATATCTTACTTTTAACTTCTCTATGTTTTGGTGAAGTGTCTCTTCGCGGCTTATATTGAGTAGTTGTCGAATATGTTCAAGGAAAAATTCAATATCCCCCAATTCTTCAACAACATTATCTCGGTCTAAATCTTTTTCATAAATAACATAACGCTTTAATGCGTCAATCAGTTCGCCTACTTCTCCAGTGAGGCCAAACCCCATATGGAGTATATCGGCTTTTTCTGGAGTAAGTGACTCTAAAATGGATTTTCCTGGTTTGACCAAGGATTTTACCATATCTTCAAATTTAATATCTTCGCTCATTCTAATAATTTCTTTTCTTGTTCTGTTTTACGTTTATCTGACCAACGGAATACGAATTCAGTATCAATAGGATAATACATCGTACGTTCGTGGTATTCCCAGGTATTAAGTTCCGCCATGTACAGTTCGTGTAACTTCGCTACAATATGTCTTTCTTCAATAGGACATACAGTAACAAGTGCGTCATACAAGCAAATCATTACTCTTGCTTTTAACCCTAGGACTCTATAATTTTCAATCAACCATATGCAGGCTCTCATAGCGGTTGCTCCAACGGATTCCTGCATTGGAAAATTCCTTGCTTCTCTACCTTGACTAGACATAAGGCTTTTTCTTTCCTTGAATCCAAGTGTTTTATCATTGGTCCCAAGAAAGTGACGCCTACGTCCCGAGGCAGCTGTAAGATGGGTATAGATTGCTGGAGCCATTTGCTGCTCCTCTAAGTACTCTACCGCTCTTGGCTGTCTCGCAGCTAGAGCTCGAAAGATCCTCTCTCCAGTACCTTCCTCTGGTCTTACTCCAGAGTCAGCATAAATTTTTCTTTCGAGCGTAGATGGTGTGGCTCCGTAAGAAGTAGAGAAATTTCCTACTTTACCAATACCATCTCTGTGCATTTTTTTATCTAAAGATTCTCTAGGAACCTCATTCATGAACTCTACCAGCGACCAGTGAAGGTCTGCAGATGGATGTAGTAGATTACCTTCAGAATCTCGAAGTAGCTCACTCTCCTCAATTTTTCTAATAATCTTTCCATTCTTAGCATAGTGCATGATGTACTCTTGTTTCCTATTAGCTTCAGGAATACCACAGTTATCATCATAACTGATACGAATTGGAATCATATCCTCTCCATCCTGAATCAAAGCAAATTGCTTGTCAGGTTCAGTCATAATACGAATTAACTCTGAGTCTCCAGAAATGTAAGCTAGGGCTCTGATCTCCGCAGTTGCGTAGTCAGACTCCACCATGCAATACCTATCAGGAGATTTAACGCAGGATCGAACACTTGGAATAGGCTCTGTAATATACTTACTGAGCTCTTCTGGTAGTTCTGACTTAGCATCGTATTCCTCTAGAATAGATTTAACGTCCTTCGCAATTCTTGCTTGTACGTATGAGGGCCAGTTGAGTACATTTGGTTTCCATGCTCTAGGTCTCGTTGTGTTCAAATAGGGTCGTTAATCCTATCCAGCTTTCGCATCTGCAAGTTATGGATTCCTTGCAGTCCAGACTATATCATCATCTATTAAAGATGCCTCCCGTTTCATCTCACTTGAGATTACGCCTTTCGGCTAGTCGTTGAACCTTCCCTTTCGGGCTTGGCTGCTGATTGGGATCTTGCGAACCTTTCCAGCAATTAAAGAGGTTCCTTTTTATTGTCACCAATAAAAGGGGCTAATTTTTGTTGTAGTTTGTGGATCCTACCAAAAATTTTACACACCAGTTTCAGTAGAGCTAAAATTAGGACGAATGTACCCGTCATCTCCAATAAAGAAAAACAATCCATTTTCCTTTACTACATTTCCTTCATCATCTAGATCAGCAGGTTTTAAGCACATCTTGAAAATATTTCCTACCAAGTTCAAACCAACTAGTCTTGCAACCAATGGGTCCTGTTCTGCGAAAATATTAAGGGTTTGTTTATCTGCACTGGGTGTATACAACTTCTGTTGTTCAGGAGGCATTTGTAAAACCTTTTCCCAAGATGTACTGGGTCTACCTTTATCTTTCTGGGGAGTAGATTTAAACGGAGTAAACTGTTTCACGTCAAACAACCATCTCCGCATATCATCTCCAGATCTAAAGTTGAATTGAAATCTATGCTCATAATGTTTGAACATAGCATTCACCCGCTCGATAGGCTGACTAAGCATTTGCGAAATTACTTCTCTTGGTAATATCAAAGCAGTCTCAAAGTCAACATTAAGAGGGGCTAGGAATTCACGGATGCATTTTTCCGCATCTTCTGCCATCAATTCAACAAATTTCTTTTCTAGCTTCTCTTTTGCAAATCCGTAAAGAGTTCTCAATTCCGTCAACTTGTCCACATCAATGAGTAACCCTGTTGTGGTAAAGTGAATGAACACATCTGTTACGAATTTATTGAAGTAGTTGAAATAGTAATCCGTAAGCTGCTGTTCTTCCAATTCCTTTACAAGAAATGGTACAGCTCGAATTACGCAATCGACGTCCTTCATAGCATAAGGAAACATGATCTCGTCTGGAATCAAGGCATACCCGTCAGTTTCATTTTGTGGATTGCTCTTTTTCCACAATAATAAATCCATTTCGTATCTGCCTAGATCTGTGTATCTCATTGATATGTCTTCCAGTCCCAAGTTTCTGTGTTCGTTTACACATTGACTTGCAAACTCTGTGTCGAGATAACATTTTTGATAAGTATTGATTTTGAGTATCTGTTCAAGCCAAACACCGTCAGCAGCAAAATGGTGCCCAACGAATTTTACTTCTGGTTTGTCAAAATGCTGTTTAAGTATTCTTCCTGCAGCCTCGTAATCAATATCGAACACGTAATTTTTCTTGTCATCCATAAACCGAATGTAAGCTGCGTGTCCTGGAGCCCAACTTAACTGTAAAGATCTTAAAGATCCTTTCCATGGATTCAAGCCTCCCCATTCGCAGTCAACAGAGATCAAAGTATAATTTTCTTTCATAAGAAAAGTCACTAAGTCCGTGAGCTGCTGCGAATTATAGATGACTTGATAGTTGAGCTCTATTTTGTTTCTTTGAATACCATAAGATTCTTTTAAAAGTCCCATGGCTTCTTTCAAGCCTAGTTTATAGTTATCGATTTCAAAAGGTCTATTTTGCAATACTTGAATCGGGTCAAGCATTACGTAATAACAGGAGTATTTTTCGGACCAGAATACTCCTCCTAGAATATCATCTGCTTTGAGTTTTTGTGGACAGAAAAAATCGAACGCTGCTTTACCTAAACAGACAACTAGTTTCGGTTTTATCTTCTTGAGTTCCAATTCAAAAAACTGGGCTCCGAAAGATAGTTCTTCACTTGTCGGTCTATTTCTCCGTTCCTTTGGGAGCAACCATTTCACAATGGCTGTAGCATAGATATTATTATTTTCTATCCCATAAGCATTAATAAGATCCTTAATTGCTGAACCTGCCTGACACTTTAAGTAACAGGGAGGATCTTTAAGGATCTTATTATACGCGCCTATGATACCGTCTCTAGCATCTTCTTCATATAAACAAGGCATTAGCACCATACAGTCAGCAGAAGCTCTTCCTTTTCCTGCTACGTATGTAACAGTATCAACAATAGTATTTTTCCATACTTCCGGATGCGGCGCTAGTTTGACCGTATCTTCTTCTGGAACACCAATTGTTAACTTCGGCTGCGGTGGGTTATCTGGGACTGCTACCTTTTTATCATACATAAATTATTGTTCTTCCTCTTCTTCGTCAAATTCAAAATTTGCGTCAAAATCTGGATTCAACTTGATAAACTCTTGTAAATAGTCTTCACACTCAATAAACTCGTCGAGAATTGGCTCTGGGATTGGCTCCTCGGCAAACGCGACTTTAATAGACTCTACCAAGTTGTAAAGCATTCTTACTACCTCAGTATAGTGCTCTCCGTAAGGAATTTCCTCTTCTAAATCATCTTCTTCATACCCTGTATCCAAAGAAGGAAACTCATCATAGTCAGGATGAAATCTTTGGCGATGCATAACAGGATATGATTCCTGTTCTTGTTGTGTAGTATTATATTCGTTTTCATCCTGGGATTCCGCGGTAATAACAAATTTGTCTGACATATTCTTTTGCTTGTTGATGGTGCATATCTCCAAAGTCGTTAAATTCAGCAGGTGGAGATACCCTGTGAACTTCCAAATTAAATTTGCTCATGATTTCTGCGGAAGCTGTAAATCCAGATTCCGCTGCCTCATCGTTTTGTACTAGAAATACTATTTTTGGGCTAAGACTTAGTAATACAGGTAACTGCTCTTCTCTAATACATTTACCAAGGCAAGCCACTGCTGTGCCCCCAAGTTGTACCGCATCTAAAACACCTTCGGCAACAAAAATAGTTCTTTCTTCGTATGGGATATGGGCATTATGTTTTGCATAAGCGTCATACCCGAAAACGATTTTATGTTTATGAAATCTACCGTTATAGTATTTAGCAGGTAAATGCTTCTTTGCTTCATACGGAGCTACATAAGTTGTAGTTCCTTCGTGGACATAATGAGTATTAGTAAACTCAAATGTGTCTGGGTGAAGATAGGAATGCATTACACCACCGTTTATGTTAACTTTCTTATCAATAACTCTAGACTGCCAAGCTGCCAAATGTCCGCGAACATATGAAGACACAACTAACCTTCCTTGAGCCGTGTTTCTTGACTCTGGTAGTCTCTTATAGAAAATTCCAAGATCCTTATCCTCCGGTCGCTCTACCGTACAGAAAGCTGCGTGAAAATCTCTAATAAGGGTATCGATGTCTAAATGGTTTCTACTTTCTAAATACTCCCAGACCGCATGTGTTCTGGGTAGCTCAGTAATAGGTATTGTAGCTCCTGGATCATAAGGCACATCAATTCCGTCGATTGTTTCCTTATAGGTTACAGGTTTAGGTACATACGTACTTATTATATTCCTATTATTATCAGAGTAGTTACGTTCCTTCAATGTAGGAAAGTTCATGATCTCTGATTTCTTAAACTTTGCTTCGCATCGCATACATTTAGCAACTACTGTATTGAAGGTATTCTTCAACCATCTGTCCAGTAGTACAACCATATGCTTAGACTCAAACTCTGCTTTGCCTTTTACTTCCAGGCAATGAGGACAGGCCATGTACGCGACAACGCCAGATCTCTCATTAGCTAGTCTAAAGCTACCATGAATAGGAGCCAGATTACTTACAATAGATTTATGGGCATCGCTTATTTCCATGGCACATTATTTAATCTTCTCTTTAACGAATGCCGCACAAGGATTGAGCGACGTGAACATAGGGATGTTGAATTGGGTAAAGTAATTTTTAATAGACTCAGCAGCCTCGTGGGAAAAAGAAACACCTCTTTCTTTTTCTGTACTAAATAGAACAATTGATTTATTAGGGTATTGCCGTATAAGCTCGCCAAACTCACTCATGTTTGAGGAGCTAAACGAACCAGGCGTAATCATAAAAACATTGATCTTAGAAGTACCTAATCCCAAATCATTACCCTCCCAACGGCAGGATTCAAACACTGTAACACCTTTCGGCAACCTATTAACTAGTAATTCTGTAAGCCATGTTTTGTTATGGCTAATGACAGCGATGTCTGGATGAAATGGTGATTTTTTCATAGGGTAATAATTACTTTTTCTTTGGACAATTCTTTAAAATTGGCTACTTGCCCGTAGACAGGCATAAGAATATCGACATAGTTAAAAGGAGATGACACAGACGCAGGCGATGCTGCTAGTTCTAAGGTATTCAGGTTAACTGGTAAATTCCGCCGGATAAAAATATTTAATTTATACGGGTTAACTTCCTCAAACTTTTTGCAAATTTCAAGGATCTGAGGATTGCCCGTGCAAATATAAGCAACAGAGTAGTTAGCTACTCCACTATACGGGCTCCAGTTATACGGGAGCCAGTACCTTCTCATTTTATTAAGTAACTCGGGATAGATTGTAGTAACATGTAAAGCACTCTGTAACGCAACCCCCGCTATAGGTTTTCCGATAAAGACAGATGGGCTTACCTGGTAAGTACTTTTTTGCCCACCGCTATTTCCGTAGTAGGTGCTTCCCAATTTACGATATATGCAGTCAATTATTGGGCGAATTTTATTCATTGGTTTAATAGAATCCAATGCTTTTCCTGTTCTATTTGAAGTAATATTCAAATACAACGCCGGTGTTGTTCCGTTACCAGAATTTAAAATTTCTGCATCTCTTGCTGTTAGTATTTTGTTATGTAGCATTGTTTTGTGTACTATGAAAACTTAAGTCTTTGAAACTTGAAGTCACGCATTACTGGTTTTGTGCCTCCAGACCCGTGTCTGAGTTTTGTGGCACTAATGTATTGTTTATCCTCATAGGTATTTTGAATACCCGTGTCTTCACCTAGTTCCCTTCTCTTTAAAGCAGATAAACCTAAAGTACCGAAGCATCTAGCTTGTAGTGTCTTATTCTCAGCCGCATCCTCACCACTTACAATCTTATTTTTGTAAGCAGCTGGACTTGCTTGTGCTGTAAAGAAAACTACGGACTGACTATTGTCTGCAAATTCTGCAAGGTAGTCGGCCTGCTGTTGATACTGAAGTCGGAAGAAGTTCAGATTGCTCTTATCTGTAGCTCCTCCGATCCAGTCAAATACTACGAACTCTGGGTTATGTCCTTTTAATTGAGCATACTTATCCAATAGAATAGGAAGATCTCGTGTAGCCAGTGCGGAACTAGACCAATCGACGAAATCGACTTTATTGTTTAGTATGTCCATCAAAGAATCAAATCTGGCTCTCTGAGTGGGTCTGAGGTCCTCCAAGTCAACACGACCTTTCTTTACGATCTTGTCGTAAGGAATATCGCACCAGTTGGAGCACATACGCATTTTGATAATCTTTGGTTTATCCTCCGTCGTGATAAACAGCGTATTTTTGTTTGATAAGGCAGCAGCGTTTAGCGCCATTTGTGAGGCTACTACAGTCTTTCCTCCGCCAGTAGGAGCAAGAAACATGTAGGCACCTCCGTGATAAAATCCTCCGTCAAGAATTCTATCCAGCTCTGGTTCTCCAGTGGACATCAGTTTCAGTGATGATTGACTGGTTACATCTAGACTAGAAAAATCAATAAGATCGAATTTTCTTCTTTCTGTATCTCCAGATGCTGTGCTTGCGCTAGACACAGCTTGTTGCATTTGCTCCAGAAGCTTTTTTGTAGGCTTCTTTGTAGCAGCCGCCATAAGCAGTTGCATTCTGCGTTGCTCAAGCCAGTAAGTAAATACTGCGCTTTGCTGGCAGATTATCTTCATCTCTGGAGGAGCGGATAATATTGCTTCCCACTCCTGTCTAATCGCAGGCTCTTCAATTGGGCTACCTAAATGGGGGTGCTTAATAATTTGTTCTTTATACAGCACCGCCATTAGGTCCCAGGACATTCCTTTTAATGTAGCGGGGTTATTTACTACACTATTCCAATTTTTTAAACAAAGGAAAATTAAATTACGATGTCTAGAGCTAAACTCCTGCAAATGCTGTCCATCAATAGGAGCACCACATAGCATATTTAGAAAGTTACTAGAATTTTCTGGTTCATCTAGTATCTGGCGAATAATAGCTCGCTCAAATCCATCAGGATTATAGTCAATTAAAGAGCCTAAAGTAGAATTGCTAACCGTATTCATTTACGCGCTGAATCTAGTAGAGAAATTTCTTTTAGGCAACACTTTTGTACAAAAATATTAAATACGGCTCATGGCGACATCTCTACCAGTTTTACGGCAGAAGTGATCGTTTTCGCCACAGTAAGCATAAACAGTCTCTCCGGTAGTGAGATTTTGAATAGTTGTCACACCGCCTTTAGGGTGTACTGGAGTTTTATTTTTTTCTTTGAAGTTAAAAGGCTGGTCGAGGAAAGGTTTAAACTTATGAATAGCTTCTCCTTTTTTAATAGCTTTTAGTGTTTCTCGCATTACACGTCTAGAAGTAGTTTCGTGAAAGCGATAGTGAGTAATATGAAGGTCGTTAGTCATTGTAGTGTTGTAGTATGTAGTTGAGGTCTTGTGAGATATCCTCGTAAGGATATATGATTTCTTTTCTGTAATTTTCAAAATACCGATCTAGATATTCGTCAGAGAGATCTAGATCGGTGTATACATAATTTAAAGTAGCATTAGAAATTCTCTGAGAAAATACGAAGTTTTTGATAAGGGTTTGTATTGGAGAGCCATCTTGAACATAGCTCTTCATACAAGATAGAAAAGTTTGATATTCCGCCCAACAGGGTAGAGCAAGGGGGCTTTTCAGTTGATAGGCTTCTACTGGTAGATTGAGATTTTCTAAATATTTATTGAACCTCGGTATCCAGTTTTTGCTGGTTATCATATTAGTAAATATCTGAGTGTCAGGCATTTCTCTAAATATGTAAGAAACAAAGTGCTGATACGGAAGTTTAGTACTCGCTACGAATTTGGCTATAGATTCTCTATTTTCTTTTGGAAAATAAGTACGCCTAGTCTCTCCGTAAAGTTTTACGTGATTCGCGATTAGGTAATCTAGTAGCCCATTGATTGGTTTATGTGTGCCACCTTTACCATACCTATTCTTAGGCGCTTCCGGTTCTTCAAAATATATATCTTGCATTATAAGTGTTTATTGAAAAACTGAGCAACAGACTCTTTAGAGCTAGCGATATTAATACCGTATCCCTTGTCACAATAAACTTTCAATCTAGAAAGACTATCGTGAACTAGAGCATGTGCTGCATTTTTATAGTTTAATTTTCCTTGGTATGTAAAGATGTAATCAATGAGTATACCACATTTCTTATTTGGTCGAATTTCCGCCAAACGACCAGGTTTTTGAATTGAGTTAGTATACGGTCCTCCTCCAGCTAGATTAATAACACAACGTAGATCGCTAAATGTTACTCCCTGCGCATAGATATCAGAGGCGAGACATCTTTTAATCTCTCCACCGCTCATAGCATCTTTTAGCTCAGTACGCTTAGTTTTAGTAAGTTTCTTGGCCATTGCTATTGCTGGTTTACAAGTGAGAAACTCATACAAATAATCTGCTTGAGCCTCATTGGATATAAACATAAGAGTCTGCCAATCTTGAGGAATGTGATTCTCTAAAATGTACTCTACAGATCCAGCAATTTCTGGATTTTGTAATAGTAGTTTTTTGTATGCCTGTCTTCTTAGTGACGCAGGTATAAATGTTTTTCCTACGTCAACCTGAATCAACAAGCATTCAATTTGACAAACTGCCCCAATGGCTACCGCTTCTGGAAACGTAATTTTTGCAAGTACTTCTCCAAATAGCCCATTAATCAATTTGTCTTTATTATCAAATCTACCAGTAAGCGTAGCTCCAAATGCAAGTTTTCTTGCGTTCTGGAAACTTTTAATTACTGGGTATCTTGAGTCTGTTACAGTAGTATGAGGTTCGTCAGCGAGAATTAATCTAGTAGTGGTAGGGCAGCATTTTTCCAAACTGTCAGATGAACAAACCGTAATATCTTCCGACTGATATTTCGTTTTTGAACCCCCACCAATTTGTACTACCTCTCGATCAGGTAATGCTTTTGCGATATCTTCCGTTAATTGCTCAATAAGGTCGATACCAGGAGCCAGTACAATTGTTTTTACTCCAGGATAAGCTCTTAGAGTATTAATCATACACGTTGTTTTACCATAACGAGTAACTGCAGAAAAGCATCCAGACTTATTTGCTGAAAGCAACTGCTCTACCAGTTCTCGCTGATTAAACCTAAACCCATGCATTAGCTCAAATCTGGGCGCAGGGAACTCTAGTCTATTTTCAACCAATTGAAACTTGTAGCCGTTATCCTCTAACCATTTAGCGATTTCGGAGTAATGCCCTTGATCTCCCAAAATGATTCTAGGTTCTTTCTTTTTAACCTCAAATAGCTTTAGGGTTTTCTTAGTTACTTTTTGAATCCAAGGCTTAGCTTCATCTGCTTTCATTTCCTTCACTTGAATCGTCAGAAGATCAGATTCAAGTTGTTTTGGTGGATTTGTTAAGCAGAAAAAAGCATCGTCCACATATAGTATAATTTCATGATCTTCCATATAAATGTTTCATAATTTAAAGTGTGAGTTTTACAGTAGCTGTAGCTATAGGCTTTACAGGTTTCTCCTCAGTGATCTTCTTTAATTTTCCCTGTGCAGATAAGTTTATCCTATAATCTGTTAATTCGCTATTACTCCTAAGTGCGAAATTTGCAGAGGCGGTAGTTAGCACTTCGTACTCAAGATTGAACACTGTGAAGTTCAAAGTGCAATCTTGTAAATTAATATCTCCTGCTATAGACAAATAAACTGGGTCTGCTGCAAATTTGGGACACAGTAGTTGACATGCTGCAACGATTATATCGTTTTCGATTTCGTCGAGTAGATCTGGGTATTCATCATAAATACCAGCATTTGTAAAACAGAATTCTTCTAACGCTACCTCAATATAATTGTAACTTCCGTCAAAAGAAAGCTCGTTTACTTTAAGTAATTTTTTTATTTTTTCTAGTGCTTCACTGGCCTCTTTTAAATCAATAGTAATCATAATGTAATTTTTACAGTCTTTGTAGACAACTGCTTATCTTCTAGTAAGGCATCGGCGATATCAGCGAATTTATTTTTAAGAGTTTTTATGCGATACCCATTATTTACCGTTAGGGAATGACTACGCGCAAAGTCTTGAGAATCTGTAGTTATTGTCTCGTAACTAAGGTGGAATTGTGTTAATTCTAAACTACAGTTAACTAAATCAATAACTCCTTCTATAGTTACGAATGTTGGATTTTCAGTAAGACTGCTACCTAGCATGTTACACATTTCCGTAATTACATTCACCTCTATATAGTCTAGAAGTCCACTGTGCTCATCGTAAATGTCCTTATTTTTAAAACAAAATTCTTCTATGTTTGAATTGTGGTAATCGTAACTTCCTTCAAAAGAAAGCTCGTTTACGTTTAGTACATTTCTTATTTTTTTTAAGTCTTTACTAGATTCGTTTAAATCAAATTTGATCATAATGTAATAGTTTTTTTCTCTAGGTTTACTTTTTTAGAAGGGATTGATAACTGACCTAAAACATCACCTAATAGCCTGTCAAATGTGTAAGTAGATACCCATTGTGGTCTATCGGTAGCTATATCTTCGGTGTGATACTCTAATATAGGATACTCTACAGAAAACTCATGAAATTCAATCTTTAGCTCGTTTAAATCGATTAAACCAGTTACCCAGACTTTATTAGGTTCGGAAAACTCAGTATTAGCCATACCGGTAATTAAGGTTTCTAAAGCATCCATAAACTCATCAATAAGGCTTTGATTTTCGGAATAACCTAATTCAAAGGTTAAAGTATTATCTTGGGGGTTTTCTATGTAGACATCCCCACGAAATTGAATTTCGGAAGTACCAAACACCGGACCTAACGCTGCTGCCTGTTCTTTCGTTATACTTAGCGGTACAATCATAATGTAATAATCTTTTTTTCTAAAGTGATTTGTTTATCCTGTACAGGAAATTGCGTAATATCCAGCATTAGTTTATCGAAGTGATTATCTGATTCTTCGATATTCCTGTTCGCTATTTCTTCTACTTCATAGGTCTCTACTGGGTAATCTACACTGAATGTGAAAAACTCAACGTATGCTTTCTCCAGATTAATAACTCCTTGAACCCATGCTTTATACGGCTCTGAGACAGTGTAATATGCTTTATTGCAGATTAATGCATCAATAGCAGAAAGCAGGTCATTAAGAAGGTGTTCGTTGTCTTTTACATCGCTTGTAAAAGACAACGTATTCTCTTCTGAGTTACACATGTATACTATTCCGCTAAATTGAATTGCACTCGTTCCTAGTAAATGGGCCAGGGCTGCGACATTCTTTTTGGGTATAGTTATCGGAACTATCATAAGGTTAATTCATTGAGAGAGTAATTCTCTTCATAGTTTAACGAGTCAACTGCATCGGAGCCTTGGATCGTAAAACCTTCTTTACCTTTTTTATTGTCATTAATACGTCTTTCCTTAACAGAGCATCTAATATTCCCTGTCTCGAAATCAATATTAAACTTCCAGATGACTGCAAGCTTCGTGCTAGTCACTACTTTTGCAACGCAGTAGCTGAGCAGAAGTGTATTTGCTAAACTCTCCGCTAGCTCTACTAGGTCTGGTTGGATCTCTTCCATATCTACACTCAAGTCAGAAGAAGCGGAATCTCTATAGTTATAGAAAAACTCTTCGTTCCACTCAATAATGTCGATCTCTATAAAGCTCAGATGGTATAGCTGACGTTGGGCTAGTTCTTCTTTTAGGTATTCTTCTACTGTGTTGATCATAGGATGATTAGTTTGTTAGTTCTTCGGAAATTCCAGGCAGTTACAATATCATTTAATTCAATGTCTACATCAAGAGCAGCTACATGTGGTTTTTTTGAAGCTCTTCCATGTTCTTCAGTAAGTTCGTTAAACAGCGTACGAGCACAGCGGTAATTGCTGTACCACCAAGGAAACAGATTGTCTGATACATCTTTTTTCTTTGTGTACGCTGCGTATGACTTAAGGATCATAGGTACATCGAAATCAGAGCCCCAAGCGTAAATGTGGGATTTCTTCTCCAGAGTATCGGTGCACCATTTTACAAATCTATCGACCCCAACCTGAAGATCCTCTCCTTGTTGTGTCATCAATTCTTCAATTTTGCGACCTTGGTTAACATGCCAGTTTAAAGTTTCTTGGTCATATCTCAAACCAGCAGCTAACTGACTTTTAACGTCCAAGACAGATGTAAATAAATCTTTTTTAATAACATGATTACCTTCAATAGAAAAAGCTCTTGCGGCAATCTCCGTAATTACTACGCCTCCGTCCGTTACTTTGTCTGGACTTAGGGTTTCTATATCTATGATTAGCTTGTTTGCTTTACTCATTAGTTTTGTTTTTTAGTGCGGCTATTCTATTTTGCATGTACTCCCGAGCAAAGTGGTTTGCCGTGTGCACGTATATACCCTCTGGGTTCATACCATTATTCAATAAGAATTCTAGACAAGAGATACCATTGTCTGTAAATTTATTTACATCGAAAACGTCGGTGTCTCCACTGAGAAAATAATTCATGTGGGCTTCCGTGAGATCGTTGTCCAGAGATACCAACCTAGGCAACCCCTTCTGATAGATCGTTTCTACAAACTCATCGTATGATCTGACTACAGTCCATTGAAACGCTAATGTCTTAGTGTGTTCAAGTAGTGTTACATTCCGCCCGTGCAAGAATGCCTGACTAGGACTTCTCTGATCATCTAGAAACAAGTTATATCCTTTATTAAATATTTTGTCGTAGTTGGAGTTATATTTTTCCATGTCTACTTTTCTGTATGCGTCTCCTTTTCCTCCGTGCCAAGACATAATTTTTCTTCTTTTTCTTCTAAGTTGATTAATTCAAATCTTCCGTATTTTCCCGTGTAACTTCCCCAAGGGCTTAATCCAAAGAATTTTCCTATGCATGTTAAAATTAATTTAAGTTCATCATCTGTTGGAGGTCTTAACCCATTAATTTTTGTCGTTTTAGGTAGCTTATTGAGAACTAGTAACTCCAAGGTCAGGACGCTACCTCCACGAATAGCCTCATGACTCACGCTCTTTTTTTGTCCAGATATCTTGTCTGTATATTTGCGATTATACAAAACAAAAGTAGGTCTTCTAATAGGAAGAATTTCTACTACAAAATCAGGATCTACCAAATGATCTAATCTCATTAAACAAATAGCTTCCTCTAAAGCCCATCTAAACACGTCGTTGTTCAAATACATCGTACTAGAATCGTTAGTTCTTTCAAACCGTTTGACCCCAGTGCCGTCTTCCTTGTCTCCAAGTAAAGGAGACTCTAGCCTTATTTTTGCAATTTTGATCATAATATTAATCTCGAGGACATGCTTCACTAAATAATGAAGCATGTCCAGATTTTTTTTATAAATGGATACTGGTAGTGTAAGCAGAGCTCAAAGTTTCCTTGTGGTCGCAGATAATCAACTGCATGTCGGCAGCTTCTAGTTCTGGACGAATTTTCACTAAGAAATCTCTAAGGTCATCTACACCAGTTTCGTCGACATGATTAGATGGTTCATCAAGAATCACAAATCCTAGGTTGGGTACCAGTACTTGCTGCACAGCCATAATAAACGCTAGACATAGACGCACCCTTTGACCCCCAGACATATGTCCTTGAGGCAGCCAGTAGTCTTCGCCTGTATCATGACGTTTAAACTGGAATCTAAGAGGATTGTCCTCGTCTTGTCGAATCTCGAACTGTACGTTTAACTTCTGCAGGTTTTCTTTAGTAGTCTGAATGAGATTCTCAAACTTAGCGGTTACATAAGCCTGTGGAATACCTTCGCGACTAAACTGATCTTTGAGTACCGTCAATTCTGCAATGACCGCCAATATAGGACCCGCTTCTTCTCTTTGTTTAAAAAGGAGTTCTAGATCCTTCCGAAGATTGTCACAGACCGCCTTATTAATTCCAAGGCTTTGCGTGTGAAAATCTTTCTTATTAAAGAACTCTCTAAGGGCTTTTACCTTATCACGCATTTGTGGTATGTGCGCGAAATCTAGAGGTAACGAATCTAGTAGGGCAATAAGCTTTTCTTCCGTACTCGCAATTTGTTCCGCAACAAAAGAAGTGGCAGATTCTGCCAATTTGTGCTCTTCTGTTGCTTTTTGAAATGCTTCTACTAACTTTCTCTCCTCCTCGGTTACCTGAGTTATCGATTGTGTTTTAAGAGATTCAATTTCTTTTCTTACCTGCCCAACTACACCATTAATATATTGAGTGTAAGAATCTAGATCAAGCTTCGACACATTAGTTCTAATCTCTACAAGATCCCAACTTTTAGCTGTATCCACTAGAGACTGAACAAGCCGAGCTGTCTGATCTTCGTGGGTAGCTATGTCTAGAACCAAGCGGTCAAGTGAATCTTTTATATGGTTAGCACGCCCTAAATACTCTTTTATAATTACATTCCTGTGGATAAACTCACAGATGTTATCTGGGATTTGTGTAATTGATCTCAGAGTATTCAGCCTCTGCGTATTGCTTGCAATGTCCCCCTGTATAACACCAAGCTGACTTTTTAACTGTTTTCCACTCTCCAGAAGAGCCTCTGCTCCATTTTTGAGTTCCTCCAGTTTTTGCTTCTGCGCTTTAACCACCAGCTCAGGAACTACAGACCCACAAACCGTACAGTTCAAATCCTGACAGTCACTTGCGTCTGCATAAATATGCATGGAATTAATCTCGGCGGTTAGAGTTGCGTACTTATCCCGCTTTTTCTGAATCTTCTCCTGTAGTTCAATTTCCTTTGCCTTATACAACTCCAATCGCTGTAACACCTCGGGAATAAGGCGATCGCGACTCTCGATATAGGATTCGTAATTAGCTAAGGTGAATGTATCCACCGGACAGATTTTGCAAAATTCAGAGATCAGATTTCTAACCTCTGGAGAAGTAGTAGACAACGTGTCTTCCCATTTTTTCAATTTTTCTAAGTTAGTCTTAATCATATTGATGGTACTCAAGATTGTACCAGTCAACACTTTCTCTTTACTTTGTAAATTAATGATGAGGCCATTAATATCACTCTTTCCTGAGTCTAGGAGTAGGCGATTTTGAATTTCGCTAATCTGATTGTTTCCGTTTAAAGAATTAAGTTTTTCCTTCAACTTCAACATATCCATAGACTTGTGGCGTAATTGGATATCTAGATTTTCTAGCATCAGAAGAAGACTCTCTGCATTACTCAGAGATTCTCTATCAATCTTAGGTAAATTATTAAGCTCTTCTTCAATTGCTTTACCTTCATTAATTTTAACAACTACTTGTTCCTCCAGGGCTTGAATCCTATTATTAAGCATCGGATCAATTCTAGCGGATAAGTTATTAATCTTTGCAGCAATTGCTTTATAAGCGTCCTGCAAATGTCCGATGTCTAGAATCTTAATAAGCAACTTTTCCTGCTCTGCTGCTGTGCCGAATAGAATATTCTTTAGATCTCCTTGAGGGATATAGAGAATATTTTCCAATGTACTTACATCAGTACCAAGAATGTTACCAATCTGCTCGTCTACTTGATCTGCATAAGTATACGTATTTCCGTTACTGAGAGTAAGCAACCGCTCACTACCTTTTACCGCTAGAGTACGAGAGATAGTAAACGATTCCGACTGCCTAGTAAACTGAGCTTCAATTTCAGCCGATTTTGCCCCACCAGGTAATCCGTAGTGGCGGATGTAGTCGGATGCTGTTTTCTTCTGTGGGAGCGTACCACGGAGGCAGTAGGCGATTCCGGTGAGTAGTGTAGTCTTCCCAGCGCCATTAGCTCCAGTAAAACCAACGATATTACCTTCCAGAGTAATATCCTTCTCCTTGTGACCTGCCCAATTTTTTAATTTTAGTTTATCTAATTTCATACGATGTGTGGAATTTTATCCTGAACAAACTTTTCTACTACCTTTTCAAAGTTACTCGTTTTTAAGCACAATTCTGTAGCTACGTCAACTAGACTAGTTCCAGAAAGGCGATCTGCTACTAGCTCAGGTAATGTAATAGTACCGCTTTTTCTTTCTGTATTTGTAACTACAGTAGAAGGAGCTTCATTGGAGTAACGTACAATGTCGTTATACTTTCCTTCTCTTGTGTTTAACGCAGATTTAAACTGATCGAATAAATAGAATCTTTCGTCTAGATAATACTTCAAGTTGATCAATAGAGGTTCGTTTGTTGTGAGAACCTGGTGAATAATATTTGCTGTGACATCTGGGCAGTAAAGATCGGCGTCGATAAATGGTCTAGTAATTAGAGGAATTTCTACCATAGCCAATGTATCAAAGTCAACTATTGTACAGGACTTAGCTGGAGGCTCCAAAACTCCGCTAGCCATTTCAATAGGTCCAGGATACCCACAAAGAATTTTATTTCCATTGGTTCTAGTTTGCTCAAAGTACTGTCGCTTATGGATATCTCCAAATAGAAACAGTTTTGTGTTCAAGTGCTCCGAATACTGGATGAACTCATTAAGAGAAATGTAGTTTCCATTATCGAATCCTGCACACTCCTTCATGCTCCCGTGCCAGACAATAATGTCAATTTGCTCAGTAAGTCGGGCTAGATCCTCTTCGATTTTCTTTCTGCTGGTTTCTAGAACCCCTCTAATTTTTACTCCTTTAAAGTCTACCGTAGTGTCGTCAATTGTGATAATACCCCGATCATTATGTTTCTTGTTTAGAGATATCCAGGATGGGTCGTCCTGATCGTGATTTCCTGTAATGGTGAACATCGGAATACCAGCTTCTACTAGCATATCGTGAATTTCCATTAATTGGTGAATTACAATAGATGGTGGTCTCTTCTTGTCTAAGATATCGCCACCATTAATAATACAATCTATCTTTCCTTGTCTGTGAAGTAGAATAGCGTCATTTACTAGGCGTTTTGCAGCGGCGAAGAACTCTAGACCTCTTTCGTAGTTTCCGTACTGAGTGTCGCGTAAGTGCCAGTCTGCTGTATGTAATATTTTTATCATGTTACAATGTTATCGTTGTCTTACTTAAGTTTAATTTCTTAGAGTTATGTAGAAGCGTAAAGTCCATGGTTTCTGAAAGAATAAATCTGCCTGGTATATTTATTCCGTTTTCTTTTAAATTATGTGTAGTAAATAAACATGCGTTATGCGGCATAGAATTTAAAAACTGTACAAATGTAGGAACGGATACAGAACCAATGTCTAAATACGGGTATGCGTAATCATTTTGATTCCTAGTATCCCCGTCTATATGCAGGTTCAACCCGTAAGCTGCATGCATATAAAACTTAGGAGCACTAACAGAAGTGTTTGTGGAATGTCTTATACCGACACCCGACTTAATCCAATGCGTAATAATGGACAGCTCTTCTTGGGTAAATAGAAGTAAAGTGTTACCTGTACCTCTTTTAAATATATCCATAATTGGGAAATAAATTTTTTTATCGTCACTCATAATATTATAGTTGTTTTACTTAAGTTTAATTGCTTTTCGTGTCTTAGCACCCACAAATCTTTGTACAGAGTACAAGAAATCCCAGCTTTAGCTAATTCGGAAAATTCTTCTTCTCTTTTTTCGTAGGCAATCAAAACAGTTCTTGGGGGTAATTTTTTAATTGCCGCGCATAAATCATAACCTTCAGTTTGCGAAGGTGCGTAAGGATAAAATCGATCGCGTACATGGTCCTCCAAGTCTATAGTTAAATGATCTTTGCTGTGCTCAGTAATGTAACGTGCAACTGTGTGTGCCGCTACAGTATTAATACCAAATCTAGCCATCCCTGCAGCTTTAAAAGCATTCGTTACAACCTCAAGTTCTGCCTCTGACAGCAGCTCAAGCTCTGTTTCTGATTTACATTTTAATACGTCGAATACACACATGTTAAATACTAAGCTCATAATATTATCGTTGTTTTGCTTAAGTTTGTATAATCCCCATGTAATACGAACGAATTTCCATACCTACGACACGCAACCCCTGCTTGAATTACTTCTGAGAAAGCCTCCGTTTGTGCGTAAGCAATTAAAACGAACCTGGTAGGTAATGTTTTAATAAGTTTGACTAAATCACAAGGATCTATGACTACATAAGGGTACAATCTATTCGCTTCCTGATCGGTAAAGGGTATGCTTAACTGTGCATCGCTGTAGTGATAAACGCAACGAGCAATTCTAGCTACACGTAAATAATTACTACTCAAGGATTCCGGAATACCGGCATCTTTAAAAATGTGGCCCACCTGCACAAGCTCAGATTCTGTCAGCACTGTCAGCTGCGTCGGTGTCTTAAATTTTAATATGTCAAATACCTTATATTCTATTATACCTGCTACAGACTCAAAGGACTTCATAATATTATCGTTTTCTTACTTAAATTTAATAGTCTTTTATTACGTAGTACAGTTAAGTTAGGGCTTACGTAATACACAAACCCCTTATATTCCTCTTTAATGTAATCTGTAGCATCCGAGTGAGTAACTAAGCATATGTCTGGGGGCAATCTTGATATTAATTGGTGAAGCTCAATAACTTCTCGTTTAATATAAATTAGATAAGGGTATGTTATATCTAGGTGATTGTCGTCGATAAGCACTTTAAATTTAGTGGAATTTGCCTCTAAAAGTGCTTTAATACTGCTCATGGGTACTTTAGAGTGCCCGAAACTCTTAATTCCTGATTTCTGAAAAATACGGTTTAATTCTTCTAATTCTGAGCTATTTAAAAATACAAAAGAGTTATCTGATTGTAGTTTAAATATATCGAACATTGGGTAATTTACTCCTAGACTCATAACGTTATGTTCACTGATTTGTGTATTAATGTTTTATTATTTTTAAGTAAAAAAGCATCGGAGAATGAATTAATAACAAACGACTCTACATTATATTCTGCAGCTTTATTTGCATATGCAAGAACAGCTATGTCTGTTGGTAATTTTGATATTATTGCAGGGAGTGTAGAACTACCGCATATTTTTTGAGCGGGGGGAAAGGCGGTTTGAGGTAAACAGAATACACGAGTATCTCCTGGTAGTCGGGAAGAACACTTTATATTTCTACTTTTTAACCCACTTACAACTTCTCTCCATTCTACGTTGAATCCCCTACTTTCTACTCTGCTTTTGTTTATGTTCAGAACTAAAGCTATTACGTTTATAATATTTTCATAGTCTTCCTTAAGAGGATTAGAAACAACAAGATTGTTGTCTATTTTAAAAAAGTCACATAATGGTATAGGTAACATAATCTTTCTCATAGTTTCACTCATTTACGTCTACGTTTTTGTTAATCATTTCTTTTACAACATATAAAGCCATGGACACTCCCTGCTCATATACATCATCTAGGTCGTCTTGTTTAACAGCGGTCAACAATGCTTTCTGAGACTCAATTTCAGCAATAACTTCTCTAATAATTTTTTCTCTCATTTTTGCATTATTGCGTTTACCGATGTAATTTGTGAGGATGTTTGTGATCGCTTTCATAATGTTTGTTTTCTTTTTGTCCTGGTTAGTTATAAAGTCCTTTTTTGTCTTCACCAAGAGAGAAATTAATCTCTCTTCCAAAGAGGTATACAGCAAAGCCATACATACCCCAGTAAGGGTCGTAGTGTGCCCTTCTAAATCTAGGAAGATACCTAAATATAGGGTTTCCTCCATCACAAAATACTCTTATGTATTTTGTCCAAATAATTTTTTTGGCGTGTAATGGATAAGTGAACACGCGCAGAATAAAATAACGTAGCATAAATCCGGCTTATGCGGGACAGCTGTTAAAATACTTATTTTTACCAACTAGCCAAATAAAACAGTCTCCTCTTACTAAAATCAAAAGATTTTAGTAAGTTAGAAATTATTTTATAAGCAGAATCTATTTGTGCTGTGTAGTATTCGTCTTTGTCCGTAGATCCGAAAAAGAATCCTGATATAGGTTCAAGGGATTCAATTTCTTCCCCCCTTTTTACTAAAATAAGATCATTTAATAGTTGCCTTAAATGTTCAATATTTACTTCGTAACGGGAACAGTCGTCTACACCATTTTGAACATTTGTAACGAACCAATTATGTAGTCCATTAAATTTTCTCCAATAGGCTTCCTCTGTAAATATAGAGTAATAACCGTCTAGACCTGGATACGTATATAACGGAAAGAATTCCTCTAATTCCTGATTATTTGGATTTAAATTACCGGCTTCTCCAATGGCCTCTAACTCTTCTATTGTGTGGTCCGTTCTGTTTGCGGACTCTAGGTACATGTCTAATCCCATATTATTGTTTGTTGAAGTATTTGTTCTCGATATATTGTACTTTCATTATTGCTGTAGCCATGTCGATATTAGAACATGTTACTTTCTGCTGATTCACTTTCAGTAATATAACACACCCAAATTCTTCTATAATAAACTCTCTTTTACTTGATCTAATTCTATACTGCCCTACATACGTATCTGTTTCTCCTAACTGCTCGTTTAACGCATTTAATTTAGAGACAAGTATATCATGATTAAAGTCATCTTCTTCGTAGTAGTCCTCCATATTACCAAGTCATTGGGTTTAGGTTGCTTTCTTCCTCTTTTAAAGCGTATTTATCCACAGAACCTGAAATAAAGTTCTGCATAACCAATACTGCTGGCTCTACCAACTCTGAGGTGAGAATTGTGTTTACTCGACTAACTGTATTGACAGGATTCGCACCAGTTGCTTGATGGATTACTGTCGTATTACTAAAATTGAGAATCTCAGTTTCTGGAGACTCAATTTTTAAACTATAACTAACCCGAATACTATCGTTCGGTATTGGGGTCGACTGGTTTATTGAATCGATTAACCAGTTTGGATTTTGATCCTTGCTGGACAAGGATAACATCGCTTCCGCCAGTTGGGTCTGGAGGTGCTGTATTAATTCCTGGAGACTCTGAACTTTGCTGTTCGGAGTCTCGGTTTCTGAACTTTGTTTTTCTGTATTCTCTTTCGGCTTGCTCATTTTCGTCTAAGGATTCGATAATAGCAGATTCCAAGTCCATTTCTTTTTCCTTGCGGATAGCCTTCAAACAATCTATACTCTGAATGTTTTTCAAGCTGATTCTCGCACGAAAGCACAAATGGTTAAAATCTTTATTAAATAATCCCGCTGCTCTACTCATATGCCTCAAGTTGACTTTTATAAGCTTATCACAAAAGACAGTGATTTTAAAGACAAGATTAATAAAATCTTGAAATTGATTCACCTTGAGGATGTTAAGTATAACAGAGGATCAGGTTCCGCACTGAAGCGGAGAGACATGTATATGCACGATCTTTTGAAATTGTGCAACTACAATTTAGGAATTTTAATTCCTATGTTTTTTCCTAAATATATCAAAGGTAAGCCATTGGACCCTCGAAGGAGACCATTTAGCTTTCTTATGACTGATATCTTTAGTCACGGATTTACGGCTATTAGAGGTAGTCGTCAGATCGCCAAGTCCACTACTTTTGTAGCTAGGCAACTGATTAAATCCATTTTGTTCAATAACTTTAAAAGCATGTATGTATGTCCTCACGGTGAGCATAAGAAAACCTACGCCAACCGTTTTGCTGAGATGGAACTTGCTTGTCCTATTGTTCAAGGGTTACTTAAACAAAACAGTAATTTAAGAAACAATCTATTTTATAAGCAGTACTCTAATGGTTCTGAAACCAATATTGTTAACTGCTTGGAAAACGTAAGTCAGGCTCGTTCAAAGACTACTGACGAGCTGCTTTATGACGAGTATCAGCTTTTTGACATTGACCTAGAGGCTGATATTTTCCAATGTCAGTCTGCCAGTGATACTCCTATGACAGTTTATGCAGGTACTAGTACAACTATTGATTCTCCACTCGAGTTTCGTTATCAACAAGGAAGTCAGGCTCAATGGTTAGTAAAGTCTATGGACGGAAAGCAGTGGTTAGACTTCTCTGATGCCGATACGCTTATTAGCTGCATTAAACCTCAAGGATTGATTTGTCCATACACCAGTAAACCATTGGATGTAAACGACGGAGAGTTGGTTCATAAATTTGATTCTAGGCGAGAACTCGGTATGGTGTCCATGCATGTTCCCCAGTTAATTATTTACGATAAAGTTCGTGATGCTTTGGAGTGGGAAAAGATCTATAAAGCATTTCTGGAAGATAGAGATGATAAGAAGCATAAGTTTCTAGAAGAGGTCGGGGGAATTCCTTCAGAAGAAGGCTCTCGAGAAATTACGGAACAAGATCTAAGAGATATTTGCGTTTTGGGTAGTAGTGCTGAACTTTACGAAAAGGCCCAAACTGGTTATTACTCCAAACTAGTGAGTGCCTGCGACTGGGGTGGTTCTGACGATGTTCCTAACTACAAAAATAGAAAATCTTTCACTGTGCACAGTATTCTTGGTGTAGCCCCTGACGGAGGTATAGACATTATTTATATACGTCAGTACGATGGTATGGACTTCCCAACTATTTCTAAGCACATCATTAAGACTCATAAATCTTATGGGTGTATGGCTATGGCTGCTGACTATGGTGTGGGTATGGCTTACAACTACCTTATGAAAGAAAACATGAACTCAAATAATTTCTTTATGTTCTCTCTGGTGGGTAGTGGAAAAACAATAAAAATTCTGGATAAGGGAGCTCCAAATCACTTCGCTCTAAATAAGACTGAGTCCCTAAGCCAGTTGTTTATTGATATCAAAAATGGACCTCCTAAGATTAGGTGTTATGATTGGGCTGAGTCTGGCCCTAGATTACAAGAATTTTTAAATCTGTACCGTGTGTTCAATGAAGGAAGCTCTATGAATAGTTTCCATTATCATAAACTAGCGTCGAAACCAGACGACTCTTTAATGAGTGTTAATTTTGGTTACACTTTGCTTCGTATCATCTTGGGCGAGTCGATTGTATCTAATCAAGTTGATGTCGATCTACATCAAGCGGAAGTCCTTCATAGAACAGGACTCAACAAAGACTTTGATGATTTCTCAGCTGGAGTATTTTCATCTATTGTTTCTGGGTAGTAGATAATAAAAAAGGTGACACCCCCGCAGCGTGAATAGCTACGGGGGTGATTGCTTTTAATTGACTGCGTTGATAATTGATTGTGCAGTTGTTTGTTTGGTAAGTGGTATCCCGCCCCAAGACAACCCGAAAAGGTTCGAGTCATACGATCTTGGGCTATCCAGATATTAAGCCGCCCGAATCAATCGGACCAAAGCCATCTGGTCGGTGCGTAGTCACGCGGGATATTTGGTAGGGGGAGATTGTTAATAGGTACGAAACTTATTGTTCGTACCAGAAGAGAAATGGGATTATTGTTGGGGCGTACAGAACATTATCTGCGCGAATAGCGAACCCAGTAAAATAATTTTTAATGGCTTTTTTGCTGAACAGTAGTTTGTAGCGTATGGTTGTGTTTTTCATGGTAGGGAAAATTGGTGGCCTGGGCACCTCGGCATTATTGTAGTCAAGCGTCCGCATTGTGGGATAGTTCGCTAATTATTCTACTCATCCGCAGACCGTTTTAAATAGGTGAAGCAGGTGGGGCGTAACTCCCACTGGACTGCACTATTGTGCATCGACATTTTATGAACGTTGAACTGGATTACCCAGTGGCTCTGTCTTATCCCCAATACACTGGGTTTTCTATTCGGTCAGAGTCCAGTCTTACGTCTTAGCATCTCGGTGTATCTCCGCTAAGACTTGTCAACCAGTCTCATCTTCCTGCGTGTCTACTTTCCACGCCGCTGCTTCATTTGTTGTGTATTACCACATTCCAACCCCCTCAATAGACTCTCACTTAAAAGTGAGGATTTTCTTTCTTTACGGCAGCCTCATTGCGGAGGCTGGAATGTGGTGACATACGATAAAGCTGGTATGTCAGCAGCTGCACATGTGCTTTTCCTACTTATTGTCCAGGTTCTTCACTTTGCTTATGGTTGAGCTTCAGACTCTAGCCTCAACGGACACCCTAAACATACGTCTTAGTGACGAAATGGCCTCAATGCAATAAGTAAAAACTTTTATCGGTTTTCTCTGATTTTCATATTATTTGTACTTCATATTATTTGTTGTTGGGGAAATTGGTACTCCGACTGGGGCTCGAACCCAGGACCAAGGCGTTATGAGCACCCTGCTCTAACCGCTGAGCTATCGGAGTATAGTGGCGTGCTCATCAGGACTTGAACCTGAAACCCACAGCTTAGAAGGCTGTTGCTCTATCCAATTGAGCTATGAGCACGTATTTTTCAGAATAGTTTTATTTTGTTATTCATACAATATTACTTGCTGAACTATTCTTATCAGATGGGATAACATTACAATTTAAAAGATTGTTGTTATTGTTTGCTGAACCCATCTTATCAGATTTCTTGTTATGAACCCAAATCATAGTTTTGTGCTTGCTGAAGAAATCTTATACTAATTTTTAAAACCTGCAATAAATATTTTCAGAATAGTTTTATTTTGTTATCCATACAATATTACTTGCTGAACTATTCTTATCAGATTTCTTACCATGAATACCAATTTTCATATTTTTGTGGTTGCTGAAGAAATCTTATACTCAAATTTTAAATTTGCAACAAATATTTTCAGAATAGTTTTTTTTTGTTTTGCAGACAATATTATTTGCTGAACTATTCTTATCAGATCTCGTAACCATGCCTTATGAACTTGATTTGCTGGAGAGATCTTATTTTTTTTTAAATTGGGCAGGATAGTTAGTTAGGGAGTGGCATTAAGCCACTATTATTCATATTATTTTTACTTGCTGAACTATCCTTTTCAGATGGGGTAACATTACAATTTAAAAGATTGTTGTTATTGTTTGCTGAACCCATCTTATATGCTAGTGGGGGCTCCCACACCCCCACTAGCTCCCATTAACCTACACTTCCATGTCACGAATGATTGGTTGATCCAAGCAGTTTGAGGCTGCTACAACCGCATCATCCGCAGAATTTATAAACTTGATTACAGCAGGTGAAAACCCGCCAAAGTAATAGACGTTACGTGTAGGCCCGTACGTCTCAAACTTTTTAGTTTGATTTGCTGGGCTTGCTACGTCCCAGAAAACAAACTTGAATTCATCAACGAATTCCTCAGAAAAGAAAGCTTTTAGCTTAGCCTTTGCTGCGTCGAAGTTGGTATTATTAATGCCAACCCTATTGAACTCACCGTCCGAAATGCAGATAATGCCTTTTGGAAAGTGGGATTCAGGAACTCCTTGATTTTTAAGATTGATGAAAAGATCAATCACCTTTTGAAAATCTGTGCTGGTGTAGCATCTCGTGCGGTCGTTGAGGTATTTCTCAACAACATTTGCGCCTTGCCACTCATGCAGAATAGCAGAATCATGAAACTCAATCCAGCTATTCTGAAATGTACCGGTAAGGAATTCAGAGAATAGTAGCGCGAGCGACTTAGCTACGTGATTTGCTGTGACGGTCAAGCCGGTAGCCATACAGCCCATAGAGCTGGAGGTGTCACGAACTACTATCCAAGGAAATGGATTTTCTTCGCACTTACTTTTAAGTTCCTCGAACTGCGCGATAATCAAATCGCGAATTTCAGGATTAGGATGTCTACCTCCTTGTAGTGGGGACAACACGTCAAAAACAAAATCGGTAGTCTTCACAGACTGGCCTGACTTTACTTTTGATGAAATGAACTCGGAGAACTTACTGCTCAAACCTGTACCCTTCAGGAATGTTTTCGATTTCACCAGTATGCTCAACGCTTTACCGTGGATCTTGTCGAAATCAATTTCCTGAAACTTGCCTTGCGAGATAAGCTGTTGCCATTGGTGTGCCTTACCAGAAGCTTTGAGTTGCCGATACTGTTTATAGGTTTTTCCTGTTGGATCCTCCTTTACTCCAAATAAGGCAGAGCAAATGTACTTGGCAATCAGATTTTTAGCCTGAGCCTCAACAGTAGTGCACTTGCTCTTGGCTTTAATGGATGGAAGGTATTTGCGAATCAGGTGGGTTTGCTTGTCATCCTGCAATCCATCCAGAATTGTAGAAATGATAAACTGCCAATTAAGCACTCGCCCATCCCAGCCATTGTAGCTGAGGTCTGTAACCAACATTGTAAAAACATCCTTCCAAGAACCCAGGGCAATGAATGCTTTCAAGTTTTTGTTGAACGTCTCTGGATGGTTTACTGCCAACCAGATCATACGAAGAATAGATTCGTTCTTCAGGCCTTCACCATTTACCATGCCTACAGCTTCACCTTCGTGTACTGTATTGCGTTGAACAGCTCGGAGGTATCCCGTGAACTGTACAGCTTGTGTAGCATTGTGTGCCCACAGGATTGACATGTCAGTAGCAACGTCTTTAAACTTTCTTGGTGCAATATAACTACCGCACGATTTGAGCTGATCGACTAATGGGTCGCCAGAAGTGTTAAACTTCTTAGCTCCGTTCTGAGATCGAACTTGAGCTCCCATTTTTTTACCTTGGGTGATAAATGCATTACCCACTACTTGTGCGGCTTGTACAGGTGCCGCTGCCTTTTTTACGTCGAACATAAAAGAAATGCGTTAGGGTTAGTTAATACTAACGCAAATCTATATAACACAAAAATGGCTATTTTTGCCACGCCAAGCTTTTGTAACTATATAACGCAAAAATCTTTATTTTTGCTTATATTGTGATCTCGTACTGTTTAACGAATTCCAGCATATTTTCATGCAAACCTAATGACCTAAGCTCGTTTATAATTTTTGCTCTATGCTCTTCTACAATATCATTGAGAGTTTCTCTAGGTTCGATTATATCGTCGTCCTCTGCCAGGTCCCTAATAGAACTAAGAATTAATTTTTGTACCGACTTTGTGAAGTCCTGCTTTTCAATAACCAATTCCACTTCCATTCTAGAAATTAGAATCTCTTCAATATTGGGCTCCTCCATAATACCATTTACTAGCTCAGCAAGGTCGCCTGAGTGGATCGCAAGGCAAATGGATGAGAACGCAATTGGATCTTCAAAGAACAGATCAGTAGTAAAGGCCGTTAGGAGCGCGTTTAAGCGGTTTTCGTTCTGTTCTGGCAATGTAACCCTAAAAAAGTCTTCAAGCTCTGTAAACAGCTCTACAGGATCCATATGATCCACATAACCAGTATCCTCGTTAGTAAAAAGAAGATTTTCTTCTCCGACGGTCTTGATTGCTATAATAAACAAAGCAATAGCTGTCGCATCCGGATCTCTCAGGATTTCGGCAGCTTTTTCTCTATTAATTGTCCAATTTTGGTTATACACGGTCTTTCAAGTCTGTCAGGAAGTCAATTTTGTCTGTAGTGTCTATTTTTTCGAAGATTAGAGCCGCTTCTGCAGTGGTTGTTGCGTCTTTTGCTTGTTTTAACAGTTCTGCGGTGCTCTTTGGGTAAAATTTGAACAAATCTTCATCAGAGAACTTATTTAGGTCATCTTTTGGCAACAAAATGCTATCCTCGTCAATTGATACAGCAATATGGGTGCTGGCGATCTTTTCTAGCTCTTTTACAGCAATTCCCGAGTAAATTGTCTCTGCTGCAGTCTTGTATAGGTCGTGACGTCTAATTTCTGGTGTTAAAATGGCATGATCAAGCAAATCGAACACTTCTACCCATTCCGCTACAGAATCTTCACTCAAATCGCAGGCCATTTTGATGTACAGCTCTTTCGCTTCAGGATCTTGCACAGAATTAACTCTAAACGCAATCTGAGACGGAATTAGCGACAAATCCATCAATCTATCCTCAGCAGCCTCTTTAATAAGGGTGGGAACTGAGTCTAGGGCATCAAGGCGCTCTGCAGCCGTTACAATTTTAGCAGCTGCCTCTTTCAGCAGGTCAGAGGGTAGTTTAGCGTGCATTCTCGCATCTTTCCACTCGTGACAGCTGTGATCCAAGTCAAGGACGTCGTTAAGCGGAAGAAATCCAGTTTGTACACCATCTTCTTCAATAACTAGCGCAAAATTTTCACCGATGCTTTCCGAGGCCGATTTTTCGATATTTTCTGTGAAAATTTCTTTAACGTCGGAAATTAGAGAGTCCATCTTCAAAAACGATGCTCTTTTCTCAATTACATCGATAATTTCCGAATCTTCTACTCCCGTACCGTAAACATTACAAGCACTGAGAAAAGTTGTCAGTTCATCGTAGCAGGGAAACAATTTATTCTTCTGATCCGCAAAAGCATGCTTACTGAGACCTTCAACGCTCTCTCGCGAAGGAATTTCTGCATCGTTTAAAGATTCTGGAAGCTTACCCTCTAAAGCTCCTAGAGCTTTATAGATGTAAGTAGGATTTTTATCTGTCGTATAGTCCATCATAGCCTTATCGAAAATTATACATGAACTATCTTAAAATACAACCTAAATGTCGCAAAATAAACAAATAGCTTGCTTCTGAGTAATTAATATGTAAAATATTTTTAATATAAATAATGTTTGATCAGACTACAGATATTTTACTTAAGATTCCAGCGAGTCACGCAGTAGTGCAGGCATGCGGGTCTAAAATAAAAATTTTAAATAACAAAATACACACAGACTGTCCTGAGTGCAGTAGTAAGATGTGGATTCACAATAATTCTTTTGTTTGCGAAAACTCCATGTGCAGATTGAAAGTGGCTTCACCATTTGAGTTTCTAGCTACGAGTATGTTTAGAAAGGATGTGGACAAAGCAGTCCCTTACTTTCAAAACCTAATTGACCCAAAAGGAAAAATTATTATTGATCAACGTGAACTATCTGCAGACTTATTACTACGTAGAAAACTATTACAGCTATTCATAGATTCTATCCTAGACCCGCACGATACTTTTGAAGACATCACTATTAATGGATGGTTACGTCAACAGGGTATTGTTATTGAGAACATAAGAGAGATTGCTACAGTCTGGAGTAGAACTCAATTGAATAAGTATGAAGATTTAATTTCTGCGTTTGGGCTAAAAAAAATACCTCACGCTGATTACTATTTGGTTATACCATATTTCACTTCCCCTAGCACTATTGGAGGTGTATTGATTACGTCTCCGGAAATGGATGTACCAATTAGGCATAACTTTTCTAGTAAGAAGTATATGTGGGCTGGATTATTAAAAAATAATACTATCTCAAAAGAGTATTTGGTTACTGCTAGTTTTAGTAATCTACTGGATCTTATAGGAAGTAATAGGATGTTGATAACGGATCAAATTCCTATTTTGAGTGCCTATGTAAATCCTTCTGGTTTTGACTATGATTTTGTGCCAGATAGAATTCATTATCTGTTCGACGCCTCTAGTGAAATATTAGCGGATACGATTTCTTATTTAGCCGAGGATTGTGAAGATTTTATAGTAGGTAACATACTTAAGTGCCCGACTGTAGATAACGCTCTGACTTGGGATGAGTTTCTTGATCGCTATATTATGGCCATGATTTCAAGATCAGGAATAAACTCAGCTACACTTGCGTTTATTGATTCTTGTCGTTTGACTGGGGCTCAGGAGTATCGCATATTAAACACTCTTCTGTTAAATGGTTTCCATAAAGAAAATGCTAAATTGAAAACTCATTTTAGTAATAAGGTTATCTTCCTAGATAACAACACGAGTGTAGCCCAGAGAGCGGAGGGATATGTTCTATCAACTGGTAAAAGCGTTAAAAAGGTTACTCAGATTAGCAACTTTACGCTGGAGATCGAAAGAAACGTAGCTTTTCCTGATCAGAAAAAAGTAATCTCTGAGGCTACTGCTAGTTTTAAAGATCAGCAGCTAAAAGTATGGATTCCTTTAGATGGATTAGAAACTGCAAATACTGTGGAAGAGGCTGTGAGAAATGCTTGGATTATCAGCGATCATGCAAAACAAAGTGATGATTCTATTCCACTTATTATTAACAAGCTTGATTTTAGAAAGTACATATCCCCGTACACGAGAAACTTAGCGGCTAAGTGCCCATACTCACAAGGTATTTCATTTCTGGGATGGGATTTTAATAAGACTAAATTTCAAGGGCCAGGTTGGCATATTGATGAAAATGGAATTCAGCAAAATGAGGCAATTCTTTACCCAGACTCGGAATTCCTAAATTGCTATAATCACGTAAAGTTTTCTTTCGGTAACTCGGAAATGTTGACTGTATCGGACAAGAAAGCTATAGCCTTGATTGTCGGTATGATTGGTAGAGGATTTTTCGATAAACTTACTAATGGGATTAAATGTCCTAGCGATATTAATAACTGTGTTACTGATCTTTTGTTTACTATAGGGCAGGTAAAATACTTGAGCCCTGACACAAGAGAAATTAAAATATCTCAAAACAATGGTTTTCCTGTTGGGGTTATTAATACTTCTGATTTTTTTAGATCTAAAACTATAAGCCCTGTTATTGACTTAGATAGAAATAGCAATCTAGGACTTGTTGGAAATACTAAGAATTATTTTTATTTCCTAATGAATGCTGTTGTAACTGGATTGATCAAAAAACTGATTGATGCACCTTCACGGTTTAATAGTTGCGACATCTCTACTACTCTGGTACAAGAAGGCTTGCATTACATTGAACAGGCTATTGGAGAAAGATGGGAATTGGCTATTGCTCTTAGCGAATACGACATTCTGTTTAGTTCTATGTCCAAGGAGGATCTCAGGACTAAGTTCAAAATCAACCCATCAAGAGGAGTCGTCACCTACAAGGTTTCCGAATTGCCTAATATTTCCATAGCGTCGACAAAAGAAGGGGACCTTGGAATGATACCTCTACACGACTTTACCAATAAGGTGTACGCCTATTATGAGGATACTGATATCGATTTTGAATACGAATTATCCAATTAGCAGCACATCGGGGTCAATTCTAAATTCTTCTGCTTCTACAGCTAGCCCAGAAATAATTAACGGTGTCGTGTAGGACCAAGCAATGTAATCCAATGTGTATTCTTGTGCTGTAGGATTATTTAAAGTAATAGTGAATCCGTCAGCAGTGATATTGGACACAACAACTCCAGCTACACTTTGTTCGTTTTCGTCAATGAGTCTAGCATGCACTGATTGAGGGGCATTGAAAAAATTAGGTTGAAAAGGAACGAAAGTTTGCGTAGTACCTGCGGGAATTACATGATAGTTTCTCACTACATACCGTAGAGGTCTATTGATATCAGGTCTTCTATAGTTTGAGCCAATTCCTAAGTTAAATGGGCTGTCATTATTTACGATAACCCAACGCTTGGAAGCAGAATTAGCTTTAACATCAAGAATCGTTTGTCCGACAGGTAGGGCTTTTTCTGTACCGTCGATAACGAAAATGTAGTATCGTCTTCCATCTTCTCTAATCTCTTCTAAGACATGTTCTCCTTCGGTGTCCATAAGAAGAACTTTATTGTCAATGGTAGTAAGTGCTACAGGAAAAGGATATGTAAACGATAGTCCTTGGTCTACAGAAAACATTTCAAACACAATAGAACCATCCGCATTAGCTACGACCTGACTATCATATACAGGAGTTGTAGTAGGCATTAATCCAGGAATGGCAAATGAATTAACATTGTAACCTGTGGAACCTTTAAAATTATCTGGAATTGGATAGCTCATTATACAATATCTACAACTTCTTGTTCTTGAATTAAATTAAATGTCCTAAAAGATCTAAGTAGCATTTGAGTGTCGTCTTTAATAATCTGCATACCTTCTTCTAGTGCATCAGATGTGTGAAAATGAAATTCTGCAGAATCTTTTCTGTAGAATGGAATTGGAAGCCCATCAATCTCAGTTGGCGCTCCTATTGGTAATTCATTCATCTGTACGATACTAGCCACAGCTTCACACATATCTCCAGTAGTGGGGGCGTCTGTTCCTTGTGCGTGAAATACAAAAATATTAGAGTCTAGACCTGGTTCGGTTGATAGGGCAGTAACCCTCAAGGGCCAGGAATTCTTGGCAATTTCTGGTTCAGCGATGGCTTCAAATGTAAGTCTTATTCCCATAGAGTGTCGTGCATAATTATAGCATTAAGAGGAGTGTGTGTCTCCAAAAAATCTAATGCTGTCTGAATCTGAGTAAAGTTTAATTTTTCGCTGAATAAAACAATAAGAATATTATCTCCGTAAAAGGAAAGATACTCTCTAAGAATATTTACGTAAAAAGTTTCCCCTACATCAGCTCCTGGTACGTACTTGTCCTTTAGATAGTCACTAAATCTGGTAATGGGGTTTCCGTAGTCGTCATATCTAGGAATGCTTTCAAACGTTTTTCTAGCACTGTTAGCATAGTCAGATACTTCTCTTCCTGGAAAACCAATCTCAACAATATCTTCTCCTACGGTACACCTAATTTCTATATCCATAAGCTCGAGAACACCTACTGGAGTTTTTAATTTAAACTTTGTTTTAGGTCCGATGAGAGGTGCTACTTCGCTGGAAGACCCTTGTAGTAGTGTAATTGGGTTTCCTGGGAACGAACCTGCAACTTGTGGGCCGACAACTTGCACTTCTTGGGAAAGCACACTGACACCACCGCTCTCGTCTGCTATCACAGTCGCTTCTGGGATGCTCTGACTGTACACTATGTTTATGTCGTTTACAGAGGTGTACCCTACTACTTGGCAAAGAGCCTCCCTCAAATTTAGTATAGAGTTATTTTGTCTTAGATACTTAGATATTTTGTCGACCCCAATCGTTTCTGGGTCTACAGAAAATGGAAACCCTAAAAGCGTACTTCTTTTCTCGTACCCGCTTACTACATAAACATGAGTATCGAATAATTCATGCAAAGGCGCTGTGAATTTTAGGTTATTAAACTCTACGGTAAAGTCTAGACCGTAAATTAGATAACCTCTTTTGGACAGAATGATCGTTGGTATCTTTCCTTCGATAGGTATAATAAACTGTGGTTGTCCTGTGACAAATCCTGTCTGACCTACCTGTAAATAATCTCCAAAAAAATCTCCTTCTCCGTCAGGGTGTTGTGAGAACCCCCATAACAAAAACTTTCCATTATGGTGTTGCCAGACCCTGTTAGATCCTGGGTCAAGTCCATAAACACCCATTAGGTTTGTATTTATTTGGCGTAAAGGAACTTCCTCAGTATTTTCATCGGTGTCCAGGCTTCTGCTTATATAATTGGATGGGTTTAGATTACTATACGTAATTTTACTGTAATCTATATCTAAATTGTATGGAATGGAGTTTACGACTGGTTTTCCACTCGTTAGTTTACTTTCTACATAGTCGCAGTAATCCCAGGCTGCCGAACCATGCTGAAATCTAGTAAAAAGTCGTACTATGTTTTTAGCTTTTTCCGAACCTTTGGATAGCCAGAAGTCACCAATATAAGCAGGTATATTGGTCTTTAACTGCAATCTGTTGTCTATAAGTGTATTACAGGACATTGTTTCCTACCTCTCTAAATAGAATGCTTGACCGATCCAATAGAAAGCTTATGTTTCTAGGACCTGTAGCATAATGCATATTTTCTTCGAAATCAGGATTAGTATCAGAAACGCTAATGGCAAAGTTATTAGACCCAGTTATAATAAATGTTGGGACCTCCTGGGATATACTCTCCAGCGCACTTACTGTCGACGGAACTTCGTTTAGAACATGCGTACATGGGCAGAGTCGCAAAACTGCGTCAGACTCTATTTTAAATACATTAGAAGCTCCAGAATAAAACATACTATCAATAATGCTAGCGTCCGAATAGGACTCTGGCCATGACACGTTCTGCAGATAAGTTAAAATCTCACTAGACGCTTTTGATTGGTCTAGGCGCACTCCTCTTTTTCTAGAGTGATTAATGTAAAGGGCTGTGAAATCTATAGGCACAAAGCTTTTTACTACAAGGTCAACTCCTATAGGTTTAGTATCAGGAGAAGAGAAAAAATCTTCAATTATCTTAATCCCAGGATCTGCTCTGTATGTAACCTCGAATACTTGATACAATTGATTTGTAGCTGTATCCCGTAGTGGAGGCAGCAAAGGAGCTCCGTTGGCCATTATTTTTGGAGTTACATGTAACCACACTCTAAAATTTGAACTACCCGCCGCACTCAACTTAGGCATCTTGCTATTGGTAGAGTAGAAATAAGATTTAAACTCTAGATTCTGATCCTCAATGTCTGCGAAAAAAACAGCGTCTATCGCTAATGGAGTTTCCGTAAAAATGACTTCTCCAAAGTAACTATTTGTAGTTACGTCATAGTCAAGTCGGATTGGTTCTTTTAGCGCGGAACCATACAAGGCAGTCTTTACATAAAGATCTACCTTTGGTTCTGGTAAGCCAAGAGGGTTTACACTCTGTCTAGCCATTTCTACGTCAGAAGAAATAACTGGAGAAACTGCAGTTACTTCTGGAAATTCTTGCCTTACCAACCTTACGAGCCCACTTCGGTTAGTAGAGTTTGCTGATACAGCGGTAACCCTGGTTTTATTAGCTAGATCTTGTATAGAGTTTGTTTGTGCTCTGGTCCAAAAAGTACCCACAGCGTAAGCTTCTACTATGTCGGGAATAAGCTCCGATAACTCAAAAGTATCTAAATTTTCTACAGTACTTTCGTCCATACTGTATACAGATATATCTACATAAAATCTATTGTTGATACCTGTTAAAACTACATCATTTCTGTTTGGATCTCTTTTTTGCCCAGGAGGTAAAATTCTAATAGCACCTTCCTTGTACACACGAGGCATAAAGATCTGAGTTCCGCTTCTAAATTGTATACTGCGATCTACTTGTTTAAAGGTGGGTGTCGTAAATACCAATCTTATTACACCACTGGACGTTATGTCTGTGTAGTTTGATGTAGAAAAGTTTTCCAGATATTTTGAAACAAACTCACAATTGTAAATCTTTCCAGAGGCTGGATTAGCTAGGTCCAGGTCAGAAGTAAAATTAGTGAGAGCTGCGTCTAGCCCTGCGTTAATAATACTACTAGAGCCTACAATCAAATCTCCAACTACTGATCCTGGGTGGGTATCTACCTCCTCAGTCGAGTTTGCTGCTACCCACAGACGTAAATTTTGATGATACCTTACTAGATCCAAATTATCTAGGGTAGTAGGAAAATAAGTAGAAAAAGTGTCTATGCTCATTAAATTCTGAAATTTTCTGGATTTTCGGAGATTATAACATTAACTTTAAGTTTTGGCGAATTCAAAAATAATGAACTAGCATCAATGTTGACTCTCATAAGTCTAAATGTTTGGCTGTTGTATTGCCTATAAAAATTATACGCATCTAGAGCCGCAAAGTTTGCCAAGTGTTGTGCCCTTGTGTTGTTAATGTAATTTTTACCAATAAAGAAAACATCCAGGTCAGTACCCTTGTTGACGAAAACTTTATCTGTACCTTTCTTTGTACCAACTACTACTGTTACATTTTGTATATGACAGTCGTTACCTTCAATCTTTGAAAAATTGAAATCAAACTCATTTCCATTAATGTCTAAGCCTACTCCTGTCATAATTTATCTATTTTACTAGATGATACATAATTTTCCGCATATAGTCCACTCAATCCTATTCCTTTCAAGTACTTATGATTTCTGTTACCATATTTGAAGTCCCTAAGTAGCGCAATAGCCCAATTCTTTTTGAGTTTAGCTGGAATAGACATGGGGTTAGCTGCAGCCTCTTCCACTGCTTTATTTACTATGTCTTCTAATGCTTGCTCGTCTACAACAAAATCCTCAACAGCTCTCCCTTGTATGATATCTCGTATCTCGGAGCGGTCTGCAAACCTTTCTGTGGAAATATATTTTGTTCTAAACTTCATTACTGCGCCAATACATTATATGTTTCCTCTACTCGCTTAATAATTCTAGAGAGTCTCTTACTTACTACATCGGGACCTACACCAAGCATACTGGCTATTTCGTTATTTGTCATAGGTTTACTTCCTCCAAAACCTAATCTATGCTCCATAATTTTTCTGTCTACCTTATTAGCGTCCGCATAAACGTAATGCATAGCTTCATCGGTATTATCTGTTTGGCTTTGATTGATGGCGTCAGCAGAAATTGCTCCGGAGTCTGGAGTTTTATACAACATGGATCGAACCTTATTTATGCGTTTGATGGGCATTTTGATGTAGTCCGACAATTGTTCCAGATCTGGTTCTTCTCCATTTAAATCCGTAAGTTCTCTGGTACCTCTTTCAATTTGGAAAGCGTCTAGCTGAACTCGTTCTGGTAGCTTTACTACAGAGTTCAACTCTCTTTTTTTTCTACGCAATTGTTTCAATTGATTAGACGCCCAAGTCTGTAGTGCTACCCCTTGGGATGGGTCGTATGTTTTTACTGAGTCAGCTACGAGTAACATTGCCTCATTTTTTAAAAGGCTGTTATTAGGCTCTCCGAGTTGTGCGAGCGTATTGCCAATAAGTGGTGATAGCTTATTCACAACCCCAAATAGTTTTTGAGGTTGTGGGTCTAAGACATAATCATCGTAAAGCGCTTTTAGATCAGCGCTTTGCTGAGTTTTTGACAGCTCTCCTAACTGCCTCTCTGGCAGCAGCGGCTTCTGTATATTTTCGGATAACGGCATTTCTGGAACAGCGAGTGCAGTTTCTGGGAAGTCGAGAGAGTTCATAGTTTAACTTTTTCTGTAGATCTGGGTATTTATCAAGAGCTGACATTTTGCTTGGATTCAAATTCAGCTTTTATTTTATCATAAAACCTACGCTTTAATCCAGCCTTATTACACTCAGGACACTTTACTCCTTTGGATGCATACGAATCTTCCATTGTCTTCAGCTGCTTAAAGTATTCTACCCTATACTCGGCACATCCAGAAAAGTTGCACTCTGCTGTTTCTGAGAATACATTTTCTACGTATTCCTCAAGTAGTTTTGTTTTTCCAATAAGTTTTGATTTGCCAGAGGAATCAATTTCTACAAGATGTCCTCCGATATCCTTAATTTCTAAAATACTCTTTTTAGGTTCTACCGGACCCGTTTGCTGGGGTGCGTTTGTAGTAGTATCCTTAATTTTGTCTTTTCTAGGTTTTCTTGTTTTAGGTTTATCTTGCTGTGATGCTGTTACAGAGTTTCCGGATGTTCCGATGTGTGATGTAAGCCAACTAGAGACAGCAAATGCAATAAAGCATAAAATGAAATCCAAAACAATACCCGTAGTTATAAAGGTGATTGCCCATACAATTGCTACTAGACACCACGCTATATGCCACGATAAGCAAATAGGACACGTCAGTAAACTATGAATAAAGTATGGTTTTGTAACTAGCCAATTCTCAAAGTCTGAAAACGTGTACAGTTTTTTACTTTTTGGTAAAAAAACATTTGTCAGGTGGCATACCAAAGTGGATTCAAACCAAGCCTTGATAAAGTACATAGCCAGAAACGGTACTGCTAATAGTATGAGGTTGTGATATGTCATGCGGAAATATTAATACACTCGCGTACTAATGCAAGATTTTATTACATTATGTCATCCCTTTTTACTGGATGACGTAATAGTGTATCGCTATGGCACGGTTCAATAGAGCTTCTACCAGGGTTAAACATAAGCGTGCCTGTGTGATATAGAGATGGCTTTCCTGGTCTGTTGATTAACCCGATACTAAGTCCAGCGCGCTTAATTGTGCTGGGGGCTGCTACTTCTGTGTAAATTTCTCTAGTTTCTTCGGCGGTGGTATCCCACACATGTATTGCAGCTTTAGATGCACGCATTATACAATTAAAGCTGCATACGTCATACCAGCTATCAAAATACGCCAATGCTGGATGATTAGGGTTGTCTTTTTTATGCATAAGCCTAGGCCAGATAGCATCTTCACTCTGGTCTAAAGTTTGAGTAAACAATCTCTCGAATGCTTGGTTAGGTCCGTCTACATCGGCTTCTATCATCCAGTAAAACTCTGAATCTGGCAACAACTTAGAACACAAGGATAAGTGCATATGCATTCTAAACCATTCGTATATACCTCTATTATCGGATAACTCCGCATCTTTTGGTAGAAATTCTACAGGAATAGATACAGGAGTAGCTCCTTCCACACCAACATCTTCGGGAGTACCATACAAAAAAGGTATACCTAGTTTCGCGCATATGCTGGCTATCCTTTTTGCTCTGTTAGGATAGCCAGCTGAGTCAAAATAAATTACTGACTGCTTATACATTAGTAAATGGTGGCCAAAAATTGTTAAAACCTTGTCCGCAAGAATCTTTATACGCCTCATGTCCGGAAGAAACAATTAAACCATCTTCCCACTCTATCTTCCAGGCTACATTACCGTCGCAGTCCAGTAGTGTTCTGCTACCACTAGCCCCGTTACCTTCGATAGTAAGTTTTCCTTCCTTTAAACCTACACGAACCTGCGGATCGTTTAGTCTTTCTTGAATCGTCAAATTACCTTCAGTCTTCGTACAACCGTACTCCCATTGCAGCAGGGGGACTGTAGTACCAGCTGGGGAATCCCTAAGGTTTATCTCCCCTGTACCACCATCAGTACACCCTACACCACCTCCTCCTCCACCTCCTCCGCTGCCATCTGGTGTCTTGTAGCACATTTTGGTTTGTGTTCCTGTGTCAGGATTTACGGGACCGCAGAATGCTGCAGAGCTGCTACATGTTTCTATGTTTTGACCAGGATACTGAGCTACCATTTCGTAATAGTCCGCACACATGCAACCGGAAGGGCAGTCGTCCCCTTTGATCTCCCAGCATTGATTTGTTTGCTCTCCTGTTACGGGGTCTGGTGTTCCGCATCCTGTAGAAACTCCACCACAAGCTGCAATCTCTTTACCAGGGTTCTGGGCTTGCAGGAATGCGTAGTCACCGCATACGCACGGCTCCTCGCATTCAGTTGTTGGTGGGGGTGGAGGAGGATTGTTGTCATCCGATTTTCCTAGGCAGAATTTAGGGATGTCGGGAATGCCTTTGTCTGGGTCTCCTACGATAACGCCGCATTGATTCCCTGGATTGTCTGGATCATCTATTAACTTTTCACAGGATTTTACATTATCTTTCCCGAATAAGGCTTCTGCTTGTTCCCTAGTAAGGCACATGCAGCCGTCCGCGCAAGGTGAATCTCCTCCTCCGCCTCCCCCGCCACCCCCATTACCCTCATCTTCCGGTTTGACTACTCCACAGAAAAAGAACGTCTCTGATTTTTGACCGTTGCATGGATTTGTATTTACAACAATACCGCAAGGGGTTCCTGATGTTGGTTGATCTGTGGCGGCTAGGTAATCGTCGCTCAGGCAGGTTTGTCCTGCGGGGCATGACGTTACAATGGGGCACTCGCCTCTTAGTTCTATAGCTTTTTCGTTAGCGTCAAGTTTACTCTCTTCGCTAAAAATAACTCCAGGTTCGACAGCACACCCTTTGGGGGTATTGGGGTTAGGAGGGCAGCCGCTTGGGTCTTGCGGTTGAGTCGTGTCTATTTCTGGACATGGAGCTATACAATCGTTTACCCAACCGCACACGAGTAAAGATAAGCATTCTTCTTTAGCTAACTCATTAGCCTCTTCCTCTGTTTCCCCCTCAAATAAACCCGCAGGAATCTCTGCCTCAAATCCTGGATATTCAGTTGAGTCATATGTAGGATCTAAGTCTTTACATGAGCATGAAGTCTTGTTGTTTACAAACACACAGTTTTCTTCATTGGAAAGTATATCCTCAATAATTGCCTGTAGATCTTCTGGTGTAGTAGCACATACAGCTCCAGCGGCTAGAACGAAGTCTGGAGTTATTGACCCCGCTGGACATTTTACTATCTGAGGTTCGTTGCAAATAAGGCAGACCAATTCAGATTCAGCCTGAGCGAGAGCTAGAGCGTTTGCGGCCTCCTTAGTCTTGGCGAAATAAGTTCTTTCTTCGATGAAAGAAGGTTCTCCAGTTAATCCTGCTGGGCAGTAAGCGGACACAGGATCGTTTCCGACAAGGCATAAATTTTCCAATGAGCGTAAAGCCACCTCTCTAGCTAAGCTATTAGCATCTTGAACGGATATGGTGCTGCTAACTAGTCCTGAGGAAATTGTTACACAGGAATCTTGTTCTCTTTCGGTAATAAAAGAATCTTCTGGGCAGCAAACTACTATTTCTTCGTTGTAATACGTACATAGAAGAATCCCAATACTTGCTTGCTCGACTGTTGTAATCAGGGTGCTCAGCCCTTCCATAACAACATCAGTCAAATATTGCTCCTGTGAGGAGTCTAGGCCTAAGGTTTGTATAATCTCTAAATTACCGTCTGATAGCGTATTGTTAATCGTTCCTTGATCTAGATTCGCAATAAAGTAAAGCTGATCAGTAGTTATATTCGGTATATCCTCATAGCTGATATTATAAAAATACTCTCCGTAAGGAATATTAGCACTAGCAATTGGAAATCCAGGTTGAGGGTTTGGGCAAGTAACCGTTTGTTCTGGACTGAACAAAACAATACCAGGAGGTCTCGTAACCGATACCCTGATCTCTGTTGGTTCTTGAGGTCTGAAGAATGTACCTTCTTCTGGAATAAACTCCGCTGCCTGAAATACTCTACCAGTACCGCAGCTTTCTTCTCTTTCTCTACCTGTCTGCCAATTTTTAATTGCGTTTGGCGTCTGGCAAAAAACTATTCTTCTTTTATCTCTGTCTTGTTGTGATGGCATTATTCAGGAAGTTGGAATCCACTAAATGTTACAGCATGAAATGTCATCGCTGTACGAGCGTCTAAAGCGGAGCTAAGACTGCTGATATTATGCGATACTGAGTACAAAAAGCCAGAAAAAAGTTCTTTTCCTTCTTCATCTGCAACTCTGTATCTATTTCCTGGAATTACATTAAAATTTAATGTAGAAGAAGTTTCTACGACATAGTTCGCCAATGCTATATTTTTATATGTAGTTTTTCCGAACTCTTCTACAATTTCAGAAACTGGACCTTGGATTTCGTTTTTAATCAGGTCGTTCAAATTCACAATAGAATCCTTACGGCGTGACAATTCTAAATCTCTAGAAGTATTTTTTGACTGAGTATTATATTCGTACAGAGTAGACGGTATCCATGAGGGTATGGACACTGGGAAATTATTTCCATTTATCTTAGGTGGGTTCTTTGGGAAAACTCCATAGGTGGGATTGTCTCCTAAAAATTCAAATACGTTTTCCTGATTTTTTTTATCCTTACGATTCAGCTTGCTGGGTTGTCCGGAAACAATTACCCGCTGTATCGGAAGCATGTTTAAACTAGAGCTGCTGAACGATGCGCCTACTAGACGGAGATCTGCAGTCTGAGCCTCGTCGACTTTATACCTGTGCGACTTAAAATATCCGTATACAGAATCTCCTACAAACGGAGGTACGAAGAAAGATTGGAATTCCTCTCCTAACGCTACAAGAGAATAAAAGAATTGCCTATCAATACTAAATATTGTGCTCTTTAAAGCATTGAACACAGAGGTATTCAGTGTGCGTAGTGCGTCTGCTGTGAAATTACTAAAGCCGTTATAGGTCGGACCACCTAACCCCTCTGAGTCTACTAATATTCTTTCAATAATAGGGTACACCTCCATGTTCCTTTCGTGCAGCTCAAGCAAACTTTGCTTTGATACAGCATCATTAAACTTGGCGTTCTCCATTATTTTTGGGAAGTCCTCATGTCTCTTTTTGAGAAGAGCATTCAGCATAACAAACACATTGCTGTACTGCTTACCAATCAACTCCGGTTTATCTCTATTTGTAGCGTAAGCCAGCGAATAAATGTGCGGTACATAACTATTTACTTGTTCTATCTCATGCACCATTTTTGCACCATTAGCGTAGAAAGAGGAATACACTCTTCTAGTAGGACCTAGTACATTTCCAGAAAATGCGTGCCAGTTTTCAGATCCGTTTGCTCCGGTTACACTCACCCTTGCCGTGAGTTTATTCCCTTCCCCAGCAAAAGCTAGTTTTTGAAACTCCGCCATTTTAAGAGCCTCTTCTCCCACGAGTACTGGTTTCGCAGTTTCTCCACTATCTTGATGTAAATTTATTTGAGCCGTGGGTATTTCGCCAACGGTGTAAGACAGTGTTATACCGTCTATTGTGGCATCTTCTAAACCAGCTCCTGATACGCTTACATTTACTTGTTCTAAATTAACCATTGTTCAATTGGGTATGTTTTCTACTGACAGCTAATGTAGCAACCGCTAATTTAGCTGTCAATTCAGGAAAACTAATAAATGTATCGTGTAACCCAACATTATTAGCAATGCTCATGAACGCTAGAGAGTTTTTAAGTTTTTCTATAGTGTGGGAAAAAGGATAGCTGTTGGGGACTAGTGTTACTGAGGCAGTAGACCCTGCTTGCCAGTTTCCTTGAATTTCTAAGTTAAAAACTAAAGAACTCAACTCTTCTGGAAATTGTACACTTAACGTACTCCTATTTAATTCGCAGTCAACGACCCAAGATTCTCCATCTAGGCTTAGTTTAACTTTATTATTGGGCTCGTAGGAAAAAACTAGTGTACTGTCAGAGATAACTCTATGAGGACGAAACTCTACGGAAAATCTATTAAACGCAGGGAGTAGTTTAGCTCCTGTGGCTACGATCTCTGACTTCTTGTAGGTAGCAATAAACTCTATAAGGTTTTCCTGTTTGATTTCTTTTAAAATTTCGGGATACGCATTAACGCAAGTCAAAGCTGTTTGCAGGCCGAAATCATAAGCGGAATTTGTAAGCCCTATAATGTTACGTACTTCGTCTAATTCTTCTGAAGTTTTGTAATGAGTTAAATCCGCCAATACATGGTTAGCCACTACTGGGTTATAACAATTAGTCGTATTTGGAATTAATGTTTTAATAAAACTCATGCTTTTAGTCCTATGATGGTAAAAGGTACAATATTATATTGAGGAGACGCTTCCGCCACACTCAATCCTACTACAAAAACAGAAATCGCTTCTTCCCCTATACTTACACTAATTGGAGTAGCTCCTTTTTTATTTCCTACACTATTAGTCTCGTACCACTGTTTTAATGAAGATAAATTTTGGTTTCCTGCTCCATCAGCGCCTAGACAAATTAGTCCACTAAGTCCTACTTGCCCAAAATCTGTTCCAAAAGAATATAGAATTTTCGTATTACTCAAAGTTGTAATTGGTAATACTAAATCTCTTTCTGTAACAGTGGGAGAAGTAAGCAATACAGGGGCTCCTTGAACGCCTCTCGGAAATCCACTAATATCGAAAGCACCACCGTTTCCAGTTCCTACTTTTACAACACAACCTCTAGATTTTATAAAGTTAATCATTGTTATTCACTTACTCGTCTTACATCCATAACCTCTACACGCATGTAACCAATAGTGTTGTTTCCTCCCATACCGCCAACTCCATTATTACTCAAATTCTGCAGTGAGGCAATAACTCTTTTCTCTTCGTCAGTACCTGTATAGTTTTGATCTGCCATTTTATTAAAAGCGTAACCAGCCAAAGTTTGTTTATCTTTAGCACTCATGTTGTCTTCTAGTTCATCTTTTACATTTTCCGACAGATTACCAAATCCAAGAGTCTCTCGCATACCTTGATAACGATCGTCTTCTAGGATGTCTTCGCCTATGGCTTCATAAACTTTAGCTGGGTCTCCTCCGGCTCTATCCAGAGAGTTTTTAAACTTATAAGCGTCTTTTTGTCGTCGCTCCCACCCACCTTCTCCTTGGTACCCCTCTCCTAAAAGGATATTACCTCCAACATTTACCCTTTTTCCATTGCTGAACTCATCCCGCAATACTCTTTTAGCGGCTTCTTGAGTAAGATATCCATCTTTAAAGTCACCTTCTTTAAAGCCCATATTTGTGCGAATAGCATTAGCTGCCTCTTGGTTAAGGAAATCCATGCCTTCTTTCATTTGTTTTTCTGAAACTACAGTACCTCTACCATCTTTGACTCCTAGAGTACCTCCTTGAGTTTCCATGTAGTCTCTGAACGCCCCAAAGTTTCCTGGAGAGTTTAAAATGTCCTCCAATATTTTCGGATCCTTACCTCCATAATTCTTTAGAATGTTTTCCCTTTGTTTTGCGTCAAGTACAACCGAGCCTGTAGCCGCATCGACAGTAAACAAAGGATCTTTGATCTCACTGAGCATTTTATACTCCATTACGTCCTTCTCAGTAGCCTGTCTCGTATTGTTAAGTAGCATTTCTGCGCCTAACTGTAGCAAGCTTTTGTGCGAACTCATATTACTTCTGCCGCTACCGTACTCAGCTTCCTTGATGGCATTCTTAGCCATCTCAGTTTGTCTTTGTCTTGCCAAATAAGAACCCTCGTAAGCGTTGCCTGCTGAGTCATCCATAATAACCTGTGTTAGGGCACTGAGGCTTTCTTTGTTGGTTTCTACGAATGTGGATAGTTTGCTGGTGTCAATACCTGCATCCGCAAGAGCCTGCATCTTGTCTTTATCTTTCAAGATACCCTCTCGCATTGTCGGATCATTACCAAAAAGCTGCGCCATGTCCTGGGCTCCAAGAACTTTGGCCATTTTCAAGTAATCTGATTTTACGGCTGAGTCAATACCTTCTCTGCGCATAGTATGACTCTCCCAAGATCTAAACACTGTTTCAGAGGCATAAGCTGCTTGATCTCTCAGTGTAGCAGACCCTACCCCAGACGCATCTTCACCAAGAGCTTTTGTAATGTCTCGGTCAGATAGGTTCGTTGTATCGGAAATATTGAATCTTGTTTTAAAGTCAGAAAGAAGTCTTTGTTGTTTAACTGGGTCTAGTTCTGTCCGCATCTGCTCCGCTAGTTTGATAGCTGCAGCTTTTGCTTCTGGGCCCTTCATTGATGCTTCATAAGCAATCCTTCTTTGCTCCACGAGGTTCTGTTCGTTGTGGGCTCCTGCAATATCAGAGGCGACCGTATTTGCAACCTCTGCATTAGACTGAGTTCCTCCGCTGTCTCTATTCAGCCTTTGTTGATATATAATTCTGGCAGTTACGTCTTGCCCTGTTGTTGCCGCTGCGCTATCCGATCCATAAATCTGAGCCAAGGCTGCTACTGTGTGTTGGTTTCTAGCTGCAAATCCACCTAGGTCGGATGCGAAACCAGCTGCTCGAGCGTTTCTTGTGAATCTATTGACATCTGCCGAAGCTTTATTAAGCGCACCCTCCAATCTCATGTCTACGCCTGTAATTCCCTGTAGTGCGTCTAGTTTTAATTCTTTTGCCAGGTCTCCATAAATGTTCTGGAGTTTTACAACTATCTTGTTACCTTTTTTAATTTCTTCTGCCTGCTTTTTCATCTCTCGCTCATCCAAGACAAAGCTAGAATTTGTTTTAAGCGCTGTGTCTAGCATTCCTTTAACATCCCCTGAGGTAGAAGAGTTGCTTACTAGGGAGGATAAAGCGGCACGTAGCTTGGTTTCATCATTACCAACACTCAGCATGATATCTCTCACCTGCTTAACTCCAGCAATATTACCATCACTTTCTAGGTCTTTAATTACTCGATTTGTTCTATCAAACAATGTATTGTTTTGAAAAGAGCCTATTCGCCTATTAGCGAACATACCGGTACGAGCCAGCTGCTGTTGTATTCCGCCTATAGTAGTTACGTCGAGTCCTTGCGTAAACTCAGTATTACCAGTTCCGTTCGCATTGGTCATGCGTTTATCTATTTCTCGGAACATTTGCTGGGCTATTATGTTCGCTGCTGGACCTGGACCATAGAGGGATTGCGTCGATCTACCGAATGACTGCACCCCGAATCCGCCAAACTGCGCCGAGTTAACTAGACCAGCCATAAGGTCAACGTGACTTCCGTTTCCGAACATATTGTTCATGTAACTAGCCCCTTGACGGTATACTAGGCCTTGTTTGGTATTAAATAGCCTTTGAGCCACCTCCAATGGTGTTCCTCCGTTTGCTGCTCTCTCAGCCAGTCTAGCTGCAGCCAGAGTCCGTCTATTATTCATAGCGGACCACTCGAGCATCTGCTGCATAGTCGATGTGTGACCACTTGCCATTATGCGCTCGTAGTCTGATGGGAAATATGCTCCTGATCCGTCAATCATTTTTTATTTTTATTATTTCGGTATTCTTCGATTATCGCATGAACTTGATCCAGAGTAAAGCTGGTAGATTCCGAAAGCATACCTTTTTTAGAAAGTAGCTGCACAGCCTTAGCCATTTTTTCTCTAGAGTTTTCTGTTCTTCTTTGCTGGGTGGGCCCAAACTGGAATGAGAATACGCCTTCGATTCTGGACGATATTTCGTAAATAGAATCTAGTAACTCTTTTTTGACTTTTTCTGTTTTAGAGCAAGAGAAATATGTCTGTAAGTTACTAAGGTTTACTAAACTCATTTCCTTAGCAAACTCTAAAGCAGCTGCTTTAATAAACAGCTCTTCTCTTAGTCTGGACTTTATCCCGTTAGGGTAATCGGGTTTAATAAAATCTGGATTCCGCAGGTAAGCCAGAATCATTAATTGATACCTGCGGATTCCCAAAAATTTTCATTATTGAGATTGTCTAGACAAATTTTGCTTTTGTACTCGTGAATTCTAATTCCCATAACAATAGCTCCCCATACGTGTACGGGAATATTAGAAAGTACTTTATCTACATGAGCATTCAACTTCTCGTAATTATAGGCAAAGTCTTTCGTATGGTCTGGATCAAAATCTGTATCTTTACTACCATACGACTTAACCTGACAAGCTGCCATGTACATCTGTAGTCTAAATACCATACTATCCAACCCAAGTACTCTCTTTTCCTGTTCGTCTTTATTTAGAGCATCAAAAATAAGTTTGTCCGTAAACATAGTTCTTGATTTAACCTCGATAGGAAGTTTTCCGCCTAGTACGTAAGAAATAGTCGTAAACTTAGTGTCGTTTAAAACAGATTTGATAAACAAGTCCTTCTCGTAATTAGACACCTCTACTTTACCGATGTCCGCAACTAGTGCGGTAAACATGTCCTGATAGGGTTTATGTTTAAAGTTGTCTTGCACAGGAATTTCTGGAACATCTACTTTACGGTATTCTGGTTCCTGTTCTAAACTTCCTTCCAACTCCTCTTTCTCTTCAGGTGTAAGTTCTACTGATTGTTCCACCTTTTCAAGTAATGACTTTTCTTGTTCCTGCGGTTCTTCAATTGTTTGCAGAAACTCTAAAACTTCTTGCGTGTCTTTATTATCTTCTTCGCTCATATTTACTGTGTATTGTAGGTAGAAATTAAATAATAGCAATATAAATATATTAAATTATTTACTAACTTTGCGGGATATGGTCCGTGTCTTAATTTGTGGTTGATCCCATTCTTTAGACGGTTTTGTAGAAGGTTTATTTAGATCTTCTCCTGCCGCAAAATCAGAATAGTTTTCTTCTTTTACTTCTAGTGTGGGCCATGGGAGTGATTCACTGTCTGTACGCTCTGCGGCTTTTAAGAAATCTTTACTGATCTCCCACGACTCATAAGCACTAAACTGTTCAGCATGAGTTTCTATGAAGTCTTGGGCAAATGGAATGAATAACGCTTCTTTTTTAGAGTTAGCTGGTAGTATCAGTCCGTGCTCTTGAAACTTCCAGAACTCTGCAAAGAAAGGAATAACTGTCTCGTCATATTTCTTCTCTAGAGTTTCCTTCTTCTCTACTAGGTCTGTAGATTTTTCGATTTCTATTTCTCTTGTTTCTTCCGGTTTGATTAATCGAATATGGTTATACGTTCCTGGTACTGAGTGACCTCTAGAGGTTCTGTGCCTTGTAGCTACTCTAGGTCCGAAAATTGCTCCCTTGCATCTAAGCGATTTCATTAAGAAGCACTTAACGCTGATAATCAATTCTCGTTTAGAAATCACTAGTTTGTTAATAATATTGATCTTTCTAGCATCGATAAACATACTCTTCGATTTAGTAACTACTTTATCCATAGCACTAAGGAATACTGATTTTCTTTTACTGTTAAGAACAACCTCGTTTTCCGCATTAATCATTACCGCCCCTTTCTTAGAGTCTACGAGTAAGTCTCCCTCTTCCTGAGTAAGTACAGTTTCATTGTTAGAGTTAATTAATACAGAATTGTGAGGGGAGTCCAAAACGATTCCATAGCTTGCTGTGTCTCCATCTTCCGCATCTTTTCTAGAGTCAGATTTGAGCCATAGTTTTCCTTTTTCGCATAGAAAGCTTAATAGGGATCTCGACTTCATCACGATGCCTCCCTCGGAAGAGGCTACTTCCATATTCTTTTTAGATCTAATAAAGAAGTGTCTCCCTGCTACAAAAGTAATGTCTCTAGCCGCTTCCATTCTTATATCTTTAACAGAGGAAATCTCTACAATACCTCTACCATGGTACACAGTTCCTCCCTCGTTATCCATGCTGAGAACAGACCCGTCTCTAAATATTCTAATGGTGGAGTAACCTTCCAGAAAAACAGAAGGGCCGTTCATTGTTTGGATGTCCCGTTCCTTATTATGCATGTCGGGCGGAGCTAGTTCGGATTCTTTGGGAACTTTAAATGTTTTGTCATTGTTTTCTCCAGCCATCTGATGAAAACGAAGTAAACTAGCGTGATTGCTGAGGTATCTGGCGTAGGATCTCAAACTGTAAGCACAATGATGCAGATCTGTAATCTTGTAGTCCCATTTTTTAAGGGCCTCGCTGTTCACCATTTCGTCAAACTGTTTACTAAGAAAACCTTCTGCATCTGTCTTATCTTTAATACGTTGAGGTACTACAATACGTACAACCCGCTCTAAAGCAATTTCAGATACTGTTCTTAGAAGTATGTCTCCAGAGTTTCCTACGTGAATCTGAGCCTTTCCAGAAGCCAGTGCTGTAAGGTTGGATAAAGGATCCGCAACAAACATATTTATGAAATTACCTAGAAACCCAATATAGGCTCTAAACCTATGTCCGAAAGAAACAATAGGGTCGTTGTTTTCCAAGGCATCAAAATTTACATGGTGGCTTGCATTAGGAACTTTATCCTGCATGGGAGAGGTCAGGTTTAAAAGTTCATGGACGTAACTACCAAAAGTAACTTCCATATTTGGTCTACCATCATCAAAAATTCGTATATCTCCAAGCGGTGTTACACTATGATACTGCTCTGCAATAATGCGGATCATGTCATGCAGAAGGTGAGCTTCAATTTTTGCTCTATCTCCAGCTCTTACAGAAATAAGGTTTGTCAGGAATGCGATACCTACATTGAAAGCGTTTTCAATTTCAAACTCTCCTTCCAACAGAGATGCAGATCCTTCTAAACCTCTATACATCTCTTGCTCAAAGTATTTCTCTCTGCTAAATTCTCCATCTCTAGTAATGGATAGAGCGTGATCTTCATCCGCCTCTGGGTTATCTACAACTCCAATAATGAAAGATGGGTTTCCTACCAAGACCAAAACTCGAGTTCCTTCTGAGGGAAGTGATTTTACCCTATACCCAAGAATGGGGGATGTAAACGATTTGGTTAGCCAGATGCACCCAAAAAGAGTATCGGCGGGAGAATATGTGGTAACAGTGCAAGTTCCGCTTTCCGCATCGACAAAAGATATTTCTCCTAGGAGTAGTTGACCTATACTTGCCTGTGCTCTGTTCCCTGTATTCGTACTACCTAAAGCCGCGCCATGCTCTTTCGGATCGTAATTATTTCTGTTCATGCGCCTATATTACATTTATTTTTCATTAAAACAAGAAAAACCTGAGGTAAATTTCTTTACCTCAGGTTAACACACACATCACACAAACAAAGTATTACGAGAAATCAGACACTTTAATATTCATGGTCTCGGTAATGAAGGTTTGACCAGCTTGAATGGTGAATCCAACACCTTGAATAATACCTCCCGTGAATGTCGCAGAAACGCCACCACAAGAGCAACCATCCGAACCATTAGCGTTGATAGCTACAGATTGAATGAAACCGCAAGCGTCTCCATTTACATCTTCAAAAAGTTTTCCACACGTTGCGTATCTACCAATATTAATACTGCCAGTAGAGGGACCCACACCGAAGTATACGCTTGGTTCTCCAACAACATAGAGATCTTGAATATTCTGTGAAAGTTCTCCTTGAATGCTGTTGGCAAGTCCACTTCCTACACCATTAGCACCGCCAATGGTGAGTTTAACGTAGTCGGGAGATGCGAACTGTTGTGTCGATTTTGCTTGTCTATTTTTTCCGAAGAAACTCATATTTTTATTATTGTTAGTTTGATTTTATTATGCTGCGGTTACTACTTCCGATACTGCTTCGAGTTCTACTTCGATAACATTCATTGGAAGAGGAATTGCTACCGTTACTTTAACAATCACTCTGTCTCTAAAGGTGGGGTGATTGATAACGGTTACTTTGCCTGGGGATTTATCAGCATCGTAGAAATTGATGATTTGAGGACCTACGTCGATGTCAGACAGCGTGGTAGTTCTAGCATTGTCCAAAATCAAGAATACTTCGTGATTAAGAATTGCTAGCGTAGTAGGAGTTACATTTCTGCGTCCCACAAACTTGTCCAGAGCATCTTTAATCTGCAAGGAGAGATTGTCTACATTTACACCAACAGAGTCTTCGTAGTACAGTCTACCGCTGTCTACATCAGTTGTCAGCTGATGTCTCACTACGACTTGCGATCCTTCATTATCCTGCATGACGATCATTACACCGTTAGCAGCTGCCTTATTCAGCAGGTTTCTGGTGTAGCGAGAGTACATAGCTGGAGTCTCCGTAACACTTGTGACTTGTACTTTAGTAAGACCAAGTTGAGGTTTCAATGCTGCCCGACGTGCTGCGATCTCAGCTCCAATAAATTTGACTGGTAGTGTAAATTCATTTCCGTCCACATCCACACTCACAGGAGAATCACTCCAAATAAGGACACCTCTTCTGTTTCTAACCGACTTAGCCAGTTCGGAAACATACTCCACTTGGTTTTCTGGAGCATTTTTCTTAAAGATGGTGGCGTCAACAGCGGGGGAGATTTCTAGGTTTGGAGCGGACTCGGTGGTGATCAGTAGCTCATAGTCTGAGATGACTTGTTGCACCACAAAATCAGTTCCAAAAATTCTAACGACATCACCAGGGAAAACGTCTTTAGAAACCAATTGTGCATCCTCTGTGAAAGATACTAGTCTGTTTGCGCCATCGTAGTCTGTAATAGTTGCTTTAAGCGGGGTTCCGTCCAAGTATGTCGAGATTGCCACAAACTCACTAGGAACGTCTACACCGAAGTAAACTCGTCTAAAGTTCTTTACGGTTTTGGCGGACATTGCTTCTGCATGGTCCACAGCTGCGGAGAAGGCTGCGTGGTCATCACTCACAACTCCCAAAGCGTAGGTTTGGTCGGTAGACTCAATTTTCTCTAGCGATTTTGCAATATCTTCAGCACTATCGCTAGCGGTACGCAGGGCGAAAAAGATTTGACTTGGAGATGCTTTCCAAGCAAGATAGGTTGCGAAGGCCAGATCATTCTCTGGAACAATAGGTCCGAAAGCTTTAACGTCGTCCAGGTTACGCACAGTTACTTTGTTTTCCGTGGCAAGTGGAGTCTTGGCGGCTTTCCAGTTGGAGTAAATAGTTCCTACACCATCCACAAGGGGGACGAATTCATTACCTACGTTCCTACCGGAAACTTTCCACAACAGACTAGGATTATAGGAAACTGACGTTTTGGATACGTCCAGTGCGAAACCGTCTCCGTCTGGTTGATTACCTTTTACGGAACCGTTAGCAGAACCACGTAGTTTAATGTTCGTCAACGCACCACCATGAGTTACAGGTCCATCTAAAATAAGGGCGGTAAACTCAGTAGTCGACGTTTTTGCTGCAACGGCATTGATGAAGTAAATGTCGTTTTTACGAAGGCCTTTTTGTGGAAGATCCTTGATGTCGACATAGTCCAACTCGACCTCAACTCCATTGGAGATTGCGATTTCCACGTTAGTTGCTGTGTAAGGAATCGTGCGAGTAAAAGCGGTGAATGATCCTCTAGCATCATAAACTTGCACGATAGCAGAATCTCCTGCTTGGTAGCTACCTTGGATGACTTTTACATAATAAGTATTATCTACGCTACCAGTAAACAGAGATGTTCCCGACGTGATCATGCTTCCGGATTCGACTGGAGCGTAATCAACATAGTAACGGAATCCTATACTGTCACCAACTTGAGGTGTTTGGTCGGGGTATAGATTTGCCTCAAATGCGGAGAAACCAGTCAGCGAAACAATATTCGCAAAGTTGAAGGTGGTCAAGGAGTTTGCCACGCTGAAGCTAACCAGGGAGTTAATAACCCCATTGCTGGAGGTTACTCTTGCGGTACCTGTGTTGGTGCTGGTGTTAAAGCTGACTACAGAAATATTGATGCTAAGACCAGCGTAAGTGACGCCATCCACAGTAAAGCTATGTCCGAGCATGTTCACTCTACGATTCGGGCTGTTAGCTCCAGAAGCCCAGGACGAGGGTTGTGCACCAACAGCAGTGAAACTACCAGTAGCTGTAATCTCGTTAGGCTCAAATTCCACTCCAGCGGGAACCCCAACTTGTACAGAAGTAGTTTTAGCTACTGGGTTCGAGCTAGCTGCAGCAAAAAGCGTATCGTCTTTTTCCGTATTGGAGCCGAGCGTAGAGGCTACTGGTTTTCCTACAAAACCCGTTACTTTTCTACGGATGGGAGTTCCACCAGTAGCGGTATTGTAGCAAAGCACAGTGTCGCCAATGCTGACTGGGCGTCCTTCTAGCGCGCTCCACAGAACTCCATCGCCAGCAACTCTCAAATTTTTGCTAGTTACAGCAATGTTGTTTCTGGTTCCTTTAGTCGCATCAATTCCGTTATCTTCGTCAAAATCACTAGGATCCACCAATTCGAACTCCGCATCCTTAACGAGTACATCGAGACTCGATTCATCTAGTTTATGAACTAGGCCGAGAGAGTCGACTTCTACGAGATTACCGTCTCGTGTAAAAGAGAGTTCAAAAGTGTCGCCTTCAGTGGAAAAAACTTTTTCACTAAAATCGCCAGTGAAACCTGGAGACTCGTATTGAGTGCCGACAATGCAAGCTGCTTGTCTTGGCGTAGTAGGATCTAGCTCAACCGCTAATTTTTGGTCGATGTTTAGTTGTGGTTCAGTATAATTTAAGATCATGTCTTTAGTTTATTGAAATGTTTGATTCGATAACTTTGATACGATGGGTCTCTAAGTTTGCGCTAACGTAATAATTATAGCTAATATTAAAAATAATATCCAGATTAAAATTCTCCGCTGCATTAATTTTTTCTTTTTTAGGAGCACCCATACTTACTGGTTGGAAATGAACTAGACCAAGCATTTTTCTAACTTCATTTGCAATTGCGGTCAGAAACTCAAATGAAGACGTTGTGGCTACTAGGGTCTGTCCAGGAGTTTCAAATAAATGGTTAAAAATAATAGTAGTAGAACAATTCCACGAATAAGTTATCTCATTCCCATCATCCGACTCAGCATTGATGTCCCCTAAATGTGTTTTATTGAATTGCACCTCCCCTAAAGTAATTTTAATTTTAGGCGCAGATTTACTAGTGGTTGGATTATCTTCCAGTGTAGTAGTAACTAGATTTTGTTTCCCTATGCAGGCTAAGTAGGGTTCATACTTTCCATGGTTACTACTAGTTTCCCAGTGAGCAGCCAATAACAACTGAAAGAATTTTAAAATCTCTACATTATCAAGCACGGTAGGACAAAAATCCCTTATGTAGCATAATAGTTTCTTAGTATTTTCGTCTGAGTCTGTCATAGTGCGGTGTTTACTGTTATTGACTTGTCAGGATCCAGATTTAACATAGGTAGAGGTATGCTATACCTAGAGTCATCTTTTGGTAGTTCCTCGGCAGCTACATCATAGGCTACTGGAAGATACCCTTTAAAGTAATAAGGAGTTATATTATTGGTGATCAGAAGTCTGGTATCTGTATTAGGAAGTACAATCATATTTCCTATTTCTGGTTTAGGAAATCCGAGTAGTCTTAACTGATATGCTTGGGTAAGTTTATTATTGGTAGAATTATCTGAATACTCTACAGACACTGGGCCTATGCTGACTATTTCCGCCCAAGTTTGGAATATTGTCGAAAACTCTTTTTCAAAGATCCCCCGCCCTTGATACATGTCTGGGGAATCTTTATCTCCCGATTTACAGGCAGATCCTAGTTTTGCTTGTAGTATACCGTCTACATCTCCGTTAAGCTGGCCTTCTATAGTTGGTATACAGTGCAAAATTCTTACTCCATTTCTAGAACGCATTCTTAGATACTCATTCTTTCTCATGTATCGCAATACTCCATACTCCGTTTTATTAAGCCCTTCGCTATACATTCCTATAATTGGGGAGTCATAGTACTCACCATCTTTAAACAAGGTTAGCCTATAGAAATATTGTCTTTGTAAATTCTTGTCAGTTAAACCATTGTCTATGTAGAAGTTTTGATTGATTACAGGATTGTCTTCATTAAGTAATACCCAAGCATCAGAAACTTCTACACCGTCTGGGGATCGGTATACGTACACTTCACCATCAGTGTAGTCAGGCAATAAAGTCCAGTTGACTAATGATTGCTCAAAGCCATATGCTGGTTGTACTTTAATGTCTGTAAAAACGTTCATTTAGGAGGTAATGTTGGAGGAGCTGGATTTTTTACTGAGTTAGCAAATTCCTGTTCTTTCTTAACGTCAGATTCTGCCTCCGCCATAAGGTCTCTATTCTTTCCTAAACCGAACCAAGTTTTTGTCTGGAACATAGGAGGTTTTCCTTGGTTATTTAGTGCGGCTTGAGTCAGCTGGTAAGCTTGAGCGGGGGAGGTATTTCCTTGCTGAATTTGTCGAGCCGTTTGATATTTATTACCGTCCCAGCCTGTAAGGTTTCTGTACCCATGCATTCCTAATTCCGCTGCACCGCCGATCGTGCCCCCTATAAGTGCTCCAGGAATAGCGCCGACAGCAGCTCCTATACCAGCTCCAGCTAATGTTAGGCTTCCTGCTTGTACAGTATCCCCTAATCTATTTAGTCCTCCAGATGTTCCTAAATAATTAGCAGCCCCTCTAAGTCCTTGCCCACTAAACGCTGTGTTGTGGTAGTCTTTCGCCATATCCGATCCAGAGCTATAAACTCCGTAACCAGCGCCTAGAGCTGCTACTCCTGGTAATACTCTACCGAAAACACGTCCTGCTGTTGATGTAACTGGAGCGATCATTTGCCGCATGTTATTAGGAGTTGAGTAATACCCAGTAACTCCAGCTATAGCAGTATCTCCAAGACCCCAACTTTGATCTGTATATGCTGGAGGTTGGTATTGTTGGTACGCTACCTTGTAAAGATTATGTGCTGTCTTAATTAGTTGGTGTTTTTGCATTATCCAATTTGTCCAAATCCGTTCATTACGTTAAGCGTAATCTTCCTTTGTCTAGCCTCCATGTTAAATTCATTTTTTAGCTCCTGCTGTAGAGTGCTAATATACTGAATCTCTTTCTTGGCTGGACTTACTTGTACATTACCAGCAGCATAGTCAATGTCATTACGCATGAGTTTAGCTTTTCTAGACAGTAGTAATTGTGCCGCTGTACCATATAGAAACAAATTTGTATCTGTGGGTAAATAATCTGGATCTACAGATTCTACCCCTATAGGTGGTATCGCGTTATAGTCGCGAGCAGCACGAATCATAGCATCGACAATTTCGGCATCAGAAAATGTAAGATCAATAGAGATCTCGTTATCCTCTGGACCTCTGTCTAATAAGAAAAGTCTTATATCCTCAATGGTCAGCATAATAATTACTGCTTGTTCTCTTTAATTCTTTTTTCGATATCCGCGATCCGTTGTGCTTCTTGCTCTCTTAAGGCTCTTTGTTCCTCTAGTTTTTTAGCTTGTTCCTGCAGAGTTTTCACTGGTTTGTTCTGCCAGGCTTGTGCAACAGGTCCGATGATTGGGGTTTCATCCACCAAATCGGCAATAGCGTCTATACCTCCAGGATTGGTAATTCTTCTGTTGGCATCGTCATACTTACCTTGAGCCTCAGCTATCGCCCTATCGATCCTTCTTCTATTGGCTACAGCGCTACGCATAGCTCTTTGATCTGCGGCGTATTGCTGTGCGTCTTTAGGTACGGACACTGGGGCTACTGGGGATTGTTGCGGTTGAGGATTAAATGGGTCAGCTACTCTTGGTGCGTTCTCAGGAGTTCCCCATTGCGTATAAGATGGTGAACCAGCTACGCTGCCTGTAGCAGGAGCTCCTTGCGAAGGGTCGTAAGTATTCGTGTAATCGGAAACGTATTTGTTTACGTCATTTAATTTATTGTTTAAGGCATTAAAACCCGCATAAGCTCCGTATCCAGCGGCCCCAGTTCCGGCTAAACCCCAAAAAGCTTTAGTTTTAGCCAGGGTTTTTAATCCACGACCAGCGGAGCTAGTGCCTCCCCGCAACTTGCTTCCCAGCAACCTAGCTCCAGTGCCTGCCCATTGCCTAAAAGTTGGTATTGGTGCCGCTTGCTTTATTAGTAGCTCGTGGGCTTGTCTTGGAGACATGCCTACAGCTGCTGTAATCTCCGCAAATCCTTCTAAAAATTTCTTATCCATAGCTTTAATTTTCCCAAGTGTAGCAGATATTTGAAATCCATGCAATAAAAAACCCTAGAGGATTTCTCCTCTAGGGTTGGGATAGTTTAATAACTAATTAAGCGGGGACTGCTTCAACGTCCACAGTAACTTTGTTGACTGCGGCGAGGTTAGCAATCGAAACACCGATGATCTCTTCTGCGTACGAGCGAAGAATGTCTTTGTCGCGTTTCGAGTACAGAGTAGGCTCCTTGAGGTAGTAACCAACTCCGAGGAACTCAGGCTCGGCGAACTGATAGATTTCACCGTCAGCGATAAGACCATTCTTGATGGTGCGCAAGTGAGGAATACCCCACTGCGAATCCGAGAGAGCCGAAGGACCCTCTTTGCGGACTGCTTCTGCACCAGGACCGCCCCACGAATCGTGGTCAGCGATACCATACTCCGAGAACGTGCGGCGGTTCATCAACCAGATACCGTTGTTCAAAGAACGGTTCTCGAGGTGAGAGCGCAGATAGCGGGTGTGGTGAGCTCTATCGTGCAGCACGACAGGGCCTCCAGGGTCTGGCATGTCGGCTCCGCCTAGCGTGTAGTCGAAGTTTTGCTGATAACCAGCTTGGCCTACGTTCGTTGGTCCAGCGCTACCAACGATAGAGTCGGTGAGCCCAATGTACTTCTCGTCTTCGACAGTCTCCATGTCTTTAAGAGCGTTATCTACAGTGAACTTGGTCAAGTCAATCGACTTGCTCAAGCGCAGTTCGTGCACGTTCTTAACAAATTCTGGAGTGGCGATTTTGAAAAAGCCAGTCGCGAAACGGTGACCGCGATAGTAATGCGAGGTCGAGGTTGCGTTGAAAGGAACGCAAACAGCACCAGGTTGATCGGGCTCGATGTCGTCGATAACCAAGAGGTCTTCGTCGTTCGTGTCCAAGTTGCTGGTATTCTGCAGTTTAGCGTCAGGCACAGGCAGCAAAGGCTGGATTCTGCGCATGAAACCCGACTCCTTCAGGCGGCGACGGATGATACCCGTACCGATAGCCGAAGCCTTTTTGCTGAACTCGCCGTCGTCACCAGAGGTGGCTGCGTCGAGCAGTTGTTGTGTCCAATCCGCACTTTCTTCAATCATGTCAATTTTACTCATATTTTAAATTAAGTGGTTTGGGTTATGCGGTTAGTCCGCCAGACTGGGTCTCAAATGTGATTACGTTCGAATTTGCGGGAGTAGTCTCACTATTCTCATAGAACGTAGCACGGTTCGAGGATGGGTTAAGCTGCTTAGGAGCGTTGTTTCTGGTAACTCTACCCAAGATTGGCTGACCTGCGGGAGCGCCTGTAACAGGACGCACATTGCCAGTCAAGCCGTCAAAAGTAAGAAGAGTATCCGCAGTATATGTTCCTGCCGAAAAGTAGCCCGTTTGAATTTCATAGTCACCGGAGATAGAGATCCCAGTTAAACCATTAGCTGCAACGACATCTGCCTCGGTAGAGTCCTGGAATGCGATGTAGGGAGCTCTTGCGGAAGTGCATCCGCGAACCCACTCATAAGTTGCGGCAGTCGGATTCCACACACGGGAAATCACCATACCGGAACGAATGTCTTCACCAGCCTTGACAGGATGAACCTGATGTAGCGTCGAAGTGCTGACCAGGTCCCAACCCCGAAGGATTTGAACGCGTGGTTTTGCTCGATTTGTTCTAATAATCATAGTTTATTTATTGTTTTGTTATTCGAATACTCATTCGAAATTTTTATCAATGAGAGCGATCCAAGGATTTGGCTCTACATTAGTCGAAGCTTGTTTTGTAACACCTTCGGAAAAAGATGAACCTTCGGAAAAGTTTTGCGTCAAAGCAGAAGCCAGTTTCTCCAATAGTACCGGAATTTCTTTGGGGTTATCCATGAGAGTCTGGTAAGCATGAACAGCTGTGCCTTGAGATAAGAAACCCGCTTGCTCAAGAGAAGTAGTAGCTGAGAGCATAGCGGCATCAAACTGAGCGGATGCTTTCTTCTCCAAGCTATTTGCTTGCACTTGAGTTTGCAGGTTTTTAATTTCAGACTTCAACGCATCAATCTCTTCCATCAAAGATGCTTCTTTGATAATGGCTTCCTCTAGCTGCTCAGCTAAGTTAAGTGAGATTTCTGCGAAGTGATTAGTCATTATTTGTTAAGATAGTTCAGAATTTGATTTACGCGATTTGCGGAAGCTTCTTTTGGCATTTCTTCTGCTGGGATTTCTTCGCCGCCAGCAGGTGCTTCTCCACCAGCAGGCGCTTCCCCGCCCTGATCGGACAGGAGGGCTTCGGCAATCATCATTGCGTCTTCTTCCGAAATCTCGCCAGAAGCAACTGCTTGTTCCAGCAGCATCAAAATTTGCTCAATCGTTGGTTCACCATCGGCTCCTTCAAGAGCTGGCTCTCCACCTGCTTCTTCAGCAGCGGCCATTTCAGCAGCGTCTTCAACAGACTGATCGTAAGCGGCTTTCAGCAATTCACTGCCGAGTTGCTCGCGGTTCTGAATGTGCTGGGCGGCAGTTTTAAGCAAACGGTCAGCTTCCTCTTTAGACGAGGCGGATTTTACGATTTCAGCAATAGCGACTTCTGCTTGATATTGTTGTTCTGCAGCAGCGTGTGCGAGTTTCTCCATATAGACGGCTTCTGCTACTTGGTTTTCGTACTCGTCGCTAGCCTGCTTGAGAAGAGAGATAGCAGCTTCTTGTCCTGCTTTTTTACGGAGGACAGGGAGCACAGCGTCGATACCTTCCTGAGTTTCAAAAATAGCCGAAGCCAATTTCATCAAAGCGTCGGGACCCATGTGCAATTGTTCAGTAGCTGCAGGGGCAACTTCAGCAGCGGGGGTGTCTACAGATTTGGCTTTTTTGCTAAGATTCTTAAGTTTGCTAATAGCCGCATCTACGCCGCTAGCAGCTTTAACTTGTTTATCTTCTGCATTACCATCTTTAGCAGTAGGGGCATTTTCTTCGCTCTTTGCTGGTTTGGTGGGAATGCCTGCCACTGCCTGAGGTGCTGGAGCGTTTTTCACATTGTTGACAGGATGATCAGTTACATCTTTGCCAGGTGTTACTTTTCCTTTTTCAGTAGGGTCAGCTGGGGATAGGTCAGCTGCTTTCTTTTGAAAACCAGCCACTCTCTGCTTGAGGTCGTTTAGTTTGATTGCCATAATATTTACAGTTTTAAATTGTATAAAATTTATTGTTGTTCGTCAATTTTTTTTTCAGGAAAACCGATTTAGAGCAACAGCATACGCCAAATCCGTATTTACTTCATTATTATCGCATAAATTACTTCCTTTGGCAATATTAAACATTGCATTTAATTGATATGCTAGATAAGTAGTTGCGTACTTATTTAACTTCTCTGACTTCGGCTCTGAAAACTCTCTATTTTTTGTACTACCTGCTTTGATAATAGTTACTACTACTCTCTTCTTAACGGGCTCTACTTTGCAGGAAAACTTTTCTGAAAGTTTTTCCATGACTTGATCAATTGCATCAGTACTACATGGGTCGGCGATTTCGCAAAGAGAATCACCTGGATCAAACATACTAATCAATTCTTCCAGTTCGTCGTTGCTACCTTGTTTTTGTAAGGTGGTGTAACCAAACGCAAGTTGTTCTTTTCCGCGAGCAACTTCCGAATCCGCCTGGAGTTCCGGTATTGATTTTTCTGTGACATAACTTAGGAAAGAATAATAAGGAAGAATAGAAGCTGACTTTTTAAGTTTATAGAACAGTGTACCAGGATTGAGTTTGCTAATTTTAACAATCTCTTCTGGGGTTGCTTCATAACCTACTACGTTAGGCAATACGTTATTAATGTAATCTACTTCTGGACTAGACGTATTAGTACTAGCACACTTATTAAAGTAACCTTCATGGGAAACCAACTTATTTAGCACGCCTTGATACTTAGTAGGAAACTCATTTATAGAAACTCCTTCGTATTCGGCCCAAGCTACACCTGGAATGATAATATTTGTAGAAGCTGCTTTTTTCAATTCGTCATCTCCAAATTTGTATTCAAGATAATGTGCAATACGGTCAGCAGGTCTTTTAACTCGAGAGATGTCAAAGAAGTTAGGTTCTCTGTTATAGGCGAAAGCATACTTTTCAAACTCAGGCATATACTTGCCCATATTGTTTTTCAAGTGATCACAATACTGGCTGAGATTCTTCGCTTTATTTCCGCAGATAGAACATTCGTCATTAGGTAATTTGCAGGACATAGAGAAGCTGAGTTCTGAACCTTGCTTGGCTAGTTCGTACTCTTCTTCTGCTTTTCTTTTATTACCCCAAACAAGAAGCTCTACTCTATCTGTCTTAGGGTGGTATGCACTAGCTTTAACCAAACCAATACCTTCGGTTTCTTGACAACGGTTTCTATGTTCTCTAAAGAAGCAACCGTTTTTTACGAATGTTGGATGGAACTTTTCTAATGAATCGCTAGGGAACGCATCTCCATTTCTGTTGGGTAGATATGTAGGGTGTCCGCCCATAGCAATAAGATGGATCATAAAGTGATCATCGTCTGGAGTGTGCTGTGCTATAAGCTCTTTTGAGAAAGCTTCACTGGCGGAAGATTTTACCAACTGATTTGGATTAATAAACTGACTCATATAGCCAGCCGCTTGTCTCAAATCATAGGCATCGTCTTGATATATAATTTTACTCAGGGACATCGACTGATGGGTTACTGGTTAGCATGGACATGGCTGCTTGAGCCATTTCTGGTGAAAGTAGGGCTGCGGCTAATGCGGCTGGTTTTGCTACTCTAGATATTCCTGTTCGACCAATTACTCGACCGCCGTGTACTCTCAAAGATTGTTTAAGTTTATCGAACTTACTTCCACTAAAGTCTCCGGCTTCGATACCACCTCTTTGAAGCCTGCCTTTAAACCCTTCTCTTGCTGCAGAAAATACACTGTTTTCTAAATTTATTTTATCAGACTTTAATTCATTGAGTCTTGTCATCAGAGCAGCTTTTTCTGCAGCTAACATCTTTCCACTCTTTAACTTGTTTTGAATTGTATCTATTTCTGTAGCAATAGCAGAAAGTCCTGGAACCTTAGGCATATTCATTCTTGTGTGAATATCCAAAAATTCGTCAAGTTTATTTCCTCCTCCTTGCATACCCGCAATCTGGTCTCTAGTAAACTGCGTAGGGTTATTGCCAGGGTCAAAATTAAATAAAGACTTTAATTCTTTGTTGTCGGAACTTCTACCATGTCCGTAAAGACCAGCGGCAGCGGCAGCTCCTGCACCTACTCTGAGTGTGTTAGGATTGCCTACGAAAGAGGTTATTTTTTCTTCTGTAGCTACATCCTCTGCTGGCAGGGCAGTCTGAAAATTTTCTAGTGAGGAGTTAATTGCTTTATGCGCTCCTGCGGCTACAGCTCCTCCTCCCAGCACTATAGCTAATTTCTTAGCTAAATCCGATATTCGACTTTTCCTTGGGTCCCTTTTAAGTTGGGATACCGCCATTCCTGTAGCTAGCGCTCCAGCTCCTCCTGACAGTAGGTAAGGAGTTAGCTCGTTCATGTCTACTGCTAATTTTTCAAGTTGATTCATAAATAAATATTAACTATCGTAAATAGATTTTTGATTTGCCATTACGTCTTTGACTGTTTGGGCTCTATCCTTTTCGATGCCTGCCATTTGTCCATAACTATGAGGAGTAATTCCCTCATACTGCAGTGCCTCTCTGAGAGCAAATTTTGCAACATTCTTATCCTGCATCATCTTCGGATTAATTTGAGCCAGGGAATTATAAATACTCACTACGGTTCTCGGAGAATGGGCTGCAATAATTGGATCTTGCATAAGCTCGTGAATCGTGGCGGCTGTTGCTATGGAAGTCACTGTTTTGTCTACTGATGCATTAACGTATCCTCTGTCCCCCTTAGATGGTAGGGTTAGTAGCTTCTTAGCTCTATTCTCGTAAGTATCATCAATGAAAGACTTTAGCTGACTAGCAAGATCCTTGCTAGTTGCTCCCGCCGCGCTCTGCACTGGTTTAGATGCATTTTGAGCTCTTTGGTTTTCCATTAAATATGCCACTATCGATGCTGGGCTACCGGAAGGTAATTGTGTTGATTCCGTGTAATCCTCTACTGAAGCTGCTGGTTCCTCTGGAGACTCCGTAGGTGGTTCCTCGGAGGGACTTCCTGGTTCTTCGCTAGGTGTTTCTACAGGTGCTTCTGTAGTTGCTTCTGTATAATCTTCTGCAGGTGCTTCTGTATACTCTTCTGCAGGTGCTTCTGCAGGTGCTTCTGTAGGTTCTGTGGGTGGCTCCTCTGCGGGGGGTGTTAAGCGTGTGTTTGTTTTTTCTTCCTTAGGAGAATCTTTTTCTGCATCAACATTTTCGGAGTCTGGTTCCTTTTTCTTTTCTTTTTTAGATTTAGAGGACATCCCTGCCCACTGATTTAGTTGTGCGAGTTCATCGTCGGTAATGTTTTTCCCACCAAGTCCAGCAATTCCAGAAGCTGCTCTCTTTTCGATTTCTTTGAGTTCTACTAAAATGTCTATCTTTTCTTGTATGTCTTCTACTTTGTCTAGAAAACCAGTTCTATCCATTACCACTTTAGAGCTAGCCAACTTTTCAAATTCTACAGTAGGATTGAAGCCGAAATAATTTACCGCTTTTCTGCAGAGGAACTCGATAGCATCTTTGTTTTGATTTTCCGATGCAAGTGAATCTGCGGCTAGCTTAGTGAAGAAAGCATTAGGTTCAATATTTTTCAAATAGAGTTGTTTATTAATATCATTCGCTTGCTTCATTAAGTCCTGTGTGAGCTCATGAATAATAGTAGGAACTTCTGAGATAAAGTTTAATTGATCCTGTTTAGCAGCATCTTTTACGTTTCTATGAATTGCATAAGCTAACTCGTGTTCTTGTGGGGCTGCTGCCGATTTTTCTAAAGTTTCTACATTGAAAAAATTTGGAAGATAACCTCCATTTTTTACATTACTTGATGCGGATTTTTCGATGGTCTTCTTAATGGGTGTGCTGTGATCGACATACTCGGCCATCAACTCATTGATGTCTAGAAGAGTGTAGGAATCTCCACGGTTTGCGCTTTTTTCAAGATGCGACAAAGTTTTTGCGCTGTTGTACACTTGGCCTAGTCTCTCCAATTCGGCGGGAGAAAGGTTGTTTTCACTCGCGTATTTAATCAATGTCCCTTTAGGATCTTGGGACTCATTGATAGAAGGAGCAAGCCTCTCAATTAATTTTATAGCTGTAAAGTGTTCCATACTATTGGCCTAATTATACTTTATAACAAGTTAAACGAAAAGGATTTTCTGACTAATAGATAAAAAAAAAGATTTAATTAAACCACCTCAATACCGTGTTATGGGTATCGAGGTGGTTTATTACGATTATCCGTGTAGAGGTAAGTTTATAAAGAAATTATATTCTGGAAACTTTTTGCAGAGACGGTGGATTAGTCCGTTTACGCGAATTGCTTGATTTCTTGTATAATTTTTCTTTAGTCTTACTGGTTTCTTTTCTTCTCCAGGTTTACGGAAAAATACTACTACATAGCGCGGTTCGATTTTACTACACTTTTTGATTTTTCCTTTCTCCATGTACAGTTCTATATTATAAGCTACCTTGTCTTTTAATCCTTTTAACTCTATTACGTCGGAGTGCGTAACTAGAGTTTTTATCGTTTCAAAACATGACATAGGGTAGTAACCCGTTATTAGGTCTACGTCCTTAGGTTCAAAGAATTCAAATACTGCTTGGTTCTGTAAAAAATATACTTGTCCGTCAGGAGCTACTTTAAAACTACAGTCTTCTCCATAAATCCCGTAGACAACTTGAAACATACTACCAAATTCTTCTGGATCGAAATTGTCCAGTTTGAATCGTTTTTCATCTTTCTTTACGAATGTTATGTGTGTCATCCTAGTACGACGTTATTTTTGATCTCTGTTCTAAATTGTTTCCAGCCAACAAAGTTTGAATCCCGCTCATATGGGTCATCCAGCGGAGTAGCTTGATGTTCTGTAGGACTTGCATGTACGGGTTGCTCGATGATAAGTTTTTGAAAAATCCTTTTTAATTTCTCTTCGCTATCGTCCAGTGCTCTAAATGAAACTTGAGCGCACAAAGATGCTGATGCCTCTCTATCATATGCGGATTTACTATCTACATAAGGTAGGTGCCACTCTCCTTTTTTGAGTAGTTGAGGAACAGAATCTTTAATGCATGCTTTCATTTTTTTAGCAATTACCTGCAACTCTGGTTGAGCATCTTTATGATCTCTCAGCGCAAAAAAGTTATTTAATTCGGTTGTGGTGATTAATACTTTAATACGAGTAAATGGCTCTACTAAACGATTCGCATTTTGTTTGTGCAGTCCGATTTTATTTAACAGGATTGCAGATACGCCACAGATTCTAGCAGTGGTGTACCAGACAAATTTAGCAAGCATGAGTCGTAAGCCTGTGAGCTCTTCTTTTGCGGACATTCCTTTTTTATTCTTTCCCCAGAAAACAAATCCAACAGGATTTTTAATGGCTTCCCAGGCAAGTTTTAAAACAGGAATTGCTCTAGAGGAACTTGCGTTTCTCGTAAATGCTCTGTGCGTCATAATTTCTGCATGAGCAAACCTTTGATAAACACATTCGAATGTATAAATGTTTTTACCTTTTTCTGATACTGAGTGTTTGATTAATTTGATGTCGATGTCTTCCATTATTTAATTATTTGGTTTTATGTTGTGTTCTGTAGTTGGCCCTAAAGCTTTCTAAATATATCATATTTGTGTATATAAAAAAGGTCCTATCCATTGGATTAAATAGACTAGAAGCTTGGCTTACTGGATTTAAACCCATTACTCCAAATTTCAAATTTTGTAGTCTCCCTGGGTGACGGGTGCTTACATATAAGTAAGTACTAAACTGTTCGTTCAGTTTAATCGTCAGTGTGTTTGATGGTAGTATTGATGTGGTCATGTATTATATTATCCAATCCTTGATAATCCGTAAGCAATTCTATAGAGGATAAAAACGAATTTGTCGATGGATAAAATTTGTCGAATGCGGTAAACACTAATGGACTTTGAAATATTAAAGCTTTCGGTCTAGGGAATGTATTTCTAGATGGTCTTCTTACGAATAAAATACCGTTGAAGGTTTTAAATAAACCATCAAGTATGTGGCTAAAGTTTATATCATTTCGCATAAGTATTCTTCTATACGGTTGTTAACTGCTTGAAACGTTCTGTGCGTATTTTCAAATGGCGTTATCACCCATGCTAATTCTACAAAGTGTACAAACAGTAAATCCGGAGGTACATTGGTGTAAGCCTCGATAATACCAACGCATTCTTCGTATTGTCTTAAAAATTCTGGTATGGTTAAAGGATCCTCTTCCATAACATAAGATTTTATTCAAAATTAAAATTTGTATTACAATACAAAGTAATTGTATCTTCTATGGTTGCGTGGGTTCTTTGCAGCTTTTTCTCTTTTAGATAATCCAAGCAAATTGCCATACGGGTCACAAAGCCAAATGTATCGTCTAGAGTTCGCATTATTTTGAGTCTAATTCCTAAATGGCGCTCCGTGTTAAAGGCATATATAGCCATAGGATCTGCGAAAGTATTTTTCTTTACCATTGTTATAAGTTTAAATTACTGCCTAAATAATCACAAATTACTTTTTCTACTGCTATCTGTGTTTCGCTCAGGTAGACACATGGGAATAAGGCAAAGAGCTTATCAGAATTCGAAAATCCAATCTTGATGTCTATTGCGCTTTTTATACCTACGCTTCCACATATATTTAACCGAAATATCGATGTTGCGTCGTCTACTATAGGAAACCTAATTACAGTTACAATATCTTCTGCACTTTTATTATCCTTGTCCATATACTCGTAAGGTTAAAGGGTCTTTTATCAGGGCATAACATTTTATTTAAAGTTAAATTTTTCATTACAGTACAAAGTAATTGTATCTTCTACTGCCCACCTGGTCCTCACCGTTCTACTGTCTTTTAGAACGACTAAGCAGCGGGAGTACCGACACTTAAAACCAGCTTTCTTATTTAACTGGTATATGACGTGTTCTCTAATTTTTAAATTATCCTCCAAATTAGATGGAGGAAGCATGTAAGTAATATTTTCGGAAGTATTTTTCGTTACCATTGTTGTAAGTTTAAATTACTGTCTAAATAATCACAAATTACGTTTTCTACTGCTCCGTGTGTTTTACTCATAAAAGTACACGGGAATACATCCAGACGCCGCAAATAGCAATACATACTAATACCTAAGCCGTCCTGTGTGTGCCGCTGTAAATCTGAAGAGCTCTGTATGGGGGCGTTGCAAATATACTCTATTGCAGAAAAATTACTAATTGTTGGTTTATCTTCTGCACTTTTATTATCCTCGCTCATCTCAGCGATACTTTAGTTTCCCTTCCCATAAGGCGAGCCATTCTTTTTCCGAAGGCTAGGAATGTAGCCAATAGGAATACAAATCGGATAATGTACCAAGGTATAAACAAAATTGCTCTATATAAAATTATATACCATGGGAAGAATTCAGCGTATTTTCTGTTTTTAGAATATGCTGGCCAGTGAATGATTTCTCTCAACATAAGTTTTATTATTTAACGAATTCGCAGTAGTGTAGATCTGGAGCGCCGTATGCTCTATTATATTTCTCGTAGCACCATGCGACATCATCGGATTCTGAGTAGGTTGCATATTTTACATTTTCTGCCCACCAACGTTTTCCTCTGTAAACCGCTTTAGTATATCCTTCCGGAATTTCGGGTAAAGGTATCCCAATAGGAAAACCTTCATAGCTGCTATCTTTATTCGGGTTTACCCCATCCATATAAAATGTAGTTACCTTTGGTTTTGATGCAGATATAATAGCTAGGCATTTCGCAACCTCAAAAACATGATTCGGTTGTTTTTTGCATAACCGCTCAGCCTCAGTTAAAGCAGAATCGAAAGTAGTATGTTTGTGCTGCGGAGCGTATCCTGATCTGTTGATTACGTAATAATATGGTTCCATACTGTGTTTGTTGGTTATTTTGTTTATTGGTCTATAAAATTAAAAACTAATAGTACTGTCGTCACAAGGGCTAGACTACATGGAAATAAAATTCCGTCAAGCGGTCCGTAGTGAACTTGTCTATAAATCTCTCCGACAAGGTATCCGAGTAAAATTCCTAGGGTAGTTAGTTGTACTTTGTTTTTCATACGAAATAAATTGTAATATGTCCCTGATCATTCGTTGCCCGTAAGAATTCGAAACCCTCAGATTCTAGTTTGTCTTTAAGTTTCTTAAATTTTTCAAATTTGCTATATGTATCTTCGCTTGGGGCGGAGAGACTACTTTCATACTTATTACGGTATACCCAGCGGTGTACTTCTCTGTATGCTTTTCCAAAGACGGGGTATACCCATGTAATTGAAGACTCTCCCTTTAGAGCTGCTGCTTTGCATTGCTCTACAATCTCGTTATACAGCCTGTCGGTATCGTACAAGATGTTCTGTAACTCTTCTGCTTTTTTGATTGGTTTTTCGTTTTGCATATTTATTTATTATGTAATGGACATTCTGGGCAAGGAATCAAAAATCCAAGTCCTTCTTTATCCCGCTCCAATGGTAAATTTTTTCCGAAGAAACAGTGGTCCTCTGTTCCGAATCTTGTTTGATACAGGAAGATACAATAGTTCTTATTTCTTACGTCTACAGCGCAAGTCGGTTTGTTATCTGGTGTGTAATAAGTTTCTACTTCTAGTGTCTTTTTCATTGTGTTATGAATGGTGGTGTTTCTCTTCTGCTCCAATAGTGTAAGTGCCTTTTCGCTACATTATAATACGATCTGTAGGATTGTATTGGGCACTCAGTTTTAAACTCATCAGGCATTGTTAGAGTGAATGGAGTAATTCCGCTTTCCTCAAAAGATAGCCTATGCTTATTTTCATTAATAAATGGTAGTAATAGAGAAGAAGCGTGAACATTATCGCTACGATAAGTAAACTCTTCTCCTAACTTTGTTGCATACTCGATAACCCACTCTAGGTTATCTAAGCTTTTTCTTGCCCATATCGCACTCGGATGATTCTGATGGGTTTTTCGATACGGAGCCTCTATACCTTGTAAATGAAAAGCCGTACAAAGTAATTGTACGGCTTCCATCAGCATTTTCCCTACATGCCTGTCTACATGGTATCTTGCGTTTGTTGACAAATCGTTGTCTAAGTAGAATAAGTTCAAAGTGTTCTTACAATAATTTGGATTGGTGATTTATTGAATGCTAGTTTGATTAATTTACGAATTACGCTCCAGCTGCCTCGCGCTAGTCCAGAACCAATCTTTGGCATTTGGATTACCTCTACATTGTCTCTCTCAGCTTTCATTCGTAGAGCCTTGAGACATGTAAACAGGCTATTGTAAATTAATGGTTGTGGGTTTGCTTCACTGGCTACTCCATCCATAGCAAACATGTTGCATATGGTAATGTTGGGTTCCACATCGACAAATTGTACTGTACCTTGCTTTAGTACGTCCCTATCAATTTTTTTACACAGAATTCTGTACATCGCCTCTGGTTGTTTCCACTTCTTAGAAATGGCTACAACAATACCAGCTCCCCAAAGTCCTTTATTGTTTACTACGTGAGCAATAATGGTTTTCTTCGTAGGATCTGTGTGTAGAGCGTTTCCTTTTTCCTGTACGAAATTTACTTCTAGCTCTTTATTTTTTTGATTGTTGCTTTCCATACCTTATTTATTTTTTTCAAGAAACACATAAAATAAAGCATGGTGCAAAGCAAGGTCAAAAAACCTATGTATAAAAAATAATCTAAGCTTTCTTTCCTAGGAGGTAGCATTGGGAGAGTTTTTGATTTGAGGGATCAGGACGCCTCGTTTATCAGCTGGCACGGATTGCATGAACTCATTGAATTCATTTACCCATTTGAGCACAGCATCTAATTTAGCGTTACCGTCCAAGTCTTGTGTAACATTTTTTGGCGGAATCATAACAATGTCCACTTCAATTGATTGTATGTTCATTTATCAAATTTTTTGTGTTTAATGTAATAAATTGTGATGTTTTCTTTCTTGGTGTCTGATTCAGTAAACCAAGCCATTTCTAAAGCATTTCCTTCTTTATTAATTTTCTCGAAAGTTTCTCTAAATAGCGTATCGTCATTAGCAGGAATTACCGTACCCCAACAGGACACAGATTTCCCATTAATAAGTTTTCTTGTTTTAAACGTCATATATCGATGATTTCTTTTTGTTGTTTTTTAGTGATTCTTTCCGCTGCATCTTTTCTTGATGTCTCCACAAATGTGTTTGTCAGAAGCTCCGATATAGAAGCCATTGGGATGTCCTGGTTATTAGTTTGCCCACCTTGTTTGGTAGCTGCCATAACAGAACGTGCGTGATAAATAGCGTTGGTGTTTTTAGTCTGATTGTAAAATCCAATCTTTGTAAGTAAATGTCCTTGAGTCATAAGAACACTTTCTAGTCTCCCAGATGCTACTGCAGCTGGCACTTCTGGTAGCTGATGTCCAGGTAGACCACTAAGGAATAGAACCTCATCTCCAGAATGGTTGTATCCGAATCTTTTGAGAATTGTGCTAACGTCTTCCCGTTTTGCATAACCATCGTAAAACTCTACCATTCTTGTCTCAGGATAGATGAGGTTCTTAATGTAAGAATAATCTTTTTTCCTGTCCAATACATTGAAGAATAGTTTCTCGTACGCAGATATTGTACGTTCACTAATTCCCATCACTGTTGCAATTTTATCTGTGTCAGCAAAATCTTTACATACTAATAGAGCTTCAATCACATTTCGAATATCTTTCATCTCTGGACTTGCCAGGGATATTGCTTCGATAATATGTTTGTCTTTGTACTTTTGATTAACACAGTATAGATAAGCTTTGAATATCCAGTTGTCCTCTTCCGTCAAGGCAACTGGAATATCTTTATTAGCTGCTGCAAATATAGCCGCTGTGTGCCAACCGAATGCTGGATTTTTATAAGCGTGTATAAAAGATCCTAGCATTGGGTCGACTGGAAACCACAATCTTTTTGCATCTCCGAGCAAGACCGCAGGAGGGCTTAGTTTCTTATTACTAAACTCTTCTGGAATATGCTCTGCAATTTGATTGATCTTATCAGCGGTCATTTAGCTGATATTAACTAAAAAAAATGTTTTTAACAAGCTTATTTAATTGTAGAGGCGATATCGAGAAATGCTTTTTTCATTCTCTTCATACCTGAATTAATTTTCTTTTTTACTTCGGGATACTCCAGCTCGAGAGCCTCTATAGATGTAGCTGCGTTGATCATTGCTTGGTTGAGTTTGGCCCAGTTACGATCAATTATTTTCATTGTCAATTTCTTACTCACTTTCTTATGCTTAATAGCCATGACATTATTATATAACACAAGCGGAGCTATTTTTGCTTTGTTTTAAATAGCGCACTAGCATCCTTCTCCAGGATAGATAAAAAATGTTTTGTATCTGGATGCTTCAAGTGCATCCTCATCAGTTGTTCTGGAGACGGAGGTGGATTTATTTCCATCAATTGCGCTTTCCTTTTAGCTTCTCTAGCCTTTGCACCAGCTCTGCCCATTCTAGACAACTCTTCTTTGTTATTGGAGAAGATTGCTTTGATCAATTCTTGTGACTTCCCTTTAAATGGATCGAACTTAGGAGCTGCTGATTTAATTAACATCCTTGGTATTAAAACAAAAATAGGTTTCATTTTAAGTAATTTTTTATTTTGTCCAAAAAGCTTATCTCTTCGGAATTCGACTGCGGTTTCTCTGGGGATATAAGAGGTTTATTTTTTTCTTTCAAGTAGGCATTAAGTTCTAAGCCGCCATAAGTGAGCCCTCCTAATCCTGCTGAGGTTAAAGGTATATCCCGTTTTGCTAACAGGTTTCTATTTTTATCTGCCTCTTTTAACGCGCCTACAGCTTGTTCTAGTTCAGTTCTGTATTGTGGACTTCCGATTACTGATTTAACTCCGCGTAAATTACCTTCTCTGTCTAATAAATTGTTTCTAAAACCCCTCATGGTATCAGGGTCTGCTTTTATTTCTCCGTAATTTAATGCTTTTAAATAACTCGATAGCAAATCTATGTCTGATCCTTCTACTTTTGTTAACGGTCCTATATTCGCCGAATTTGTCATATATGCAAATTGCTTAGTAGGGCCTTCTGTAACGAGCTGTATACCTCTACTACTAGAGGTTGGGTCTGCAAAATAGATACCTCCTTTAAAATCTTTTTCTCTCAGTACTTTATTATCGGGGCTGTAATGTCTAAACGGATCTCCGGTCTGATAATTTGTATAATTGCTTCTGTCAAATTGTGCTGCTCGCTCTGCATCTGTAAGTTTATCTTTCAAATTACTAAACAAAGAAACATTTCCTAAATCTTCTTTAGCTCCTAAATTCTTATGAATTAGATTTGAGTACAAGTTTTTATTTTTAACGAACTTATTACCAGCGGGAAGCAAGCTAACTAACTTGTCAAAGAAAGACGCTGCTTTTTTAAACTTTTTCAAAGGAGGTCCCATGCCTGGTCCTTCTACTTCTGATTTACCTGGAGGTTTTCCATCATAACGAGTTCTTACCCATTTTCCAGATTCCATTAATCTTTTTTCGGAATCGCTGGGAGTTCTCACTGCTACGAGTTTATCACCACCTCTCTTTTTTTTAGCTCTAGCTTCTTCTTCGGAGCGTGCAGCAATACCTGTGTTTCTACCTTCGAAGTAATACAGTTTGTATTCCTCGCTGGCTTGTTTAATAAGGATAGTTGGAATTATTGAGTGTAGGTTCATTTAATAGTTTTGCTTATTATTGTTAAACCACCTTTCTGCTGACCTAAGACCTTTTTCTGTTAAAAAAGTATTAGGTAGTTTAGATGCCCCTGCATTATGTAAGGCATCAGAAAGTTCATCTCCAGGTCGGTGTCTCCATAAGAATAATGGGTTAGCAGGTATAACTTTTCTCGTTAAAATTTTATCGGAGTCTGTCGGATGTAGCAAATACTGTGCGTCAGCACCATGTCCGCTCTCAGCTATTTTTGCGTTTAATTTTGGGCGAACTAATGCTACAGCCGGAATGTCTCCATATCCATACGCTCCTCCTGCATACCTCGCTGTTACTGCATCATCAAACAAGCCTCTTATTTGGTTGTTAGTAGGACTAGTCCATAAACTTCCATTACCTCCATCCGAAGCAATACTGCCGTATCCTTTTCCTTCTAGTACACGTTTCATTTTATACAAACTTCCAAAACTTTGAAGGTTGTTTTCGTCTAAAGCATCTACGGCTCTCCTTTTTTGTAAAGATTGTCCTACTACAGAAGCTCCTCCATATTTATGCTGTTTTATAAACTTTAGTTGATTTTTTACATCTTGTGGTGAATCAGCAAGATGTAATAATTTCTTAATAAGTTTTGTTCTGTTTCCATAGTCAGCGTGTACCCCATTTCTAGGACCCTGAATCCCTCCATAATTTTTTACATTATTGCTAATCGCTTTGATAACTTCGGGAGTCCTCAATTGGGGGTATACCCTAGCTGCATGTATGGCCCTGAGAGTTTTGTCCATACCAAAAGTAGGTACTTGCGGTATAACGCCGCCTACAGTGGTATCGACAGCAGCCCTAGATTTAGTTATACCTTCCAGCATTTTTAAAGCGTTAATCGGTTTTAAATGTGGAAGCATTTTTTCCCATTTTCTGGACGCAACCTTAACCAACCCAACACTGGCTTGTTTAATAAACTGCTTAGGAGCTAAAAAAAATAATTTCATTTCAAAGGCATTACGTAATTTGAACTAAGATGTTCTAAGGCAGATAAAGTAGCTCTAATATTATCTTCCATATGAGGTTGTTTTGCAATCAAATCTTCGGCTCTTTGTCTAATAGGATCCAAGCCTTTTATTTTTACAGCACCTGTAGCTTCACGGATAGCTTTCGCCTTATTCCCTGTTCCTTTAGTTGCGTGAAACTGAGTTCGGAGTTCGTCCAGAGCCGTAGTAGACCCAAGTATACGATTTTTTATTTCCTTTCCTCCCAATTTCTCTGACATCCGTAGCGGTAAATAAATGTTGCGATTGTACTTAGTTAAATCTTTACTTCTCAAAGGTATTTGTACTACGTGACCTAGCTCATGCCTGCCCGAGAGAGAATTAGCCGGAGCATAGATTTCATTAAGATCCTTTCTTGCTCTTGCTTTATCTGTGAACCCGAGCTTTGGATCTTTCCATGATTGTTTACCAATCCATTTTCTGTATAACCAATTATCTAGGCTAGCAAAGAAAGAGCTTTTTTGAGGAGCTTTTCTCTTCGGTATGACCCTGCGTCCTTCTCTAATTTGTGCTAGGCTTGCGTCTCCAATTAATAACTTTTTTAACGGATTTATAGCATTGGTATCTACATTCCTAATACCTGCCAGCAAAGTGTCGTCAGAATTATACACTTCGCTTGCTGGACTGTTTCTCGCACTGTTTATTCTGGCATCTAATGTTTTCTGAATTTGCCTCAGTTCTCCTAATTGTTTTCCATACTCGTCATTAGCTCGTAATCCTTTATTTAGATTTCCGTGCATGGGTAGTTTAGCGGATTGTTCTGCTGTTCCTCTTAATATGCCGCCTCTTAATAGCTTAGTAAATTTATTAGCAGATTTCTTAATGAGCTTGCGTTCTCCATTGATAAGATTAAAGCGTTTATCTGGTGTGGCTAACTTACCTTTAGAATTAGTTATAAAGCCACTCAGAGGAGACTTTAATGGCTTAGTTATAGTCACATACTTCCTATCCTCTTTAACGCCTTCTACGGGGCTTTTAGAGGCTTTTAGATCTTCTTCAGTACCATTGATGGTTGAGGATTTTGTGAAGTATTTTGGGAGTATGAAAGCAGACTTTTTTTCCATACTCTTCTCAATTGCGTACTCTTGTTTGTAAGCATCTTCAGGAGAATCATGAGTACCTAATTTTCTTTTGCCATCTTTAGTCCACAAAATCCATTTACCTGACTTTGGATCTTTTTCGATACGTGCTGATTTTTTAAGCTCGTCTCTAACCGTGGTATTACCTTTTTTGTGTTTCGGCGAGTAAGGGCAATTTGTGCAGCCAGAACCACAACAGGGTCTTTTCATAAGATCCTCTGCCGTTGGTTCTGATTTAGCTTGTTTTACAATTTCTTGTAGTTTAGCTAGGGAAAACTTCATTTGGATATTATAGCTAAAAAAAGAAATGTAATCAATTGTTTACTTGCTTAAGCTATTTTATCTTTTTAGGGTCTCCATCAATTTACTAATACCGTCACTTACTTTCGTGTCATTTATTTTATTCGCAGTAGGAAACAAACTAGAAAGTGATGCTGCTGACAACCCTAGTCCGGCGAGACCCTTGACCCCGCCTACTAAATTTTTAAGTCTTTTTTGACGGGAAAGTACAGGTAACAGAGCTTTTGTCATATTTGCCTTGGCATAATTATTAGCATGAAGCTGCCCTGCTCCTCTACGTAATGCGGCAGAATAGTCGTCTTTATTAAGGCGTTCTAAGATATTAACTAATTGTCTTGGGGAGTTAATGGCTTTTACTCCTTGCTGGCGTAAGGCAAACTCTCTGTTGCCGCTATTCCACTCATCTAGCTTTACCATTTTGTGCTCGTCTAAAAATTCAGGATCTATATCTACTCCAAGGCGTTTAAGTCTGTCGAATATTCTTTTTTCTTTATCTTTTAATCTACTCCAATTAGTTTGAACACCCAGTACTGACTTGGAGCTTAGTGCTTCTAATGCCCCAGAAGTTCCTGTGGAAATATCGTGAAAGTCCGCTATATCAGGTAGCCCTATGTAAAGATCCTGAGGTAATTTTTCGAATAATAGTAGATTTTTATCTTTTTTAAGAGACCTAGAGATAGGATTATTTTCATGATTTTTACCTAACATTCCTGCTATCTGGTATTTATCCGTTAACCCAGCTCTTCTTAATTCTCTTCGTAACTCCCTTATTCTGGAGCCCACGTAATCGCCCCGACCAGACCCTGTTACAAAAATTAATTTTTTGTCTCCTAAATTTCTTAACAGTTGTTTCTGGTGATCGTTTAGATTTGGATTACGAAGAGCCTCATTAATTACATCCGTTTTAGTTTTTGTTTGAGAATCCTGCAAAATAGAAGTAGCTTTTTCTGTCAGTGTTGGCATTCCTCTATTGGACACATTTATTCTATTAAATTGTCTATTAAAGTCTTGTTCCTTTCCGCCTTGTTTTAAGTTTCGCAGTAGGATATCTTCCGGTCCCCAGGTTATGAAGTTATCTTTAATCCCTACTTTTTGGGCTAAACGTCTCAAAGGACCATCTATGTTTAATTTATATCCAAAATGCGGAGAACCTACCGTACCCACGTCTGTCATGTAACCTACAAAACCGCCAGGTGCCACTCTTGCCCGAGAATCTCTTCTCAATTGTCCTGGAGAATCTCCTTTGTCCCAATCCCATGGGCTAGTGGGGCCCATTCCTGCGTCAGCGAAAACATCGAATTTTTTTCTATATGATCGTTTGTCGTAATTATTAGAAGAATCTCTATATGCATCAACTATGTCAATATCTGCAAACTGTGGATTTTCTTTTTTAATGTCGATTAAGACATCTCGCATCGCTTGCCCTGGGTTTTTATGTCCATCGCCATGTCTTGCCAATTCGGACCAAGATACTCCGACTCTAAGTGGTCTGACTAAATCGTTTACCCCAGACCCTAAGCTCATTGCTCCGGCAGCTACTCCGGCAACTGCTGGTAATTCCTCTGTTACATTTGATTTTTTCTCTAATGTATCTTTTATTTCTTTTCCTCCAAATAACAAGCCCATTCCTGCAGAAGTATTCCTTGCAAAGGTTGTTGCTTTATTTAAATTAGGTATAATTACGTCCGCTGCGTTTTCGTAATTCTGCGCATTTCCTCCACCAGAAGTTAATGGGCTAGAACCAGCGTATTTATTTCGCAAATCTCTAAAGTATTTACGCGCATTAAGTGCATCCTCCTTCATACCGCGTCTTTGGAGATCCGTTAAGGCTTGTGCTATTTTGTCAGAAGGGTACTCTTTAATTATCTTCTCTGCTTCAGGAGAAACGTGCTTGTACAGATCTCCGTATAGGTTATACTTGTACAAGTCTTCTCTATCGGCAGTTTTAAACTTTCTATAATGATCTAATGTGTATTTAGCCGGAGGTTCTACATGTGCATCATCCCATGTTTTTTGCCATTTTTTATTATTGTTAGGGTCTATTCTAAATCTTAACTTTTCCAAGAATCCTACAGGTTCATTTCTTTTTTCTCTTCCTGCGATATCAAAAGCCTTATCGAGTTTAGTTCTGTATCTATTTTTAAGCAGACTACCTTTCACATACTTATCCAATGTAGTTACTGGGTTAAATTTATTCTCTTTTAAGGCCTCAAATAAAACGTTTCCATGGAGCCCCCTATAAGGGATTTCCATACCAAGAACTTTTGTTTTAATTAAATCTTGCCCTCCATCTGCATAAGCTTTAGCTGCGGCTATTCCTTGGGATAATGGAGTTTTTTGTGAAAAAGCTTTTGTTTTAACTGCTTGGTTAAACGCTCTAGTTTTTTCATGAAGTTTACTTAAATCTAGTTTCGCTTTATGACTAATTCCCGCCAAAGCACCAGAGGCCAAAAGTCCTATTAAATTTGTATAATTTTTGTCTTTATTCCCTGTTCTGACGTCATTGGACTTTTTTTCAAAGTAAAACCCAGGTAGTATGTAACTTAACTTACGCATAAACTAATAGCTCATTATATCAATCCTAATAAATTAATGCAATTGATTAATTTAACCCTTACAAATTAAGCATGTCTTTTAACTGCTTTGGTGTGTTAGCTACTTCTGAATTATTAAACCCGCCTTTATGCTCTTTCCACTTGTACTCCAACGCTGGTGTTGCTGCTGCAGCCAAGTAAGTAGGAACTCCTATAAATGCTTTCAATGCAGACAACCTGGATCTGCCTAAGTTTCTAAGCATTTTATAACCTCTTGTCGAAGCGTCTAATTCACTACCCAATACTGTACCAAATCCTAATGTGCCTAGAATCGCTGAATTTGCTGAGTGTTCTTTATTATTCAGCATAGGAACACCAGTAGACCCTATAAGCCCAGCTAACATGCCTGCCCTATGTGCTTTTGTAATCATCGGGTATTTTCTCATACCCTCTTTATGTCCTAGTTCATGGGCTAATACTGGAGCTGATTTATCTTTAGGATTAATATTTATTTTCTGCGTATCCGGATAGAAAGCCGAAGCCGTACTTCTTTCGGAGATAAACTTCTTATCTGTGTTCTTTAAAGTCTCGTATCTAGTCGGATCTTTTTTATAATCTCTGCGGAGTAGTGGGCGCATTACCCCGCTGTGATAGCCCATGTTTAAGGCTGTTAAGGCCGCATTTGGTCCGAACAGAATTTCTGGTATCCCGTAATCGTTCTCGCCAGGTTTTGCCTTATCAAAATAATCTAGAACTCCTGATTGTTTGATCAGTACTGTAGGAACTAAACAACCAATAGTTTTCATTTATTACTGAAGTTTATTTTGATTCTGCATTTGGTCTGCAATTTGCATCTGCTTTTCAATCAGATCAGCAACTGTGCTAGGAGCTAAACCTTTATTGTTTCTAAGATAATCCGTAACTATATCTGCTGCAAATCTCTGCTTATCTTTAGTAAGTTCAGGAGTAGTGGTGTCGGAACTCCAACCAAGAGGAACTTGAGAAATTTTATCTTGAATCATTTCTCTATCCCCTGCTTTAGGAGATAGGGAGTAAATAACTTTGTCTCCCACTTTCATTTCTTTACCAGCGGTTTGCTGCGTAATTTTATCCATCGTTTCGTTGGTCAATCTGTTTCTTCTCATTGAGCCACCAGCATAACCAGCAGCTCCTCCTACTCCTGCACCAATCAAAGCGGCCATCAAAGCTCTTTTAATTTTGGATGTACGAGGTCTAGGAGAGTCGTTTAGAGAGTCGAATAAAGAAGTACCCAAATACGCACCACCCCCTGCTGCAAGTGCGCCTAGAGCTGCTCCTGCAAGCCCTGTCTGATTAGGGTTGTTTGGTTTAAAATCTTTTAGTGGAGTATCCATTACAGGGTCTACACTTGTATCGAAAGACTGCTTGATTAAATAAGTTGGAATTACGTTATGTACTTTCATTAAATAAATATGCTAATTATTATCAGGGGGTTGCTACGGTACCTTTAACTTTCTCGTTCTTCTTAATCAAATCAAGCACAAGGTCACCCATGGATTTAAACTGAGATTTCAATTTATTTTCCAGGATAGGCATGTCATCGGAGCCATAAAGTTTTTCAAAGTCTGCTGGTTTCCAATAGAGCAGGAAAAGAATTCTACCAAAATGGTCCAATCCTTTTTCTAGGCTAGGCAGGTAGTTTTCAATGAGTGCAGCAGAGTCATAGGTAGTAACAAGAGATCCTACCAGACCATGTTCAAATAGATTCGATACTCTGCTTGTACCTGCCATTTGAGCAAGTTCTTCTGGAGATTTATCAAGAATGTCCTGATCTCTAAAACCTTTCTTCTCTGCCTCTTCCGAAAGCATTCCGTTTTGCACACCTTGGTTCAGATTCATACCATAACCCATATTGAGTACAGGTCTATTCAGTACAGTTCTTTCTGACTCGGCTACATGTGTTTGTTCTGGATCTGTTACTACGGCTAGAGAGCTATCGTAGTCTTTTTGGAAGTTTGGTCTGTCCGAGAAATATACAGCCGCTTTCTTCTCAAATCCAATATTGGGAATAAGATAGAAATCTTTGCTGGAGCGGTTAGAAGCCAGTTTGATCATTCTCTCCGCATCGGTGAAAGAGATATTATAGAAACCAGCTATCTTGGTTTGACCCATTAACATGTCGCCTTGAGAAGTGAACAAAGGTTTTTCATTCTCGTATACCTTGCACTCCTCAATCATGTCATCGACTTTGAGCGTAACTTTCTTAACTCCGCGCTTTTTCAAGTATTTCCACAAGTCTTCCATTTTTACATAATCACAATCAGGACACTCAAATGATTTATAATCCGATTCGTAATCTCTTTTAGTTTCCGTAAGAGGAAGAAAGATCGTATATTTACTAAAAATAGCTCTAGAGTTATCGCTCACATAATCTGGGCAATCATCTTCTTCGAGATCTTTGTTGATAGCTACAGTAAAGTTCTGACCACCTTTGCTGGACTTGGCTTTATAGATATATACGTTATCTTTTTCTTTTACTTTTTCTACTACAGAGAATGGGCAACCAAATACTTTTGTGGATGTATTAAACGGCACCACATACCCGCTAGTAGGTGGTAGATCTTTTCCTTCAATGGTGTCTTTGAGTAGTGAATTAAGATACTCTCCTGAGGTTTCTTTTTCTTTATCTACGCAAGCAACTAGGTTTCCACCACGGCAGTAATCAAGTTTTTTATACGTCTTGTTATAGCACATATCCACACCTGGAGGGCAGGTCGGAGTTCTGTAGCTAGTAGACCACGGCTCTACTCCGAAGGCTTCTTTTTGCGAGTAACCAAGAATAACATCCACTTCTTCACCAGTGTCAGTAAGTACTGTATGTTCTCCGGCTTCACTTGCCTCAGAAAAAGCTTCATTAACTTCGTCCATAACGTAGTTGAGCTCGTCTTCTTTGCGCATGTCCCAGAGCTGGTAGCCTTTTTGCGTGTACTCTTTGAGGTCTTCTTTTGCGAACTTAGTGAAGTCGATATCAAATACGATTTCAATATCTGGATTATTAGTTGGATTAGCTCTCTTTTCAATTTCTTCGGGGAATAGGGTTTCTTCGTCAATACTAGCAACAGCTTCGGCAAACTCAAAAGATTTTTCAATTGCTCCTGCGATCTTGGACATCACAAATTCCGCATCTTTTTGTACAAGTGATTTAAGTCCAGAATCTACTGGAGTAATCGTAGTTTCGATACTATCAAAAGCTTCTTCCCAGGCTGCTTTCAAGTTGTCGTCAGCAGAAGCTCTTTTAAAAAGATTCTGTGGACTTGCAATAGTGCTTAGACGAGGGTTTTGAATCATTTGATCTGCTTTATCTCGACTCATTGCTTCGCCTTCTTTAAGCTCAGTTTTATTAATCAAATGCTCTACCCAAGCTGGATCCAGGGGACGCATCATCTTGAGTTTATGCTCGTACATCATCTCCGTACCTTTGATGACTCCATTTGCGAAAATAACAGGAACAGAAACAAGGTTTTTCCCAATACGGAAAGCGTACATACCCGCCATTTTGGAGTTATCGTCATTGGAGTAAACTACCTCAAATCCAATACGATAAGGATCTTCCATAAGTCTTCCTGCTCTAGCTGCCACTGCATTATAGGAAAGGTCGATAAATGCTTTCTCTAGATCAGCAGAAGTGTTTGCGGATTTTTTCAGTTGTTCGAAATCTTTAATCCAGTTGTACATAATTTTATACATTATACATGAATCAATAGAGAAAATCTAGATAAAAAAAAGGAGAGCAGAATTTATCTACCCTCCCTTTATTTCATACTTTTGATAACTTCACCAGCATGATGGTGTTTAAACTCGAAGAAACTAGTATTGCTGCAAGTAACGCAATAGCCCAATTGAAAGGTTTTTTCTCTGGTGGGAGAATTTTAATCTCTTCATTTGGATTACGCATAGGCTTAGCTAAAATAGCCACTTCTTTTTTAGGTTCTGGTTTCTTAGCAATAACTGGTGCGCTACTAACTCTCGTAACAGAAACTCTTTTTAGCCCCTGGTTCCAAGTAAGTCCAATTTGCTTTGCTGCGGCTGGAGTAAGATCAATAATACGTCCTTTGATAAACGGACCTCTATCCGTGATCTTTACTACAACTGACTTTCCTGTTTTTAGGCAGGAGACTTTAACTTTACTTCCTAGAGGTAGTGTTTTATGCGCTGCGGTTAGAGCGTTATCATTAAGTCTAGAACCAGAAGCTGTTCTTGTACCTCCGTTAGTCTTTACAGAATAAATTGAGGCAACTCCAATCTCACCTGCGGCTAATTTATTTAGGCCTAAGGTAATTAGAAAAGCGATGATAAGTACGATTAGTTGTCTCATTTTTTGTTTGGGTTAGGAATTTCCATAAAATAAACATAATGGGTGTTTAACCCATCTTTCACTTCTAAAGCTCTTACTACTCTTCCGTCTTTCAACTTATAGTAGAATTTTTCGGTGTAAATAGGTTCTGTTTGTTGTACACAGCTTACGCAGGTGATTGCTAGTAGTAGGGTGATGTATTTTTTCATTTTTGTTTATATGGTTATTTTAACTTTTGTGTGATTAACTTTCTTTGGTCTTTCATCTATGAGGGCCCCATTTGAATTTTCGTAGTAGATTACCTTACCATTAGCATTGTATTCTGCTTTGCTCCAGTAACCACCTGCTTCTTCGTAGTAGGTTACATTGTCGTTAGCATCCTTAATAACATAAGGAAATTCTGTGATACCATTTTGCTGTGCTAGAGTCATATAGTTAATTGAACTTTTGTGTGATTAACTTTCTTTGGTCTTTTATCTATGATATCGCCAAATGAATCTTCGAAGTAGATTAAGTTTTCTTTTTCATCGTATTCTCTTTTGCGCCAGTAACCAAGTGAATTTTTGCAGTAGGTTTCATTACCTCTAGAATTGTATTCTGACTTGTACCAGTAACCGTCTGCATTCTCGAAGTAAATAATTCTTCCTTTTTCATCCTTAATAATATAAGGAAATTCTGTGATACCATTTTGCTGGGCTAGTGTCATATAATTATTTTAACTTTTAGATGATTAACTTTCTTTGGTCTATTGTCTCGGATATACCCAGATGAATCTTCGAAGTAGATTACATTGTCGTTATAATCATATTCTCTTTTGCGCCAGTAACCATATGCATTTTCGCAGTATGTTTCCTTACCGCTAGCATCATATTCTACCTTGTACCAGAAACCATCTGCATTTTCGTAGTAAATACTTCTTCCTTTTTGATCTCGAATAATATAAGGAAATTCTGTGATACCATTTTGCTGTGCTAGAGTCATATAGTTAATTGAACTTTTGTGTGATTAACTTTCTTTGGTCTTTTATCTATGATATCGCCAAATGAATCTTTATAGTAAATTAACTTTCCTTTTTCGTCATGTTCTCTTTCACTCCAGTAACCAGTTGAATCTTCACAATAAGTTACATTGCTGTTGGCGTCATATTCGCTTTTGACCCAGGAACCACTTGGATTTTCTAAGTAAATAATTCTTCCTTTTTGATCTCGAATAATATAAGGAAATTCTGTTATATTATTTTGTTGCGCTAGTGTCATATAGTTATTTTAACTTGTAAATGATTAACTTTCTTTGGTCTTTTGTCTACGATGGTCCCATCGTAATCTTCGTAGTAGATTAAGGTTCCTCGTGCATCATATTCTGCTTTGCGCCAAAAACCAGTTGACTCTTCGTAGTATGTTTTCTTACCATTAGAATCATATTCTGATTTGAACCAGGAACCACTTGAATCTTCGTAGTAAATACTTCTTCCTTTTTGATCTCGAATAATATAAGGAAATTCTGTAATTCCGTTTTGCTGGGCTAGTGTCATATAGTTATTTTAACTTTTGTGCGATTAACTTTCTTTGGTCTTTTATCTATGAGGGTCCCATTTGAATTTTCGTAGTAGATTGCCTTGCCAGTAGCATTGTATTCTGCTTTGCTCCAGAAACCATATGCATTTTCGTAGTAGGTTTCCTTACCTCTTTCATCCTTAATAATATAAGGAAACTCTGTAATTCCATTTTGTTGAGCTAGTGTCATATGTTTAACAGTAAACTTCAACAATAGTGTATTGCTTATTAGTCGTGAGGAGTAATTCTTTAATTGTGTTCAAAGCTTCGTCTTTAGAATACATTAACGTTCCGGCTGGCCCATCTGGAACAACTAACGTTCCTGCTGGCGCAGCTGGAACGTCGAAAATATCTACCCCTCCATGCCAGCGGTAATGAATTTCCATAATTTTATAATATATGTGAATGTTGTCGCTTAGTTTTTTGCTCATAAAGTAATTGTTGTTTTTGTGATGCTTAAGTGTTTAGAATCTCTTATATGTAGAAAGAAATATTCATCTATCTGATGTGTGCTTATATCTTCGAATGTTGATGGAATATTAATCATACACCCATTTAGCGTAAGCTCTTTATTGCCAACCAGTGATGTATTTTCCAAGTCTTCACGCATTAGATAAACGTAGAACAATAAGTTTTTGTATTGGTATATTTTACAGCCGCCTAATTTATAGGCAAAAGATTTTAATTTTTTTTTATGCTGAGGTAAAACAGCTACAGCTATTTTGTCTGTTACTGTTATCCAATAACTTAATGTTTTGTCATTTACTGCCTCTGCGGCAATATTAATTATTTTCTGCCTTAATGTGTCACTCATAATGTAATTGTTGTTTTCTGTAGATTTACAGTTTTTGCGTCTCCTAGTTTTATAAATCTGTAAAATCCAATTCTGTGGGTTTCCAGATGGTTAAACCTATAAGGGATGGCGACTAGTAATCCTCTAGGGTCTGCTATCGTAGGTTCATCCAATATATGCCCCACGAGAGTAGTATAGACAAATTGATCTGAGCTTTCGTAGGCTGGACTGTTTATTGCCTTAGAAAACCGGATTAATAAATCTGTATCTTTTGGAAAAGCAACTAAAGCAATGTCAACCTTATTGCCTATAAACTTTATCAGATCTGGGTCTGGGCTTACTTCTTTTAAAATATTGATTACTTTTTCTCTTAGAGTTATTAATGCGTTCATAAAGTAATTGTTATTTTCTGTAGATTTACAGGTTTAAAGTCTCCGAGTTTTACAAAATAGTACCCATTTATTTCGTGGGTGTGTGCTATCCAATGCGGAGTATTTAAAAGAAACCCACGAGGGTTTGCTGTTGTTTCCTTATCCCGCAATGCTTTTGAAAGAGTAACGTAGGGAAAATTGGTTTTTGTCGCTCCTACTATATTTAAGCTTATTGCAAAATCAATTAATTTATCTTTGTCTGCAAGAAAAGCAGCCAACGCAAGGTTTGCACTTGTGTTAATAACATAATCCTCTAGAGCTTCGTCTGGGTTTACCTCTCTTATGATATTAAGTATTTTTTCTCCTAGAGTTCGTGGTTTGTACGTGTCCATAGTTTATTCGGTTCGATAAATTTTGTAATGGCTCTGTCCTGTAGATGTATTATAGGTAGAACATCTACCGATCTGCGTATTGGCATATAAACATGATCTACCAATGTTACTACTCTGTATTTGATTAATATGTTGTCCAGAAATGCGTCTTCTAAATTCGACAGCTTTTTTAAGCAGGAAATAGATATAGTGTTTCTAATTCCCCTAGAGATTGACTCAGTGTACTTTGCGATGGGGCAACAATTGATTGTTGGCATAAATGTAATTTTCTAATAGTGTTTCTACTTCGGATAGTGATTGACTAAGTGCGATTTGTGATGGGGCAATAATTGGTTCGAATAGCATATTACTCCAAAGGATCTCTGACAGTCTGAGTTGCAACCCTCGTGAAATATGTGTTCTCATTAGCTCCATGTGCTCGATGTGTATTCCTAATTGCATGTTATATATAATTTTAGTTGAATACTTTTGTGCAGGAATGATGTTCCACTAAATCCTCTAAATGAGAGAGAGTAGTGTCCAACCGGACTAATGATGTACTCATTATACCTTTGTATGTGCGTAGTGCTATAGTTTCGTGTAATGGGTCCTTCAAGTTTGCAACTAGTGTATTGTTTATAAAACTAGTTATGCGTATCCCCATTGGTGTGTCTGGGTAATTTATAAATATTGAGTTCATTGTCTATGTAGTCTTCTAAAATACCACTACACTCCCGTAAAGAAGTACCTACTCTACCGAACTTATCGTCTATATTGTGGGCTTGTTCTAAACTAATCTTGCCGTAAGAACGGAACGTTAACTCCATGCTCAATTCGTTCATGATGGAACTAATGATATTTTTCTTGTGCAGAGTAGAAACATCATTAACTCTCCTGCGAATTCCTTTCTGTAATTTTTTCATTTATGTTGTGTAGCTCAAGTTCGTAACGGAAAACGAATAAGGAGTTGAATATTTTGTCCTGTAAGTTTCGCCTAAGTTGAATAAACAACTCGTAATCCCATTCGTCATCCACATTCAACGCAGAGTAAACAGAATTTCTTATAGCGGAAATATTAGGCGCTTGTGCTACTACATTATCTATGTATTTATGGCTCATCTCTTTGTGAAGTATGGTAAAGAATTTCTTCATTTATGGTTGGTAGGTCCCCGTCGCGAAAGAAAATAAACATGGTTATTTTGCACAGGCTAAGAGATCTACTCAACATAGTGCCAGGCCTACGTGCGATTTCGGTTGATTCTTTTGTATATTTATTTTTTTTTACTATTTCTTCATCGCATAATGTGTTCAGCACAGTTAGGCGGGTATTAAGAAGGAACATATCCACCGAAACTGTAAGTTTGTAATTTTTGTTACTCAATTGTGTAACAGGTATATCTTTCTGACTCATCTCTTTGTGAAGTATGGTGTAAAGAATAGACTGTCTGCTAACGTGTCTAGTACCCAATCTAATGATGTTCTCAAATCTGTTTTTAACTCAAACATTAACTGCTCTGCTCGAAGTGTATCTCTATGTTTATAGTGAAATAAGAAATTTGTTTCTTGTGCAATAGGGGAAACTATTTTTACGCTCATCTTTACTGCGTATCTCCCTAAGTAGTCTGATATATTATCTACTGGGTTACTCATTTATTTATTTCGTTAATAACTCTTCTTTCTGATTGCCGTATGTGAAAATCAATTATGCGTATAGAAAATTCCAACTTCTCCATTGCAAAAAATATATAAAAACCAATGTTTGGTTTTTGCTGTCTTATCTCTTTTCCTATTTGTTCGATTGTTTTAGGTATTATAATGGGCATTGGTTTATTTCGTTAATAACTCTTCTTTCTGATTGTCGTATGTGAAAATCAAATATACTTAGCGATAAAGTTAACTGAAGTGTTGCTAGAGATAACCTAATATCAATATATGGTCCTTCTGAGATAAATCGCCATCTCATATCTTCTATTTTTTTATTATACGTATCATGATGCAACTGTTCTATCTCTTTTCCTATTTGTTCGATTGTTTTAGGTATCATAATGGGCATTGATTTATTTCGTTAATAACTCTCCTTTCTAGCTTGCGGACATAGAAATCGGCTATGTTTAAGGAAGTATTTAACTTTCGCGTTAGCATCCACAAACGACGATCAATTACGCTTGTTTCTGCTGTAAACTCCCACTCTAAACAGTCTAATTTGTTGTAATAAGTATCATAATGAAGTTGGCGAGTTTCTATTGATATTTGTTCGATTGTTTTAGTCATAATCTGATAAAACTAAATTTAAGTTCTCCATCACATCATAGCAGGTCTGCTCTAATGTCAAAACTATTGCATCCGTCGTTTCTACGCATCGAGATCGAGGAAAATTACCTACGACAAAGGGTACGGAAGTACCAGTCTGTAGGGTTCGTGCTTGATGAAAAATACTACCCCTTAAGTCTCTCGCAATAGTTGACACTTCGTTATTTAATGCGTAAACCGCCATGACTAATACATACTGAGGTGTATATTACTTGTTTATGTTGTCAGTGCTCATCTTCTTTTCCTGGAAAGTCTATTTCATATAATAGATCATCAATGTGTTCTGATGTCTCTAGTGTGTGAACTGTTAGCCTCCAGTAAGCGGTCCAAGATAACCCTCTAGTTTTGGTGTGTATAGTTTTACTTACACGGCTATATATTGGGTTTATCAGGATTCGTTTTATCTTCATGTCTATAATATCTATACTCCTAGGTAGCGTGAATCTAGTGCTATATGTCATTGATTATTTTTCTGAATTGTTTTTCTATGATTCTATAGACACCAGATTCAATACTCCTCACTAAAGGGTCGGCTACTATATTTTTAACTTGTAAAAATAATTTCACTTTTTCTGAGATTGCTATGTCGGCTAAATCGCAGCAGAAATCGGCGAGGGGCTTTTCTACATCATATAGCGCCAGTGCTATAGTTTGTTTATTCATGTGTAATCCATTGATCTATTAATAATTCTTCGTGGATAGATTTATCGCGTTTGATCTTTTGAGTACGTCCGCAGCATCAGCAGAAGAAAATGCCCACTTGATAATCTCTTCCGGAGTTATTAGCCCATCTCGAAGATCTTGGATCCACATGTCTTTTGTAAGTCCTTTAATGGCTCTACCTATCACAAGCTTCTCCACGATTAGTGGATGCCTGGTGGGGAGGTCTTTTCCTTGAGATTCGTTAGCAACAAGCCACTCTAGAGCTGAGCATCCATTAACACAAAGCTCTTTTCTTTCGGCTGGAAGGGGTCTAACTTCTCTCCTACCAAGTTCGAGTAAACACTTAAACAAAGGCAATGCTTTGCGCTTTGATTTTGTGCTTATTTTAAAATCATTAATTTGTTTTCCTGCACTCGATGTCATTGATTATTTTTCTGAATTGTTTTTCTATGATTCTATAGACACCAGATTGAATACTCACCACTAAAGGTCTAACTAATATAGATCTAATTTGTTCATATGCGTTAAAGTTTTCTTCGATTACTATATCTGTTAACTCACAACAGAAATCACTTAAAGGAAATTCTGCCTTGTTTAAACTGCATTCTATAGTTTGTTTATTATTATGTAATACATTCATCTAGTAATAGTTCTTCGTGGATGTCGAGTGCTTTGTCCAGAAATATGGACTCAATTCGTAATAAGCTTTTTGTAGTCGGTAATTTAATTTTAAAAAATACATCAGAAATCTGTGGATTTTTTCTGTTGTAATGCCTGATATATGAGATCAAAATGTTTTGGGCGTTTCCTACATTTTTTACGCTCTGGTCGATTACTCCGCCAAACAAATCGTCATAGGCTAATGGGTATATTGTTTGTTGCATTATTTGTTGTATTTGTATTTGTTAAAATCTATAGCTTCCGTAATAGCATCGGTAATATGCCTTTGAGTTACGTCCGCTCTTAACTCTATTTCGTTATAACAAAAAGTATCTAGCTCTCCGTGGATATGGGATCCTATAGCGTGTAACAAATCGTATTGCATTAGCCCATACACCGGATTATGAAACCAAGTTATATGTGCGGCTAACTCGCGTTCTTCTTCAAGGTTTTTAATATTATGGTTGATCATCGTTGTATTTGTTAAAAGCTAAGGCTTTCTCTATAGTGTCATTAACACTGCTCTGAGTTATGTCGGCCCGTAGCTCTAGTTCATTTAAACAAAAAGTAGCTAGCTCTCCTTGGATATGAGGCTGCATACAACTAAACAAATCGTATTCTTGTAGCCCATACACTTGCCCATGAAACCAAGTTACATGGGCGGCTAACTCGCTGTCTTCTTCATAGTTTTTAATATTATGGTTGATCATCATGTACGAAGTTGGTGAATTCACAGTACTGGTTGACACACTGTACTATCTGATTGTGCGTAGTAGTAGCCCTAAATTGGAATCGGTTAAACATAAAATTTGATGTGTGATAACCATAGCTAGCATTAACAAAGTCATCTAGGTCTATTAAAAAAACATAAAAATTCCAAAAAAAACAACAAGGTGTTTTTTCAAACATATCTTCATCTTCAGTATATGTAATATTGTTATTGTCTATCCTTATCATTTCCTAGTTTAAAGTTATTTGTTAACATAGTGTAAACACAATCCACCGAAACAATTGCAGGGTAGTAAATTGTATCTGTTGGGCGCATTACGCACGATATTACGATGGACTGCACATGGAAATGTAAAGTCTCATCTAAATTATCAATTACCGTAAAAAAAGCAGGAACTTTTTTAGCTAAAGCAAAATCATCTAGTGGTTGTAATTCGTTATTGGCTATCATTGTCAATTTCCTAGTTTAAAATTAGGTGTTAACATGTCTAAAATGGCTGAGCGTGTATTAGATCCGCTAAGGTGTAGTCCATAGGAATGCCAGCTTTCACGGCTGTATGCTTTATGTGCTCGCCATATATACCGCGGCAAATCATCCTTTAAATCAGATATGGTTTTGAAGTAGTTAGGTACTGCCGCTGCCAACCTAAACTCATCTATTATCTCCATCGAGTTATTGGTTATCATGGTCAATTTCCTAGTGTAAGATCATTTTTTAAAATTTCTATAACTGAGGTAGGGGTTCTGCGGCATGCTATCTCTAAATTAGATACAAAACCACGTGCACGTATATTATGCCGCTGTATGTCTATCTGAGCACATAGCGCGCTCTCATGATCCCTTATTTCCCTAAACCAACTAGGAATCGATGCTGCCAACCTAAACTCATCTACTATTTTTATTGAGTTATTAGATATCATTTTATTCTACAAGTTTAAAGTTTTCGTTTAGCATGTATATAATAGCGACGTGGGTTTCATCAGCTCGAGTGTCAGTTTTATCATAAACGAAAAATGTCTTAGCTCCTGACGCCTCAGTTTGTATTTGCACACTAATGGCATCAATTAGCTCAACTAGACTGTAGAAAAAACTAGGTATAGTTTTCCCTTTTACGATTTCATATGCTTCTATTGTGTTGTTGTTTACTATCATTGTTTTGAAAATTTTTGATAAAAAAAATGAAGACAAAGTTAATTGTCTTCATTTGTTAAAGTGGTCTAGGGGGGACTCGAACCCCCATGCCTTTTGGGCAACGGATTTTAAGTCCGCAATGTCTGCCTATTCCATCACTAGACCTCAACAGGATACATTATTATATAACACAACTAGCACTATTTTTGCTAATCCTCATTGTCATTTTCTTCTGCATTTTCTTCTGCTAGGGTGTGTAGTATAAGGGAACTGCACTTCTCCATGAACTCATCGTGATCGTATCTATAGTAAATTCTATAATCGTCAATCTCTGGGTCAGAAAGAATTATGACGTAATTTCTTTTTTCTTTATCCAAAGCCTCTACGAGATCTTGCGCAAAGTCTAAAGTCATATTATGTTTATTTTATGTGTTTAAAAAGAATATTTGCGGAAGCATACGCATCTGCCCCTGGATGATGATAAGGAAGTTCTGATTCATTTCTAGGTACAGGAATCAATGGATCTTCTCCTGCGCTAAACATAATAGAGGAAATGTCCAATAATGGATATGGTCCTTCCCAATGTCTACTTGGGTCGTCGGCAATACAAGCAGATAAAAAATTGCTTTCTACTGGCCACGGAGTCTCAGCCGCGACCATCAAATTATCATATTCTTTTTTGGCTTGTGTGTAGTATTTCCAAAATGCATTTCGAATATCCTTAGGTGTGTTATACAGAGCAGGCATTAAAGGTACATTATCGTTTACCCAAGCTCTGTCTTCCGGAGTAGCGTACAGCCCTTCTATTGGACACACAAAAAGAAATGTATCTAACCGTTCTCTTTTGCGATTAAAAACAGCGCCACCTACTGCAAATCCTTCTCCGTGTAATCCCATAGACTCTACGTCGAAAACCAAGTAATGCTTTGTTTGATCTTTATTAGCCATGGGATTAATGTATTGAGTATTTACTAATTTGCAACTATTTTTTTAGCTCAACCGTTTCGTTATTGTTTCTACCGTATCTTTACTACGTAGAGAGCCTGTGAAGGTGTAGGGGAACTTTAGTTCTAGGCGAAGCTCTAGCAACATAATATCCAAGGAATCTAATCCAAGGGAGCCTAGACTTTTGTTTAAATCTAGATCTTTTGGCTGTATCCCCAGAATGTCGCATATCTGGCAAATAATAATAGTTTTTGTGTTCATCTTTTTCTGCGTAGAGTCCACATAGCAAAACCTAAACCAATAAGGAGTGTCTGGGAAGGTTCTGGAATAGCTACGGATTTAGGAACCCATACATTATCCTTATAGACAACTCCTCCTACTTGCACAGTAGCTTTTCCTACTACTGGGGTGGAAACAGTTTCAAAAATAAATGTAATTGGTCTTGAGCTATTGGATGTGGGATTCAACGTCCAAGAAATTGACTCATCCTCAATGGTTACTGGATAAACAACTGGTACTCTCACAAAGTCTATAACCACTGGACCATCGAAGAAAATATCAATATCCTCTAGATTGCCTACGTTGATGTTTCTAGGAGTGATCTGGTAGGAGTAACGAAATGTGCCAGGAACTACCTCGGATACGCTAGAATTGATGTACTGGTTAAATGTAGTTGTAACTGCTGAAAAAGCAGTTGTTACTGTAAAGAGTAGAATAGCTAAAGTTTTCATGTGAGTCTGATTATAAACCATGTACTCGATTTTAGCAACCCTGCATTAGATAAAAAAAAAGCCAAGGTGTTACCCTTGGCTTTTCTGGTTTTAATACCTGATCGATCCTAGCCTGTCGTAGCATTTTTTATTACGGAGTTTAGCATCGATTAGAACTATTTTCTTTCTACGTTTACCATACCAACGTTTTTCTCCATCTTCATCCAAGAATCGATTTGGGAACTCCCATTCTTCTTCTTTGACTCGCTGGGTTATAATTTTATTAAGTCGTTGTTGTACCCTAGCAGGAATTTTCAAAGATTTATTTCTCTCTTTCCATTCTGATTCGACGCGCCAACGAATGTGTTCTTCACAGAGTTTTACTAATTCTCCCTCATTGATTTCAATATCCATCCAATCTTCAACAAAGCCATTCCACATTTTGATATCTGGATTGCCTTTAATCTTTTGTAGTTTTTTGATTAGATCATTTTTTCTCATTCTGATTGGTCTCTTTCATAGGTTAGTAAACAGTCTAATAATACCTCCAATCAGCATAATTGTTGCGAGGCACGAGGCAATAAATACGGCAATGCCTATCATGGCAGTTTTTAATCCGAAACCTAAAATCAGCACAGCCAACAATATAGCTACTGCTGGGAGCGTCATCAAAATTCCGATTAATATGTCTTTTGTTTGATTTGTCATAATTTGTTTATTTTGATTTGTTATCTTCCCTACCCAGTAGGAGTGTCATTCCATAACCAAATGAAATTATTGCAGCACAAGCGGTAACCACGGCTGCAAACGCTAGTACAGTAGCTTTTAATCCGAAACCTAAGATCAGCACAGTTAATAATAGTGCTACTGCTGGAAGAAGCATCAAAACTCCTAGTAATTTTTTTTGTGTTTTTGTCATAATTTGTTTAGTTTGTTTTTTTAGTTCAATAACCTCATCTGTTAATTGAATCACAGCTTCCATGGATTCTTTATATAGAGACTGCTGCAACTTATATAAATCTCTTCTAAAAGCTAAATCTTCTTTTGTTGTTTGAAGCTCTTTTTTGAGGAGTTCAATCTCTTCTAGTAGTTTATCACTCATACTTCTTTAGTAATTGTTCTGCTTCTTCTAAAGCCTTTCTTGTATTTTCTACTACAGGACATTCTTTATCATCCGCATGATACTCATTTTTGCTATGGTGTAACTCATTGCAGGAGAGATTTCTTGGAAATACTTTGATTAGTTTTCTCAATGCAGTTTCCATCTCTCCTAATTGAGCTGAAGCGGTTTTTAATTTTTCGTTTTGTTTATTAACTTTGTCGAGCTCGCAAAAAGGACATTCTTGTGGGGACCACCCATCTGTAATTGTTTCAGAATCGCAAGCACCACAGATCGCATGATATTTACCCATTTGTGGTTCCTTTCACTTCTGCTAAAGCTTTATCCGCAATCTCTGCACATGCCTGTTGGCTGTGGTGTCTTTTAGAAATTTCGATTAGTGCATCTTCTAAAATACTAAAATTCTTTTTAGTGTCTAAAAGTTCGTGTTTGAGTTTGTTTAACTGCGCGTCCTTTGCTGTTACTGGGCATGTGTGAAAATACATTGAAGGATATTGAGTCCCACAGTTATTACAGGTGATGAGGTCTGGTTTTGATGGGTCGTGTATATATAGCATTGGTTTATTTAATCGATTTTTATTTTTAGTTTCTTTGCTTGATCTTTTAACTCCTGCATTTGTTTTTGAATCGCATAGACTTGATAAGCCGCTAAATCTTTTTCATATTTTACCATCCTTGCTTTGTACTCTTTCAGCAGTTTACGATAATCTCTAGCGTGCTCTTTGTACACACGGATATCGTGAGCATAATCTGCTTGCTCTAGTGCAATTTGATTTTTGTGTTTATATTTTTTCTTTACGATATAAACAACGCCACCCCAAAAAACAATTTCTTCGTTGGAGTACTTTTCTTTAATTTGTTGCAGTTTTACTATAATACTTTCCACTGTGGTTTTTTTCTCCTGCTCTGCCCTGTAAACCGCTTTGTAACTTACTGTGTACTCCAAAGGTTTAGTGCGTGGTTTACTTGGTGGATAAGGTTTAATTGGTTTTATAGGCTTGTCCATTTTGTTTTATATTAATTTTGTTAAGGCATTTTGGGCAATAAGCTGATTTCATATCTGGTGTGTATTTGGTCCTTCTGTGATTGAAAGACCATCGAGCTTTATCGGGAATCCAAAACTTGATGTTTTTACACCCACACACGAAACCTCTTTCATTACGGTTTTCGCATGTGGGTGTAAGGAATTGTTGGCTCATTAATCTACAGGGATTGTTTTATTAGCCGTATCCCGAATATCGATGAGAATTGCAGCTAATTTCTCAGTAGACTTACTTTCTCCAGGAGTATAGTGATAGAGGTAGCTACTCGCTTTAGAGTAAATCTCTTGTAACTTAGTCGCATACAAATCCCTCTGGTCTTTAATTGATTTTATTTTCAAATCAATGAGGATATCTACTTCTGGTTGATATTCAGTCATACCGACACCACCAACCGTTTTACTCAGCATAGCAAAAGAGGCTGCACGTTCCTCACTTACGGTTCTGTGAGCTCTCTGCCATTTTTCTACTTCGCTTGGTAATGTAGTTCCTTTATGCTGCATAAGAGCTTTCCTTGCTTTGTCTAGCTCGGATTTAAGTTCCTCTATCTGAGAGACTAGCTGTTTAGCAGCATCAACAACGTCAGGGGTTTCTGCAGTGTCTAATTCTTTAACTTTTTTCAGAGTTTCATCAATTTCTTCCATAATAATAATCTTTGGTTCGTGGTACTTAACTAGTTCTCTTGCTTTAAGGATTGCCGTAATTAGTAAATCCTTCTGCTTGGTAAGTGTCTCGTTTTCTTTATATTCAGCAGAATACTCCTGAGCAAGTTGTTTTACTAACTCGGGTAGATTTTCTTCTGTGTGATTGGGAACGTAACTGCAAGGAATCTGATAAAGAGTATCTTTCAATATCTTTCTAAGGCGAGTTAGTTCCTGTTCTCGCTCGACTACAGAAATATTAGGATGCGACTCATGCAATTTTTTTATCTCTTCTGGAAAGAGTCTATGAAAAGAATCTTCCCCGTCTTTGGAAATATTTACAGCTTCAATTTGTGTACTCATGTTATAGCTTATTTGTTAAATATTACGTAGGTTATACATAGCGTAGATATATGAATAAATTGGTCAAAACCAATTACCGTGAAGAACGCATGAATTTTATTTTTTTGGTATAGGGTGCTTGTCAAACGACTGGTACCATAATCAGTAATAAAATGTGCAATAGCGTTTACAACAGTCCATGCAATTCCCAATACTATATTCTCGTAAAAATTAAATGCGGAAAACACAAACAATCCGAGGAAATAAATAAAAACATGGTAAGCTAAAGCTAAATTAGATTTGCTTTTGTTATTAGCCATATTACGTGTTTGTAAGACAAAGTCAAACAACCAATGAATAAACAGTAGTGTAATTAATTTAGTTAGGTCAATAGTCATAATTTTATTTTAGGGTTAACTTCTTCATCCCAGCGTCTGTGAAAAGAAGACTGGTATCCTCGTTGTCTTCAATTAGCTGATCTATTACTTCAGCTAGTTGATCTAATCTGTGCTCGTTGTAGTTGAAATGTCCTCCACTCATAACGCGTTATTAAAAATTACGAACGCCATAGATTCTTACTTCGCGTTCGTGTAGCTTATAGGTTTCCAGTTTTCTTTTAATTGATCGTGTGTAATAATTTCCGTCATTACCTTCATATTCCTCCTCTTCCCCAGTTTCCTCAGTGTCGAAGATTCTCTCAACAGGATAAAAGGAACCTAATCCGTATTTGACTGTTTTATTAAATTCTTTTTCGAATTTGTAATCAACATGTGTTCCATTGTAAAATGCCACTTTATTTTCATCTCGGAACATACGACGATCTTTGATGTCGTAATTTCTTGAAGAGGTATAATTATTGTTATACTTCTGACGAATTTGAATTAACTGGTCGTCTCCTGATAGGATGTTGCAAAACTCGTCCCATGTAATTTCTTTTTCGATTATCTTATGTGGTTCGCTCATGATCTATTAGCAAATATGTTTGATACAATAATAGATACGCCTAAAGCAATACAATACCATACTGCTTGTGAATAAGATAAATTTTCACTAAGCAGTACGGTAATTAAAATTGCAAAAGGAGTCGTAAGTATAATAAACGTAGGTAAAATCTTAATTAATAATCTCAGAATGGTCATAGTTACTTGCTCCCAAGTAAGTTATACCCTCCTGTCTTTTGTGCCAAGTCAAAATTTCTGTCTACGAAATCAATGACTTCTTTAGGATCTATGTCTCTTGGAAAGATGATATTCGGGCCGTGATTATCCAACATGACCGCCTTCAAGTTTCCAAATTGTTTCAATCCGTCACTAGTCTGTTGCCCACATTGATGTGAACCACATTCTACCTCTCTCTGAGATTTGATGGGTATTTCATCTGGGTGATTATCCTTTAGAGGTGAATGAAAGTGGAGTACACAATCATATCCAGTATGATCTCTAAAGATTATTCTCTGGCTTTGACCGCCCACACTAGGCTTTGCTCCATAAGCTAAAACAGTATCCGCAGAATCGCTTCTTACATATACTAACCCAACCTCAGCTAAATTGTTGAAATTGGATTTTCTAATAGATGTAAGGAATTCAGTATCGGAAAGCTTTACAGCAAAATGACCTACTGTGGAATCTCCAAAGGGTTTATAAGCATCGTGTTTAATACAATGCTCAACGGCTGTTCTTAATGAATCAGGAACTCGTTCGTCGCTCCAAGGAACTGGACTACCTTCTACAACGGTGGAGCGAGTAAAGGTTAGTTGAGAACGGTAGAAAACCATATCAACTAAACCTCTCAGTACTTCATCCCTGTCGTTTGTTTCGTGATACGCAGCTTCTTCTGGTGTAACAATCATGTTCCACCGAGTTTTCGTATCATTCACTAAGACTAGGTTGCATGAGCTTTTCTTGCAAAGATACAGTCCTTTTTCATACATCTCTTGTTTAGAAGCTCCACATGTAGTTTTAAAAGCTACAAGAGTAATGTCCTTTCTCTCTTTACGGAATACATCAACTACTTTTTCCTTATTGGGAACAAGCTGTGCATCATATGTATTCGCTGAGTTTAGTCTTCCTGAGTACTTTGGATTCTCACCTTCCCTTAGTTCAGGAGCGTTTACTACCATATTAAAATCACATACTGCAGGACACCAAATAACAATTTTTGTCATAGGGTCGGCTACAATATTTTCTGCTAATTTTTTGAGGTCTGTAGGACTTTGTAAATGATGTGCTCCTCCAGCCATGGACGTAAGGTGTAACTCTACATCCATTTTATCGAACCGCTCTTTACAGAACTGTTCTAGTTTTCTGGCTGTTGTACCAAAAGCAGGAGCACAAAGACCAAGATGGCAGCTGCTATGGGCTACAGTTCCACCACCTACAATATGTATTTTTTTGTTATGATTGTTCATGATATTACAGTATAGTTTTACTTCTCTTGAATTGTATAGCGTTCAGTGAATGCCGTCATGGGAACATCGGCAGTTTCTTTTTTGCCATCCCATTTAAATCGAACTCTCATAGTATTTGCGCTAAGGTTCAACTGAATAACCTCGGCTTCTACAAGAAAAAATTTAGTGTAGGAATCCATATTGGTTGCTTTTCCACTGGAATCATATTCAGGAATCCAGTCAGGATCACGTAACCGTAAGTTTACTTTAACTATTGGAAATTGCATATTGTTAAAAAATACCAGTGGGTAGTCCACCATTCATTTTATTTAATGTATGTTTTTCCTCAATAACAACAATTCTACGCTGTTCTTTTTCTTTGAGTTTATCAATATTATCCGCACGTTCTAAAGCTTTTTGTGCGGCTCGTCTCAATTGCTCTGCCGTAGCAAAACCAGCACTCATGCCAATATGCACTTCTTCGTTAGCTTCAAACTCGTCAACCACCTTGCCGTCACTACGCACAAGTTGAGTGTGAGGGTAAGGTGATGGTCTTTCCCGAAGCGCATAAAAATAGCCTTCGGCAAATTGCTTGTTTAAATTCTTTTTAAATGTAACCCAAGGCTCTTTATACTCGGGATAATAAGATCTGATGCTGTATGTGTATTTGTTCATGTTATTCCTCTAAGATTCCAAGTTCAACAGTGTCACTAAGGTCATATAAAACTCGTAGCATTTTATCTGGTTTATACCATTCCACACCCTTATCAAACCGCATTCTATAATTTTCGTTTTTCATAATATCAGCGGGATGAGGGATTCGTTCTGCCAAGTCGTCGTGTTTTAGATAGCCAATAATTTTAACTTTTGGTTGATTGGAAACGATAACAGCATCTCTGATTTTCTCAATTGCTGTAGCTCGTGTCCAATCTTTTGCTGGATCTTCTTTCAAGATTTCCAGCGCTCTATAATAGGCATCATCGTAGGAGGGAACATGCCCAGATAAAATGAAATCAATTATGTCTTTTACTTCGTTAATTTTTAAAGTTTTCATTTTATATTTGTACTTCTGGGCATTCTTTCATCCCATTCGATTTGGATCTTGATTCTGTCTACATAATTGGACAGTCTAAATGCCATTACCGATCTACGTCTTTCTGCTGCTGTTTCTGGTGGAATGCCTACCGCAGTCAATAGTTCTATCATAGATTTTTTTGTAAGGGCTTCTAGCCCTACTTGATGATTCGCGGGTTCATACGTTTGGATATGGCTCTCTTCATTCATGATTGAAGTGTAATGTAGTTTTTAATCACTTAAATAAAGAGCTAGCGTAAAAAATGCGGAGGCTATAAATCCTACGACACAGACTCCAGTTAAACTACCCAGTGTTACAATAACTACTGCATCCATAAAGGTAGTTGGGATTTCTATACCATAATTAACGCATCCTCCAGCCATTCCAAGCAAGGAAAGTATAGCGAAAATACCACTAACCATAATCAATTTTTTTATATGTTTGTTCATTGTTTTATTTAAGTATCATTGTCTTTGTCTGATTATGTCCGCTAATGTGTCAGGCATATAAACATCACATGGGTAGAAATCAGCACTATTAACTGGCGGGGTTGTAATTATAGTCATTAAAATTTTTAATAACTCTTCTTTACTTAGACTATTTAAATATTCTTCGGTTACGCCGCTATACGAGTCTTTTAAGGATTTACTCATGCTTTTAATAATTCAGGATTTTCCATAATATTTCCGATGACTTCTCCATTAGCGCAAAGGCGAAAATGTTCTATTCTAGGGTGATGATATTTGTTGTAATAAGGACATACTGCCACCCATTGAAACGACTCAAATCTAATCTCAAATCTTAAATCATTCTGCCTCAAAATATCACCTTCAAAGATCATTTTTCCATTCTTGTCGGGCAGCCCAGTACACATTTCTATAACGAAACGGTCAGCTCCGCATACCTTTACAATATCTAAATTCAACTTGCTTACCATAACACCATCTTGTTTTTCCAGATGGTGCACACACGGTGTGTTATAAGTTTTCAACTCGCTATCCCAAACTCTAAATTTTAGATCTCTATTCATATATACAGACTAGTGTTTTCCATCATGTTTCCAGCAACCTCGTATTGATCAAACCAATCCCCAGTGTTGCCGCCATTTTCTTTCGTGATTCTCCACATACCTTTATCTGTGTCCATATAGACCGCCCAATAGAGTGGACCGAAGCCAATATCATATTTGAGGATATCACCTTCAAATATTTTCTTTCCGTTTTTGTCATATAATCCCGTCCATTGCTCAAATACGCAATCAGACGCTTCTATATTTGGGTTGCTTGCCAGACTATTCAAAACACCTACATAGCGTAATCCTGTCGCTTCTGAATTATTATACTGTTTCAGATATGCTCCGATACTTTTGATCCATACTCGAAATTCTTTTTTCATAGTTGTCATATTTCAGGGTTTTCCATAATGTTTCCGATAATTTTAGCGTAGGTCCAATATTCTTTTCTCGTTGGAGTGTCGCTAAACCCATAAAGATCGTATGGACAATCGTCAGGATAATCCTTCTCAGTCCCTTTTGATAGGTTGAACGCCCCCTCCCAAAAAACAACTTCTCCGACTGACTTGATCTTTTTATTGAAATGCCACGGACACTCTAAAATATCGCCTTCAAATATTTTCTTTCCATTCTTGTCAAGAAGCCCAGTCCACAATTGAATAGTAAACTCAGAGTCATCTTTGTGTTTATGAAAATGTTTTCCGTCATTTGTGACATATTCGCATAGCTTACCAGTAAAAATATCAATACTATAGTCGCTCCACAAATGAGTGCTTGTCACCTCGTTGTGCAACCAACTTCTTGTTCTGTGACACCATACTCTAAATTCTTTTTTCATTGTTGCTCGTTTGTTAGTAACTCAGGATTTTCCATAATGTTTCCGATGACTTCAATATCTTCTCCGCTCCAAACACCTCTGATGTCGTTCTTGCTTATCCAAGTTAAGAAGTTTCCGTCATCAAAAATAACTTTTCCTACGAAGTTTTCATTTTCGTAGTCATCACTATAGGCTCTGACAATATCTCCTTCAAAGATCTTCTGTCCATACTTGTCCGCTGCACCAGTCGAGCATTGAACAACTAGAGCATCGTCTGCAATACTAAATATACTTAACCCGCCAAGGTCTGTTGATTTTACGAGGGAATATAAATAAATCAAGTCTGAAGGCTCGCTACTTAAAAATCGTCCTCGTGATTTGTCCCAAACTCTAAATTCTTTTTTCATATTATTTTTTTCCTTTTACGTATGAGAGAATAAGTCCAATTCCATATGCTGTTGCTATGGTGAGTAAAGCTACCTCCATAGAAGTAAGTACTGCAAGTACCTTTCCTAATAGTACAATTCCGAAAAGTAATTTTGCGTCGTTATAAAGTTCGTCTTTCATTTTGTTTTGTCTGTAAATCGTATAACTTGTAATGCATATTCTGCGGCATCATGTCGGGAAGCAAATCCGCATACAGGACCATCTAACCCCATAGACACACTTGGCACGCATGCCCATTTATTTTGTGACAGTTTAAATATTTGCGCGATTAGAAAATTATCTAAGTAAAAACAATGTCTATTTCCATTTACTTTAAATTTCCAATCTCTAATTTCGCCTTTATATTCTGAAAAATATTTTCCCATACCTATTTACTCTATATTTTAATGTCGGTCCGCATTTTTATTTGATTGTTTATTTTGATTTATCGTACAATTTTCTAGATGCGTCAATCCATCTTTGTCTATACTTAGCGCTATCTTTACCAAACATGCTGCCTTGATCTGTGCATCTACCCCATTTATTTTTTAGGATAAACGAACAGTAATAAGCCTCTTCTCCGATAGCTTCTGCGTCTAGTCTGATTTGTTCCATCTCCTGTGCAAACTCACGAATAATATCTTTCCATTTGATATGACATTCGAATCCGTAGCGTAGATTACACAGGTCTTTTAACCCATTTGGGTACAGCTCTTTATCGAGTTTTTCTGGAGAGAAGTATTCTAATACCTCAGGACTGAGCTCTAGGAATATTTTTGGAAACTCCTGAGCTAAATCCATCCATTCTTCATCTATGTTGTTTATATGAAATTCTATCATATGTAATAATTGGTTTATAACGTTAATTGAATAACCTCGTGATTCAATTTTCTTTTTCTTTCGCCAATAATAAATCCAGTACAATCTTCGTAGTAAACTAGGTTATCATCCGAGTCGAATTCTCTTCTGTACCAAGTCCCCTTTGAGTCTTCGTAGGATACTATGTTGTCTAGCGTGCCATATCTTTTCTTGGTCCAGAATTGATCGTGATTTTCCCAGTAAACTTCTCTGCCTTTTTCATCATTAATAACATAAGGAAATTCTGTAATTCCATTTTGCTGTGCTAGTGTCATGACAGTATTTTTAAAATGCTCGTAGGCTGATACCATCGAGAGGGGTTTTAACAAAACTAAATTCATGCCCATTTCGCATTAACTGGTTAATCATCTGTAATGCTAGGCTTTTAAACTCTGCGCTCGGGATAGAGTATATGGTCAGGTTGTCCCCAAAAGAAATCCCATACGCATCGAAATCATGAACTCCGTCTCTATTTTCTCCTCCGAATGTAATTGTTGTAGTAGAATTAGCATTCCAATGAAAGGTGTGGGCCTCTTCTTCTTTATCGTAATAGTATTCCATATTATTGGGTAATGTATTTATTTGTTTATAGAGTCCATCAAGTTTTCCATCTCTTTCTTAAAATCAAATAAAACCTCAATGACTTCTAAATCATCTTTAGCCCACCAACTTACATTGTTAGCAATAACGTTTTTGAGTTTAATATGTTTCTCCGCTACATCTAATACTTCCATCTCTAGGATCGTGTTATACCTCGATATAGGTTTGGGTGTAGCAAGAAACCTAGTTCCTACTAAGAATTTGTGAATATTTTTTTTCATTTGTGTGTTTACTTGATACCGAAGTACTGTTTCGCTTGATCAAGCGTCACGAAAACGTTTCCGTACTTAGGGTACGTAACGTCGACACATGTATTTAAATATCTTTTATCCACGCTTTTAAAACCAAAAATATTTTTCTTTTTAATCGTGTGTAAGTGTACGTGACCGTGGATATTTGGTTTTCCTCTTAGCTCGTCAGGATGGATCGGAGCATGGGATAGCCACATACCTTTGTATTTAATAATACCGTGGATCTCAGCAAACACATCTGCCTGAAGTTTCGTTGGGACATAGTCGTCGTGGTTTCCTTTGATAAGGATTTTTTTACCTGGTAGATTGCCAATACGCAACAATGCTTCTTCACTGAAAGCACAATCTCCCATTACATAAACAATACCTCTTTTATGGATTGTAGTTTTCCAGCACTCTTCGATTAACTGTGTATTATGTTCTGTTGAGGTTACAAATGGTCTGAACTTTGCGATGTTTTTACAATCCAGATGCGGGTCCCCGATAAAGAATACGCTCATTTTATTTTTAGTTTAAGTAGTTCTACTTGATAGTAATCTAGGGTGATACGATGCTCTCCGTCTTCAAACTCATGGAAATAGAATTCTCCTGTTCTTGGGTTCTCTAAAAAAGAGTTGCTGAACTTCCAAGGATTTCCGGTTGCTTTATTGATTCCGTTGTTCCACAAAGCTTTAGCTTTTTGCAGCTCGTAGAACCTAAGTGCCACGAATAGAATACATACAATTACTAGTGGTATAAGGAATACAATGCCTATGATTTTCAATGTCAGTGCCATACAAGGATATTTGTCTTGTGAAGTGTAATTAATGTGGCTAAGATAAAACCTATTGCTTGCCAAGCCCAGAAGCTTTTGTGGTTTAAAGATGGGCTATCATAGTGTTTGTCTAAACACTCAACGTAAATTGCCAGGCTAACTAAAAAGCATAAAATGTACACAGCGATAAAAGGTATGTAGTGTGAGACTTGTATTTCCATAAGGTCTGGGAAGAGTTTGTTTTATTTTTTAGGATATGTCAATTTTTGGTTTAAAAAAAAAATATAAAGAGAGGGAGATTTTACTCTCCCTCTCTTTAATTACTTTAAGCGATCTCTGTGATGATGAGATCCCTTCCACGGAATCTCTCCTTAAGTGCAGTGACTAAGCTTTGTCCTGCTTCTGGAGACACGCCCTCAAAGTGGAGTACTCCCGTTGTTTGGTTCACCATGGACAAGTATGGCGCGGACGAAAGATTAGGGAACAGGCAAGCCATGTCATAAACCTCATACTGAGATTTATGCCACCACTCATACTGCGGACCCTGGTAGTTTTTGTAGCTATCTACAAGAGTCCCTTTTTCTTTGAACCTTTCAATACCTACCTTGCGGACGAATTCCGCTTTTACATCGGCGTTAGTAATGTTCGTGTACTTATCTAGATCAAGCTGCTCTTCTGGGGTCATGACAAGCCACTCAGGTACTGTTACTCCGTTGAGAGCAAAGATTCGGATATTTCCTCTCCCCGCATACTCAAAAGCTGGACCGTTCTCGCAATGAGGAAGCCCCATGTGCGCACCGTTTGGTCCTTCCCCTGGCTCACCCAACTTCATTACGGTCGGCTTCTGAGATACAATGGTATACTCAGGCAATGGGTAAACACAACCGAGTTCTGCAGTAGCAGCCCACTTGTTGTACTTCTCCATCATGTCCTCTGGGATTACCACCTTCAGGTAATTGAAGGCGTAGTCGTAGAACGCAAATGAGCTGGCATAAAATGACCCACACTGCCATGGAAGTCGGGTGTTCGGAATTTTAAGTCGGTCGGGATTTCCATTAAATACCTTGTCCAAGCCTTCTTCAATTGCCGCTTGATCAATAGGGTAGTTGTAATGGGTGATTAGATGGCAGGCAATCCAGGCTTCTACTGGATTGTCAACGATCAGTGTTGGTGTATTCGGATCGAGCTCGATAACCTCTCTAAACCCCTTCACAATCTCTTTGGTTCGAGCTGGGTCGAGTCTATCATTGTTACATCCAATTGCTGTCCATTTTGCAATATAGACATCTGCCATTTTAATTTGCTCTTCTGTGAGCTCGTCTGGTTTTACTTGTTCTGCTACTTGTTTAATTTGATTAATAGCCTCACTTTGCGGCTCTTGCATGTTGCTTGTGATTTCGTTTTCCATACGGTTAGTTAAATAGGCATGATTGCCATACGCTTGTGCGTTTCGGATTATATGCCGGTAATCCTCATCAGTGGCAAGTTATAAATAAAAAGAAAGAGCCACTTTTACGTGGCTCTTTCTGTGACTTTATTTTAGGCACCAACCGATGATTGCGCCTAAAATTAGTGCGACTAGAACATATATTGCTATGTTCCAAATGAACACAACCAAACCCCATACAGCCCCGCCAATGAAGGCGAATGCCGAAATGAGGGTATAAATAGTAATGATCGTAAGGAAGCCGATTAGTACGTGCTTAATAAATTTTACCATAACAATATTATATAACACAAGCACCCCTATTTTTGCCGTTATTTTTTATGTATAAAATAAAAAAAAAGAAGCCGAAATTAATCGACTTCTTTTAGTGTTGAATTTATTAAACTGTTAACCTTTATACCCTGCTTGCAATTGCTGCATCTTCTGCTTGTCTACACGACTCTTAGGATCGAAAGCGGAGCCGTGTTGCTTACGGAAGATTGCGTTAAAATCAGGTGCTGGTTTAGCTGGGGTTGCTGGTCTGCTGGCAGGCATGGTTGGTGCTTTTCCTGCTGGGGCTGGAGCAGGAGGGCCTACTTGTGCAGGAGGTTGTGGGCTTACTGGAGTAGCTTTAGGGATTGTGGGGTTAGCTCCGTAATCTTTTCTTACTTTGTCCGCAAAAGCTCGCTGGTTAGTTTTAGCCTGCATAGCTCTCGTATAGGCGGGAGACGCTTGTTCGGCTGCATTATTTTGTGCATCCATGCGGTTATCGGCGGCGGAGCCTGGCAGTAAAGAACCTAAATAATTAGTAGCCTTGGAGTACGAGTTTGCTCCACTTTCTAGAGCGTTGTTATACATTTGACCAATGTTATTAAAAATACCACCTACACCAGAAGTTTCTGCATTATATGGGGTTTCAGCGTAACCTGGGGTCGTACCTGTAATGGGTCCGTGTTGTGCTTCGTACTGTGGTCTTTTACCTGCGGTTGAAATGCGATTAATATACCGCTGGCTTGGTTGAGCTGCTTGTTCTAGTATGTTGTCTAGATTTTGATCTCCTGTACCTCCTGGAATTTCTGCAGGGGCTGGTACGGATAGTGCCTGTTTTACGATTTCGCTAATTGTGGCGGATTTGATTATATTTAGATGTTTCATATTTAAAGTTAACTAATTATACTATTTTTTGTTTTTGTTATCAAATTCTTAATTTATCAATAATATTTTTTATTACCCATACCATCCATCCCGTAATACTGCAGCCCTTGCCCTGGAGAGTCCCACCATTCTTTTAGAGCCATTGCATTAGAAGGACCTATTGCAGAGATGGCGTAGCGTTGCCAAGAGGGTAGGTTTTCCCATTCTTGCCCAACTCTATTTTGAGCTAAATTGTAAGCATCGGCATATGCTTTCTGAGCTATATGGTCTTCTACTTCAGATTTAGATCCTACGTATGCTAATGCAGGCATAGCAGCTGTACCCGCTAGTCCGATACCGTATCTAGCCGTGCCAGGAAGTTTGTTCCATTGTTTAGTTACTGGCGCTGTAGCTTTGCCCCAAGCGTTACCAATAGCCGAAGTAATAGCCGACAAACCTTTAGCTTTATTTGCCTGCTTCGTCATGGAATAACTAATTAATATAGAGGAAGATTTTTGCATTACAGTTGAAAGTTATTAACCCCTTTTTGTACTTCGTTGCGAATCACACCATCCAGCGCGTCAGGACTACCCAATAGCAGGCTACCATAATCAATGCCTTTTCCTGGTTTTGTATAGGAAGGATCAACTGCTTTTGAAATCATGTTAGGATTTCTAGCCAGCTTTAGCCTGTCTTTAAAGGATAGGGAATCGAATCCTTGCATCATATCTTGTGCAGATTGCATACCCCCTTGCTGTGCGGCTTGGTTAGCAATTTCCTTTGCATTTGTGTAACCGTGTAATTGGCCAGCTCTAGAAAATGGATCGACGTTTACTCCCAATAAACCAAGCCCCGTGTGAGCTCCCATCGACCCCCACATACCTGTAGTTTGATTAGGCGAAAAGGCCATCATCCTAGGGGTATCGTACGCAAGTGTGAGGGCTTTTCTACCAAGCTTAACTGCCGTTTGCTTTCCTGGCGTAAGTCCTTGTACGTAATTGTCGAATTCGTTGTTTAGTCTTGTATGCCTACCTTGATATTTGGACAGGGCTTTTTGCGCACTGTCTACTCTCCATTGCATTCCTGGATCGTTACCGTATTTCCCAATCATTTTTTGTGCATGAGAAATATTACCTTCCGCTAAACCAGCTCTAGCTCCAGAATGCAAAGCTCTGAACAATTGCTTTACTGGGGCAAAGTTAAATGCTGCTGATTTTTCTATGAAGGAATATGGGTCCATTAGAATGGATTGTTTCCGAGAATGCGATCGATTATACCTTGGTTGTTGTAGCGTTGTTGAGCTTCTTGCATGGCTCGCATGTAGCCTTCGTAAGTACCCATTACCTGGCCGCTTTCTCTACCTCTTGATTCGCCCAGCCCAGATCCAAGAAGGTATCCGCCAGTTCCTGTTCCTAGGCCAACTGCGGCTGTTCCTACTCCAGGTCGATCAAATAATCTTGCTAGGCGATCCGCGAATCCTTGATCTGCGACTTCATCTACTGCTCCACCGTAAGCTACTGGATAGTTATTAGCTACTTGGGTTGTTGCGTTATTTGTTCCCTTAGGAGTAACATTTCTCATACCTGGTCCAGTTGTCGTTGCATCGACAGGAATAGGGTTTGGTGGAGTAGATAGCCCAGCATTATAATCAATAGCCTTTGGGCCTTGGGCTGCTTGAGCTGCGGTATTTGGGGTTACTGGAGGAATTTCTCCACCCCTCCTTCTTAGTTCTCTGAGTGACTTTGCCGCAAGCCCTCTCTGTGCGTGATTTTTAGGCAGCGTTTTAACAGCATCTAACGCTGTTCGTAAATTGCCTATTGTTGCGGTATCAGTTTTTCCTCCTAATGAAGCAATACCCCTAATCAGTCGCGCATTAAATGCAGCTTTAATCAACTCACTTTTATTCATATGTCCTAAATTATAACTAAAAATAAACCCACAGTAAATAAAAAAAAGAAACCACCTGTGAAAGATGGTTTCTTTAAAAATTTAAATTCTTCTTCTATATACACCTAAACCGAAAATAGTCATCAGGCATAACCCTAAAGTCATATTCGGCTCTGGTACCCCTAGCGAAGGAGTTGTTGGAACTGGAGTAAATTCTAGCACAAAAATAGTATCATTGAAGTCTTTGTCTCCGCCTCCCCAAATGTCCTCGAATCCTATCACTAGGTAATTAGAGTTTCCATTTTTAAAGAAAACAGAGTGAAATAGTCCATCTCCATTTAGGCTATGATCTGTAGAAAAGAATCTTCTACCTCCGTTAGCTCCGTCCGCAATTAAAAAGAAATCTAGTTTTTGATTAAACGGGAATAACCCAATATCGACAAAATCTCCAGATACCAGAGGTCTTTTATCATTCCTGAGTAAATTCTTGTCTCCGCTTGCGTTAGTTTCTCCAGAGAAATCTGGGAAAATAAGTTTAGCGGTTGGATCTGTTGGTGCCCCTACTTTTGTAGAGAATCCAATAGAGTTTCTAAAACCAGCGTTCTCTCCTACGAAATAAGCACGTACTGTTGCGTCGTCACTTAATGTCAGTAGGCTAGGATTGGTGTTCAGATTAGCCCAATCGTTGAATTTAAAGGTTTGAAATAAATTTCTATTCTGAATACCGATTAGGCTAGGAAGAATATCTGATTGAAACTTCTGTGCTTGCGGATCAGATCCAGCCAGCATGACAGGAGAAACAATATCTAGATTGTATGGTCTTGCGGGGGATTGGTACCCACTTTGTGTTTGTGCGTTACTAAAGCCGATAAGCGTGAGTAACGTTACGATAATAGAGATGTAATTGTGTTTCATGTAATTATTTTAGCATAAGTTTTGATTTTTTGCACCCTCCCAAATGAGGGGTTATTTTATTTTTATAGTGGATAAGTATTCCTCTACTACATCTTTACAAGCTAAATCAGTTTCGTTAGCTCTTCTTTCGATGTCTAGTTCGGAACCAATAGCGACAGCGATATGTTGTAACCAGAAATAATCTGAGAATTCCAACCACTTATTTCCGGTTTCGGAACTAGTTTCTAAGATCAGATCTATTACATTATCCCCCTGATGGGCTATTACAATTTCACAAAAAAAATCTCTTACCGTTTCTAGTGAAACGTTTTTAGTCATATCCAATTTTCTAAACAAAGGTGCTACTTGAGGGTAAGTTTTTAAATAAACTGTATGTTTACTATTAATATCTTTTATATGCCTGGACGCTCTGGCTCCAGCAAATAACGCACTAGTAATACTCATATTGATTTATTCTTTTGTAACTAATCCTTCTTCTAAATCGGAAAAGTAATAAGTATACTCAAACTTATCTCCGTACGTAGAGTCTGGATCTGTAATAAACATGTGGGCTAATTCCCGAATAAACGTGGGGTTGCTACTCAGTCTATTATAGATCTCCGAAATAGTTTTAATTGAGAAACAAACTAATTGCTCAGTTAGTTTGTCTGGAACGAATTCAATTGGAACATGCCTCATTTCTTTTTTCAATGGAATGAAGTAATCGTACACCACAGTCTTTCCCGTTAGCGTGTGGTACATGTAAGCTGCATTCTTATGAGACTGAGGCATGGAGCTTGGAGTTTTTCCCGTAATCTTACAATCATAAACCGTAGACGGTGTTTGATAGTCGGTATACCCTAGAATAAAATTATCACATATCAAACCTTGAACTCGATCTTGGCAAGTAATGTTGTCTTTAAATGGGGCATAACGATTAATTGCTTTTTCGCAGATTTGCGCAATTGATTCTGCAATTTCTGCATAGCTGGAAAAGCTGCTAGCCTCTTTAGTAAATACTTCTGTGGCTAAGGATATACTTTGTTTGATATCTCCTTTGCATGACTCAGCAGCTTCTTTTGTAAGGATGCTCTTATCATCGGCGTATCTTAGTCCACCAAGATAAAGATTAACTGCTCTTTCCACAGTATTGCCTTTCTGAAAGTTAATATTATCCCTCCTCTCAAAGTTTAATAATCTTCCTACAAAAGACATTTTATTTCCTAGGAAGTTATTTACTTGAGATGGAGAGATGTGATCAGGAATCTGAGGATTGCTGATAAACTGGTCGCATAGTTGATTTAATTTTGTCATTGTTGTGGATTGGCTAATATATTAAATAAGTGCACTTGTAAAGATTTGTATGCATCATCTTCGGAATTTAAAACGAGATCTAGTAGTTGGATAGCTACTTTTGATTTCTGCTCGTCCGAAAGGTTGGCTGCTTTATCTTTTAAACCTTTTCTTACTTCTGGTAGGAGTAAGTTTTTGTCGGAAGGAAATATCTTTTCGATATTATTTTTTCCTATTTTGTTTACCGCTAGTTTCAAATATGCCTCATTATTATTTCTTATCGTGGATTTCAATCTGTCTGCTTCCTTTAAAACGAGTTTATAAATCCGCATAAAGGTGTACAACTCAAATGGATAATCGCAAGAATAAATACCCCACTGCTTTTCTGGCATTTCTTTACAGGTTATAGTGAACCTATTGAAAGCCATATTGACATCTTGAGATAGGGTGTAATTCAACTTGTTATGCTTGAACTCTATATTTAGTTCATGCTTTGTAAATGGGTTACTATTATACCGATTAAAATACTCCCTCATACTTCTAACCTCTGAGGATATAGCCAGTATGATTTCTCGTTGAGTATTCTTTAAATCAAAGATAGGTTTATGCGGATCCTTTGTAGGAATGTACTGATAAAATGCACTTAGTGGTTTCGTGTTTTTCATTATTTTGTTTGTTATTAATCTTTAAACATAATTGCGTCGCGACCTATGGAAATCTGAGCTGCGACTTCTACTCCATAGGTGTCTCCGCTCAACTGCACGCCATACACAGTGGCCCCATACTCATCCAGTAAGGCATGCAGCTTTTCCGAAAATTCTTCAAAACGAGCTTTCTCCTTTTCTCGTTTCTTTTCGTAAGCTGCCTTCTTTCTTTTATGTCGGCGTTCTGCTGCCTCTAAATGGACTGGATTAGCACTAAAATAAAAGTCTGGAGTTTTGCTTTTAGACCCGAAATCATAGCAACCTCCGTGAGCAGGAAAGGCTCCTACATGTTTTTCTAGTTTCTCTGGTCTAGCATAACGCCAAGTTTTCGTACCTTCACGCCATCCTGTAACCACCCTAATAGGCCCGTAAAGCCATCCTGTTTTGGTTTCTCTTAGGGATACAACTTTGTCTCCGATTTTCAAGTTTTCTAAATTTAAGTCGTTCATAATGTAATAATTTAGTGAGACATTGTGTCTTTCACAATAGCTTCAATTTCTTTTTGGATTTCTTCGATGTACCGACGGGCATGAGCCTGATAAAATTCGGATTTTAGAAATGCTTCTTTATCGAAATTTAATCGTGTACATCCAACGAAATTTTCTTCGGTATTTCTTTTTATAAAATTCCCTACCCCTCCAATCCAGATCCTACCGTCCCCCGATACTACGCATGTTCCGCAGTCCAGTAATGCGTCGGATGCGGCTTTGGCCTGTGGATGATCTGACTTGAAAAATTGATTTCTGATAAATAATTTAGTTAGTAAGTTCATTTTAGTTGTTGGTTTGTTTGTTAGTTGATTAATCGTAATACCAAAAGCGTGAATCGTCCTCTACCAGGTCTTTCAGTTCTTGTTTTTCTTTATCTTTTAATAATTTTTCGTAATCGCATCTAGATACTACTATAAATTGCTTCAATTTCTTCTTGGATTTCTCGTTTCTTATCTTCCAGCTCTTTAATGTAGTGAATTACACAGGACTTGTACAATTCGGATTTTAGAAATGCGTCTTTATCAAAAGTGAGGCGTGTACACCCAATAAGATCTTGTTCTGCAGTACGAGTTATAAAATTTCCTATCCCTCCAATCCAGATGCTCCCGTGACCTGGTACTACACATGTTCCAGAATCGATTAAATGGTCGGCTATGCATTGATGTCCTGCGAGGTTTGATTGAAAAAAGTGATTTCTGATAAATAATTTAGTTTGTGATTTCATTTTAGTATTTGGTTTGTTTGTTAGTTGATTAGGCTTAATACCAAAAGCGGGGATCGCTATCTGCCAGGTCTCTGAGATCCTGTTGTTCTTTAAACTTTAGTAGTCGCTCATATTCGACTCTCGATACTACTATCAATTGCTTCTTCTGCAGGAATGCTTTGATAGTGTCGAACATGATATCTTGTTGCCTCTTGTCAAACTGCATTAGTTTATTCTTGTGATAGAACACATGTTTCAGTTCTTCGATAAATTCTGCTGGTATCATGATGAGTTAGTAAATTTGTATTTCATAGGTCAGTTCGTATTAGGTATTCTTTTAGTTTATTTTAACCCTATTTGTTCTAGTAGATCTTCAACGATGATTTTTGTCATCATGTTGCTTATCATTTCTTCTTCTACACGTTCCCGAGAATTTGCGCATGGATACCACGGGGTAGCCAATTTTAAAATCAGGTTCGCAAATTGTTGCTCGATTACGTAATGAAATCCTGATTGACCCATGTTCGCAATATGAGGGGCAATTTCTTCGAAAAAGCGTTTTCTTGTTTCGCATCTCCACTTATTGTATTCTTCGGCCTCCTTTAATATAACCTCTGAATTTTCACACCATTCTTCGTATGTCATAATTTATTTTTTTTCCTAAAAAGGTTCAACTGCTTTTATGTTAAAATTATGCTTAGTATATCTTTTACTAGGCTGATGGCTTATGCATTCAAAGTCTCTGTTAAATACTATTTTGTGATGGTGTACATCAGAAAATAGGTACACTGATTTAAACCTTGATTCGAAATAATCTCTGAATGGAGTTTTGTCTACCTCCCAGTTTCCTCTCTTGTTTAAATTAAGTGTACAGTTGTAACATAGCAATTGTGGCACTTTGCTGTATTCGTTATAACCTGCTATACATACTCTTTTGGTAATAGTTTTTGGCATATTACTTCCTACCTAGTCGTTGTTTAAACAATCTCAAAACCATTTCCTCGAATAAATCTTCATCTCTTGTTTTCATGTAAGCATTAAACAAATGGGAATCTGTCATAGTGGGAATAGGAATTTGCTTACCATCTTTTGTAGTCCACATCAACTTCTCAGATGATCGGTTAAATTTACCCTCCATAAACCAGTCCATCGCTCGTTCTGCGTAAACATCTGCGTCCATAATTGTTTAAAGTTTGATCGGGGCATATGGGTCGCAAACCCCGCCCTTCAGGGCGGCTTTCAATTTATTATGTAATTTTCTTGTTGACATTTTTTAATTAGTGGTTATCTTTCAATTCAAGATGCAGCGCGCATACCAATACAGATTCTACCCAACCCCTGAGCAGGAATCACTGCTTAGGCGTACGATTGGGTGTTGTCGGTTTGTATACAACCGCGCTTTAGCGATTCGTCAAGAAGCATGGGTTCAAAGAAGCGAAAAGATTTCTGGTTTTGACCTCATCAAGAAAATAACGCTATGGAAAAAGGAAGAGGAAACTCAATGGTTGAAAGAGGTTTCCAGCGTTCCACTTCAGCAAGCAATAAATAATCTTGAGGTCGCTTATCAGAACTTTTTTGCCAAGAGAGCTAAACATCCGACATTCAAAAAGAAGTCATCTGGTGGGTCATGCAGATTCACCGAGTTTGCCTTTCGCATCAAGGATGGGGATGTTTGGCTCGCTAAAACTAATGCTCCACTAGACATTCGTTGGAGTCGCCCACTCCCAGAAGGTGCAAAGCCAAAGCAATGCACCGTCAGGCTAACGCCGTCTGGAAAGTGGTTTATTTCTTTTCTGTGCGATGTTCAAATCCAAAAGCTGCCGCCCTCTAGCCAATCAGTAGGATTGGATATGGGAATATCCGCATTAGTTACTTTGTCCACTGGGGAGAAAATAACCAACCCTAAGCTGATGAGGGAGTATCGCAAAAGACTCGCGACAGCTCAGCGACACCTTTCTAGGAAGAAGGTTGGCAGTAAGCGCAGAGAACGAGCAAAGATAAAAGTTGCACGCATCCACGAAAAGATTTCAAACACAAGGAAAGATCAATTGCACAAACTCACAACTCGACTCGTTCGCGAAAACCAAACGATTGTAGTAGAGGATTTGAATGTGAGAGGCATGCTCAAAAACCATTGCTTGGCTGGCTCCATATCGGACGCAAGTTGGCATCAGTTAAAGAGCATGCTTGAATACAAGTGCGGCTGGTATGGGCGGGAACTTAGGGTCATAGACCGTTGGTATCCGTCATCTAAGACATGCAGCAATTGCGGTCATGTCGTCAGAAAGTTGCCACTTGCAATCCGTGAATGGAAATGCCCGTCATGTTCGGCAATCCATGATCGTGATGTAAATGCAGCGATCAACATTTTATCGGCGGGAATCGTCGATTACACTCGTGGAGAAGGCGTGAAACCGAAGCGGATGAAATCCGTGGACGTAGCCCTCAATGAAGCGAGAATCCCTGCCCTTTAGGGCGGGGAGGATTCAATCCTGCTTCTCTTAGAGCATAGTGTAGTTGTTTATCTTTACTCGCGAGTTTTATAGCTTCTTCGATATTGGAGCAATCCCATTCTCGAAGAATCCATTCTAACTTTTGCTCCTTTTGCTTTTTCTGTTTTTCGATCTTTTTTTTATTGGTCATAAACCAAGAGCTTTAAGTTCTTCTTTTGTCAGTTTAGCTTTAGCGGAAGATATCAGTCGGTATTTTTTATTAGCTTCTTCCCTTTGTTTTTCTAAGGCGTAAACTTCACTCTCGAGCTTGTCCAGCTCACAGTAATCTGCATCACTATACGAAATACCAAACGCGTATGAAGTATCGGTCGTGTATACCTTAAACTTGCCTTTTACTATTGTAATATACCTTCCTAGGCCACAAGCCCTTTCAAGCACGTTCATTATTTTTGCAGGATAGCCATCAATAAGCTCCTGGGCCAGCCTAGCGTTTTCTTTTGCAATTCGAGCTTCTTTCTCTGCTTTTGTTTCTCTTAGTTTTCGTGTCATAGTTCTACTAATCCTTTTGCTAATACGTAAGCTTTTGCGTAATCAACAGGTTCAATGTCAATTAGCATCATTGCAGTCATTTCGACCGCATCAAACACATCAGATGGTTCAACCTCTCCATTACCGAATTTATTATCACAGATAGCTGCTAACTTTTGGATAAATAATCTGCGTAGTTGTGGTGTAGTTAGCCCTTCTTTCAGTGCTTCGTGCATTACTTGAAAATCCCCACAATAGTTAGCTACGTAAAGTTCCCAAACTTTAAAATATGTTGTGTTGGGTTTAACTTCTACAGTTGTGTCTGGATTTAAATCAGCGTAAATAAGGTTGTTGATTTGTTCGTTAGTTAGTTCGTTTAATTTTTTCATAGGTTTTTATTTTTTGCTTTTAAACATAGCCCATCTTTTTGGGGAATGGTCTTTCATTTTATGGTATTGATCTAGTTGGGATTGAAACAATTTTAATGCGGCGTCAAATCCTTCTTGCGTATCCGGAAAAGAAGGGTTGTCAGCCCAACAAATGTGGCACCCTGGTTTTCTTACGTAGTATGCATAAATCCTGTGCCTATATTCTTCTCCTTCGACGATTAAAGGATTGTAACTCAAAATTTTATTACTGTTTGGAGTCCTGCATAGCTTTATACTAAACATTCCAATTTTTGTTTTAAACTGTAGATGCTCTATAACTTCTTGTAAAGCATGATCTCCTTCCTTATATTTGATATAACTATATTGCATAGGTTTGTGCTTTATTTACAGTTTGTAAGTGTGTCAGGAATCGAACCTGAGCCTCGACGAAATACCGCCTATCCCATAGGATAAGAAGCCCTTTGCTTGGGTTGTGCTACCGCTACACCACACACTTATTTAATTATTCCTCCCAAAGACCTAATGTTCTTAAGAAGGCTTCTGCTTGCTGCTCTGCTGTAGCATCAAGCAAGGTTTCTGCATCCCACTCATTGCGATTTACAATTCGTCCTTTTATAATATTTGCGAGATGATCATTGAATGTGTAACGATACCCCCAGTCCTTTTTCCATAAAGCTTGTTTGGCCTCGTGCATTGCATTGAGGTCATTTAAAAAGTCAGGAATTTGGGGAGAAATAATGTCCTCGTACCCTAAATAGTAAGTGACCCCATCTTTTTTAAACCAACCGTGACTTTCTGAATATTTATATCCACAAACCTCGGCTATCTTGATCCTTTGTTTTTCTTCGTCCATAACATTACTTCTGAATTACGTTTAAATATTTGCTGTGTTAAGGTCAATCAAAGAATAGTATTTATTTAATTGATTTGGAGTTACATAATGATTTCCTCCAGATTCAAATTCGAGCTGGATAGCAGCAACCTTTTCTGGGCTGGAAATCCCCACTAATAAATCTTTAACAGTAGCTATATTTCCGTCCCCTTTACGTCCAGAGTTTCTATACATTACTTTGGATCCTATGGGAAACTTTTGTGCTATTTTTGCAATAAGTGGTCTGCTCATATAGTTAATTGAACTTTTAAATGGTTGACTGGTTTCTTTGGTCTTTTGTCTATTATGTTCCCATCGGAATCTTCGTAGTAAATTCTGTTTCCTTTTTCGTCGTATTCTTTTTTAGTCCAGTAACCAATGGAATCTTCGAAGTAGGATCTATTTCCTTTTGCATCATATTCTAATTTATGCCAGTAACCACTTGAAGTTTCGTAGTAGGTTTGCCTCCCGTGCGTATTCTTAATAATATAAGGAAACTGTGTAATTCCGTTTTGCTGTGCTAGTGTCATATAGTTACTTTAACTTTTAGATGGTTGACTGGTTTCTTTATTCGTTTGTCTAATATATTACCTATTGAATCTTCGTAATAAATTACTTCTCTTTTATCGCTGTATTCTTTTTTAACCCAGTAACCAAATGAATTTTCGAAGTAGTTTTCCTTACCATTAACATCATATTCTGATTTATACCATAAACCACCTGAATCTTCTAAGTAGATTATATTGCCGTTAGCATCCTTAATAATATAAGGAAACTGTGTAATTCCATTTTGTTGGGCTAGAGTCATATAGTTAATTGAATCTTTGAATGATTAACTGGTTTCTTTGGTATTTCATCTATGATGGTACCCTCGTAATCTTCGTAGTAGATTACATTGCCGCTATCATCATATTCTTTTTTATACCAGGTACCTCCTGAATTTGCGTAATAGATTACCTTGCCGATAGCATTGTATTCTGCTTTGCGCCAGAAACCAATTGAATTTTCGTAGTAGGTTTCCTTACAGTTAGCATTGTATTCTGACTTGTACCAATAACCATCTGCCTCTTCGAAATATACCCTGTTTCCTTTTTCATCCTTAATAATATAAGGAAACTGTGTAATTCCATTTTGCTGTGCCAGAGTCATATAGTTAATTGAACTTTTAAATGGTTGACTGGTTTCTTTGGTCTACGGTCTATAATTACACCCCTTGAATCTTCGGAATAAATTAATTCTCTTTTATCATCATATTCCCTTTTGCGCCAATAAACATTGAAATCTTCGTAGTAGGTTATATTGCCACTAGCATTGTATTCTGTTTTGAGCCTGTAACCACTTGAATTTTCGTAGTAAGGTACTTTACCGTTAGTATCAAATTCTCTTTTGTACCAGTAACCACTTGAATCTTCGTAGTAAATAATTCTTCCTTTTTGATCTCGAATAATATAAGGAAATTCTGTAATGTTATTTTGTTGCGCTAATGTCATAAGTTTATGATCTTCGTGATACTACCCAATTAACTTTATCTTGAATTCTCTTTAACTTTTGTTTTGCCATTGTGTAGAAATGCCAGCGAAGGCACTTTAAACCATTTGGTAAAAAAGTGCCTCTGCTGGGTGCTTTTACAAAGTCGCCTTTTAACTCCCACAAACGATAACGAACATTTCTTTTTTGTTCCTTAGCCTTGGAGATCAATTCTTTCAATAAGGTTTCCTGCGTGGTCATACTAGTACTCGGCAATGTTAACCCATCCTTTTCCTGTAGATATACCATTTCTTTCTTTGGCCTCTCTACAGTCTTTAGCGTTATGTATAACAGTCATTGGATCGTTCTGATCTCTTATTGGATGACACCAGCAGGTTTCTTTACCTTCGTGTAGATAAAAGTCTCCAATAGGAATGCAATGAATTAGTCTTGGTCTTGGACCTTCTTTGAATGCTGTAGTGCTCATGATTTTGGTGGTTCGTAGTTGAATGTAAAATTTTCAAAAATAGCATACTCCCAATAGTACCCTGTCCAGTTTTTTGGTTTAGTATCTATATTGATTAATGTAGCTACTGCTTGGTTGATGATTTTCTTTTTACGAGATTTTAGCTCTCCCGAAAGAGGAATCCAGAAATGAATAGGGCATCTACTGAGTTTATCGAAACCATCGTATAAGTCTATACTGACTCTTGCAAAGTTTTCGATAAAGTAAATAACGACGAAAAATCGAGTTTTCTTAATGGTGCTGAGAAATTTTACGCACTCAAACTCTGGGTCTCTTTCTTGTTCAAAGTTAGTTTGAAACAGTGATTTAACATACTGCACTGCTTCTGATTTGATTGCTTCGTGTAGGGTGATTGTGTCCATAAGAAAAAAGCCAGCTCAGATTTTTCACTGAGCTGGCTGAGGTTAGTTGTTTATGAATTAAAAGTGCTTTGCTACATTTTCGCGGATACGAGCTAGCGAAGTGTGGCAAATAAGTTTTCCATTGCTAAAGACTTGTTCGAAGGCACAATTTTTGACCTCATCCCAAGTTGCCTGATCTTTAAGAATGAATTCACCATTTTCTTCGTACACGGCTGTAAGGCCTTTTGCCGATTTCTTGGTTCCTCCATCTGTCTTTGGATCTTTATAAATTTCAACAGCTTTACGTACGCCATTTTCGTCCATGATTTCACCGTAAGTTGCTTTAACCGCAAACATGTGGGTGTCTCTGGTGACAATAGCGTCAGGTGTTACAGCGCCTTGATATGTGAAAGATCCGATACCAAGTACAATATTGGTACTAGCGAATCCTTTCTGTTCAAGACGACTGCAGATTTGCTCCGCTCTGTCCAGTGTAATACTGTCGCCATAGATGGCTCCAATATGACTATCAAGTTGCTTGTAGCCTGTGCTGCTAATGGTTCCTCCAAAGATTTCCCATAGACATTGAATCATGCCTTTAACTTCGTTTTCAGTAAGTTCCGCTCCGGTATAAGGAACGCAACCGAATCCTTCTTTCAGCTCGAAATATTTCCCAGCGATTTGAATTGCTTCAACACCGGTAAGCTCTCTTTCTAGACGTACTTCATCAATAGTGTTATAATTTTTACCATTAGTCACATATCCGGTAACGATTTTCACTGGATCTCCGCTATCTGGGCGAATTACAACCTTGCCTTCCCGAGCCATAATAGTATCTTTAAGCTGCACAAGAATTCCGTTGTTGGGGGTTACAACATTCCAGAAATCAAACGTGTCGGCAACCAAGCTCACGATTCCCGATGGGTACACTTTGGTAATCATTCGCTTAAAGTAATCGAAATCATTCGGAGTTTCTTCGGTGTAGTCAGAGCCCATGCAGGCAACACTGTGTTCGGTAGCAGCTACGCTTCCGCCAATGAGTTCCTTTTTAGCATCGGCTTGATAGTACTCTTGCAGGAAATCAATTGCTGGACGTGTGTCAGTCCCGACAAAGGACAGCAAGTGTGCGGCTCCACTTACTAATGCAGCCTCAAGCGTAAAGTGACCTCTGAAACTAAAGTCGTGACCTTGCCAGGGTACGAACCCGATATTTTCTGGATCAGTCTTCAAGGCCCACTTATTAAGTGCTTGACGATACAACAATGCGGTTGTAGCGCTGGTACAAGGTCCCCAGATGGTTGTCGACAGGATCGTCTCAAGGGCATTTGTGAGCCAGAAGAAACGGTCGTCTGTGTTCCAGATTACCAATAACGGTACTCTCAAGTTTACATTACTACCTTCTGGTAGAGCCCAGATTTCAATAGGCAAGTAACCCAGAGCATGGAGATCACGAATGTGTTGCTCTCCGATATCGTTTGGACCCAGATAAGTAAGTAGGCTTTGATTATACCTGTCTACCATTTCCTCAACATCTTTTTCGAAGAAGTTTTCATTCCACTGGTGGATGAGGTACTCCTTGACAAAATATTGTAAGCCAAAGAATACCACTTTTTCCAAGCCTGCAACTCTAGTTCCCCGAGCTGTTAAGTTCGAAGAAACTAGTACTGTTCCTTCTGGGTACTGTCTACGATGGTCGACTTTATAGCCGTCTAATAGTAATGGTGGATAAATTTGCATAATAGTTGTGTGTTGTAGTTGTTATACGTTGTCTGGTGTTTTGAATAATTTTAAATATTGAATCGTATTAATTTTGAAATCAAAAGTTACGAACTTTTCATTTTGTACTTTAGCGCGGGGGAGGCTATTTGTTGTAAACACAAAATCAAATACGTCAAGCATATTATAGATTCCTTCAATTGCGTCTGCGTGAGCAGTAAATAGAATTAATTCTCCGCAGTTCTTTTCTCGCAATTTAGCGGCAAGTCCTCTGAACGTACCTCCATAGGATAGGATATCGTCAAAAATAATAGTCGGTTGTGAATCCAAGTCGTCCGCATCTACATGGAAATCTGTAATGTTTCCAGTTTTTACGTCTCTTGTTTTCTCGCAACGAACTAATTTAAATTGATGACAATAAGGAGCGTTACCGAATACAGAATCCAAGTGCTTAATAATTTTCATTACTCGCTTACCCGCCCCTGCATCAGGACAAACAATATTAAATTCTTGGTATTTTAAGTTATGGCCTCCAATATGCCGGATTACTTTCTCTGCATACTCTAGCTCATCGTGGACTACTACATTATTAATTAATGCTGGAGTCACTTCACTGTGCGGCGATAGAATGTGAACCTCTGTAGCATTAAGTGAGTTGATGATATCGGTGTACACTTTGATCGTAAGTGGTTCACCTTCATTACAAACTCTGTCTTGTCGTGCTCCAGGGAAATATGGGATTACTAGAGCGATCTCTTTAAACCCAACTCTTCTTGCCGCATCCACTGCTAACTGCAACATGAATAAAGCTTCTGGAGAGGTCACACGATGAGTAATGACTAGTTTAGCATCGTTGTACTTATGTTCTGTTTCAAGGCGGATATGTGGTTCTCCTCCTTTAAACTTGAACTGTGTAAAAGCTATTTCTTCATTAATAGCAACAGGTCGAAAACCTGGATCTAGATTTAGTATATAAGTGTTATTTGTAACTTTGATCATATTATTTTTCTGGTTCTTCCCATTTGATTAATTTGCAGTGCTTCTGCTTGATTTCCATATACTTGTCATAGAAAAACAAGCCTATCTTTACAATAGGGGTGTAAAGTTTTTTGGCTAAATTGAATCCAATTTTGTATGGGTAAAACCAAACATTGATCCAACTGTACATAAACTTATCTCTTTTCGAAGTTATACTATCAAAGGTTTTTTCACTCATTGCCAAAGAGTCCAGAAGCATACCCGTAGCGACGATGCAGCAGAGAGCACCCCAATAACTTCCTTGTGCAAAAATAAGAGAAATTGAAATTACCATAACTAAGGGAATAAGAATTCCGAAAAAACACATGGTAATAGACCAAACTGAAGCATGATTTTGAACAATATAATCTAAATTCTCAGCTGTATGCCAGTCAGGATTTTGCTGCATCCACTTTGCATGCCTTTGTGTATCTCTATAAGTAGCAAATAATTTATTACGCTCGCTATAAAAATTTTGAGAGGCTAGCATAGTAAATAAAGATAAATCGTTATTAAAATAATAGGGTTCCTTTTTTTTGTACAGGGCATAGTAAATAAGCTGCTTTTCGCTTGGGCGTTTAGCACTATGTTTTCTGTGATACAAAAAAGTATCTACCTTTTCATATAAAAGAAACGGAACTACAAAAACAATGTAAAACGGAGCCCAAAGTAAGGCAAGCATTGTTCTTCTGTAAAAATCGCACTGTGTTTTACAATGCTTTTCTGGAGTTTCTGAGAGTACAGCGTTCTGTAGTTTGTAAGCCCAATTATTTTTTTTGATGATGTAATTTTCGTTCATAGTCTTTTCGTCCTGGTCGTGTTCTTGATTTAGATGAATAATCTGATATGTTTCCTAATTTACTTTCCCAGCGCAGTAAATCTCTACAGGCTGCTGAGATATTTTCTTTTCCATAGCATCTATTCTCTGCATTGAGTACTCCATTTAGAAATACCCTGCATCCATAAATACCTTTTCCTAAATATGTTACTTTAACTGTATGCTCAACCTGATTCGGAGACATCATAATAACCCTAGGGTTTATATGTTTCCAAAATGGGTATTTACTTTTACTAGTCATTTAGGTTATGCAAGTGATTTTTTCTGCTGCTCTCCTCCGTCAAAGGAATCTCATCGAAATCTTCTGCATTTTTCTTGTTACGAATAAATGCTCTGGATTTCGCATGTGCGTTTCTTTTAATCTGCTGTTTTCCTCTTGTCTTGGAGATGGGGTAGCTCGTATACATTTTTGCAAAATTGATTAGTTCCCTCTCAGTCATAACTGCGGGTTCTGTCCAACTTCTGTATTTAACTGTAAACTCCAAGTCAGGCAAATAATATCCAGGTTTTGTTTTACATTCGACATAATCTGCTTCGATCTTGTAAAGTCCTGTTTTCTTTAACCTTTTTAAAGCTACCTCAAGATTTGATGGTTTGTTCATAATGTTTCGATTCCTTGTGCTTCTAGCCATCCCGTAAGAACCCCCTGAATAAATCCAGCAGACCTGTGAATAGCAACACCTTTTATATCTGAAGTCAGGTCTACATAGAAATAACTTTTGTCGTAACGAAAGTTTGATGTTTTCAATGTAGCTCCCCAGTTTCTATTTAAGAAATTGTCTTTCAGTTTGTGTAATACAGAATCATAATCAATGTCGCTATCGTAAAAATGTTTTACGTAAATAATCTCATGATATAGTTCTGTGCTCATAGACTTCGTCAATGTGTAATATTTTCGAATAAACGTCAACATTCTTTTTCTCGTCCACATACCGCATAGTTTCCGAGCGGTGAAAGTGCCCACAATAATGTCGCTTAGGTTTGACCTTCATGATCAATTTGTGCACGAGTTTTCTTTCTGCTCTGCATGTTTCTTTCAAAGTAGGATCGTCTTTATTTGTAAAGTAATGACAATCTTTCTCTATTGGGCCAATCCAATGAGGACCTGTATGAGTAATTAATACATCACACGGTTTGAGTCCTCTCGGAATTGGGGTTATCTGCTCTCCGAAAAACCAATTAACTCCTCTGACTCTATCAATTCTATCAACGCTTACCGCACCACCAACGAATAGAAAAACTTCTTCGTTGATTTGCATGTAAGTGTAATCCTTGATAAAAGTTATGTTTCCTAAATCTTTAGTTTCTAGGAAGTAACTAGGGTCATCATGATTTCCTCGTACCACCAATAGCCTGTTATTGCTAGGCTTGAGTATTTCGTTCAATTGCATTAACTGCTGCAACTCTAATACCGGATCCTTGAGTCCTGCTCCGAAATCGCCTACTTGAATTATAGCGGAATTCTGGATATTGAGATCAGAGATGAGGTGGCCGAGCATTTCAAATCTACCATGAATATCTCCGATTAAAGCTACGTTTTCTGCTTCTATTTTTTTCATCTGATTAAAGTGTTATTGTAATTTTTTCCAACCTGGTATTTACTAAATTCAAACCTAACCATCCCCAACTGTGTTCAGGTTGATTGGGGCTTTCAAGAAACAAATCTTTTGCTCCTGCTTTTGTTAGTAGATCAACTCCGCTTATGGACGACACATACAGGTAAATCTTTTTGTACCCTAATTCTTTAATTCTTGCCGCTCTATTCCCCTCCCTAGGGAATCTTTTAAACGCAGTAACTGGAATATTGTACGCAGTGTAAAAAGATGTGAAAACATCATCTGGTTTAGATACTCCTATTATCCATGCCTCAGAAAAGGTATTTTTAAACAAATCTGCGACAGTAAACTGATGTCCGTTGAGTTGTAGTACACTGTTAAAAAACTGCGCATTTGTCATAACGTTATTGTAATTTTCTGATGATTAGTTAGTGAATAGACTAAGGGAAACCACAGCCCTAAGTTTGTTGTGTAACCATATTTATTTTTCAATACTTCTAGTCCATTACTGGATAGATATGCAAACAATTTTAAGCCTGGGTGATCTGACGGTCTAGGTAGTTCTAATTTTGGGGGAATATAACTCCAGTGTCTAACTCCTTGAGCGTAAAAAGGGTCTGACTCCTCTCTAAAGTACCAATCCGTCTTTAAAAAAGTAGAGGACGCTCCTATAGCGAATCTTATATTTGTTGGTCCGTAGGTAGTTACAAATGAAGTAATATAAAATAATTTCTCCGGATCTTCTCTTGTTATCCCTAGTTTTTCTAATGTATTTTCAATAATAGAGATGTAAGTCATAGTGTGATGTGTACTTTCTGATTTCTAACTGGTCGCATAATTAGTGGTAGCCAATTCCCTAAGTTTTGAGGGCGGCCATATTTTGCATGCAAAATAGCTACTCCATCAGAAGATAAATAAGCCCACAGTTTAATGTTATTGTAACCTTTCGGAGGTTTGAACTCCTGATGTATATGAATACAACCCCAAAATTGGATACCTTCCTGGTAAAGATGAGATCCTTTGATAATTTCGTGAACGTTTACCTCTATAGGAAATATATCCACTGGGCTAGCGATACAACAAAGTCTCCTATGATAGTGATTGCCTGATATGAAATACAAGAATTCCTCAGGGGGTTCATCTGTTACGCCTAAGCGTTCTAATGTCTGCCTAATAATATCTAGATAAGTCATAGTGTGATATGCACTTTCTGTAAGTTCTTTTCGTTAATAAAATTAACAGCTAATGGAATCCATCTTCCTGTAGGCGAAGTGTAATTGTAATTCTCCGATAAAACAAATACCGCCCTCTCGGCGATATAGGCGAATAACTGTAGGTTATCTAATGCGGATTGATTGTTAGGTATTTCACTGGTAAGTCGGATTTGCGTCCAGTATTTTACACCCCGCGAATAAAACGGAGAACAGTTCGTTCTGTGCGTCCATGGACTAACGAGAAATTTTTCAGAAGCTCCTAAAACAACACAATTGTTTTCCCGTTGTGAATGATAGATAAGGTTATTATTTATGTATTCCCAATCATGAATTCCTATTTTTTTAAAATTGTAATGAATTATTTCTTGAGCGGTCATAGTGTGATTTGTACTTTTTTGTGGTTGATATTCTTTAGGTCTATCTCAAGCCAAGCAGTTTCTGCGTATGGTTCTCGAAAAATTTTATACGCCTTCCTTTCTCGGAAAAATTCCTTGCCTTCTCGATCCAGGTAAAGGTAAAGTGGTGTTTTTAAAGTTCTTAAATACTGTACTTGTTTATACAAGTGTAAAGAAAAACTACGCCACCCCTTTACAGGTATGTTTTCTACGTTGTATCTCTGATCGAAAATATCGCATTTAACTGTTGTTCCCAGTACTATTGAAGAGGGTCTGTAATCATAGGCTATTTCATCTACGGTGACGGAATAGCCCATCGATACTAATCTTGTATTAAGAAAGTCTTCTAAAGTAATCATAATGTGATTTGAATTTTTTGATTATTAACGCGGTTTGTTTTTATCTCAAGCCAAGAAGCACAATCACCAAAGAGTTTCTCCAAAAAAATATAAGGTACTTTTTTTTCTAAAAGATATTGTGTTGCTTCCCTACTTAAATAAAGGTAAATTGGTTTTTTTAAATTATTTAAGTAAGGTAATATTTCAGTATTATTTATTGAAATACTACACCAGGCCTTAACAGGGATATCTGGTAAGCGATACTGGAAGTCAAATACATCACATTTTTCTGTTGTACCTAATACTAATTCTTCGTCTCCATAGGGGTAATATATTTCTTCTACAGTTAGGGAATATCCCATGGATAATAGTCTACCATTAAGAAATTGTACAATGTTCATTAGAGAGTAATTGAGATTTTTTGTAGGTTTAATGATTCTTCAAATGTAGTCCTTAGTCCTAGCCAAGCCCCTACAGGAAAACCGAATATGGGCATATTAGCTTTCATAATCTCAGGTATACGAGTCTCGTTTTTTACTTCTAGAAATACAAATATTTTTAAGTTCTCCTGTTCAATGTGCGGATAAACTTCTTTACCTTTGTCCGTGAAATAAAAGCCGCTATTTTTAAATTTTCCAATTCTGTAAGCATGAAACTGAGAATATCCAGCTTGCTTTATTTTTTTTGGTGGATGTGAAAATCCAATAGCTATTTCGTTTTTATCAATACTTGAATCCGTCCACACGTATTTTTTGAATTCTAATGGAACATTCGCTTTTTTAAAATTTAAATCAATTAGTTCTTCGTATGTCATAGTGTTGTTTGTTAAAAAAGAAAACCCACTTACATCCCAATGGACATAAGTGGGTTGAATTAAGGTATAGTTAAAAATTTAGAACTTGCCTGTCTGCTTGATGTTTTCGCCGAAGCCTACGCCGACTGCAACTCTAGGAGCCCAGTGAATGTTTTCTTTAACATTAGTAGTTCCTGCTCTCAAGGCGCTATCCTCTAATTGTTTTTTAAGATATGATGTACTGAGACCTGCAAGCCAATCATCGTTGTAGTGACTAGCTGTACGTAAGCGATCCATGTTTGGAGCAAATGGAGGTGGGTCCTCTGAAACTTCTAGCTCATTGAATCCCACTTCCTGTAACTGCTTTTGAATACTTGGAGTGATTCTAGTTCCTATCGTGTGCTCCAATGTATCTTTAGTGAGATACTTGTTCGTGGTCATTTGAATGGGTTTGACAACAGAATTTTGGGGCTTCCATACTTTCTTAACCTTGTTGTAATTAATCGTGTCGTCAGCATAGGCATCTAGACCCTCAATTTCTTCATTGAGAGAAACTGTATCTAGTGTACCTCTTGCCACAATTTCGAGATTCTTTTTATCCGCATAGAGGCCTGAGTCTTTATAGATTTTTTGAATTCGATCTACCCAGTATTTTCTACCAGCGCCAAGTCCTACTTTTTCAACTACGTCGCGAGCATCAACAATGCCTTCCGACAAAGGTGTTCCTGCTTCTATGGTTTGTCCTACCTTTACGGTGAGAGGGTACCCAGGTTTTACGTAGTATTGTTTGTTATTAACAGTAACATTATAACCGCCTTGTGGAGCTTCTTCAATCTGGCTTACTTGCCCATCTTCATCAGATGTAATCGCTTTATGAATATACTCAGAAGGGCTTTGTACAAATTGGCTGAGGATAGGAAAACCACCGTACTCACCTTTTTGTGTAGCCTGACCACCAGTGTGTTTGGCCGAGAGCGCCCCTTGGGTCACTGGCTCGGACAAAGCATTTGCTGCAGTAATACCTATATGTTCGCCAATTTTAGGAAATCTTTTTTCAAATGTAACTCCAACACATTGTGAGCATAGTCCATCTGCATTACAAGTAAGTGGTGATCTGGCTACAACTTTGTTTACGTTACTCTTTTTAAGGTCAGCAATAACTTCTCTGGTCAACAGTGTACCAGCCTTGAAGTTACCAGCATCTTTTGCAAGAACTCTGTTTCTCGCGGTATTGTCGTCGATGTCATAAGCTAAACCATTTTGAACTCCGCAATCTTTATCTGTAACAACAAGTCGAGCAGAGGCTTGGCTCAAAAGTTTTCCATAGTCACCACCTTTAGCAGTAGCCGCTTTTGTAGAAATTACAGAAGCTCTAGCTCCGAACATACCTGCTGCAAACTCTAGGGGTCTTAAACCTTCAGCAAATGAGTTCTCAACAAACATGGGAACAATGTCGCCTTTTGAGTCAGCGTACAAACCTGGGGTAGTAAGCATAGCCTGCATCTGTGAGGGTTTTCCCCTAGCTCCAGAAATAACAGCATGACCAATTTTGTTGTTGGTTGCTTTTGCCCCTGCCATGGTATTTTTCAACATCATGTCATTATACTTCACCCAGATAGCTTCTCTGGCTTTTTTAAATTGATCAGTATTTCCGAGCTTTTGTTTAGCTGCGGCAATTTCGTCATTCATAGCAGCCAGTAGCAGAGGTTTATCTACTACTGGCTCAAAGTCTTCTAGTCCTAAAGTCTCGCCTTGAATGTAAGCAGCTTTAGCTCCCAATCTTCCTAAGTCGTGTGAAATTTTTTTGTACTGATCTGGGTAATTCGTATAGAGATCTACAAGGAAGTCATTTACGTTCGATCCAGATAAATCAGTTAATTTACCTCGCAACTCTGCGGGTACTATTTCGTCAACTAAAAGGTCAATTGCTCTTGGCATTTCAATACTTTAGCACAGAAGATGATGTAATTCAATCACTAAAACAAAACGAGCTGTAGCTTACTTTTCTTAATTTTCTAGGTAGTGTCGAGATGGATAGCAAATTCGGTTCCACATCGGAAGATAAAGAGACACAAAATGCGGATCTATTTTTAACTAATTCGCCAGAGGGTAGATACTCGAAATGGGTACCACATTCAAAGTGGCACTCCATCTCATTTTGTTTTGTTGTGTTGGCTGCACAGTAAGGGCATTCTTCTTGTAACATGGAGGTGTAGTGTTAGTCGGTTAATAAGCACAATTATTTTAATACTCTTGTTAAAAAGGATAACAATTTCTGTTTTGTATAAGTTACTACTTTTTGTAAAGTTGATTTTGGTCTGTTGTCCACCAGATGTCCAAGTGAGTCTTTAAAGTAAATTAATCTACCTTCGTCATCACTTTTTTTAATTGCCCAGTAGACTTGATCTGAATTTTTGTATTGATTCTGTATTCGGGTTAACCTACCGTTAACATCATATTCCATATACTCGCAGTACCCGTCTGAGCTTTCGTAATATATTGTTTTTCCTGTAGAATCGAACTCTCTTTTGGTCCAGGAACCATTTGAATTTTCAATGTAAATTCTGTTTCCCTTTTCATCATTAATAATGTAAGGAAACTGTGTGATGTTATTTTGTTGAGCTAGTGTCATATAGTTACTTGAACTTTTGTGTGATTAACTTTCTTTGGTCTATCGTCTATTAAGATTCCATCTGAAGTTTCGTAGTAGGTTAACTTGCCGTTAGCATCATATTCTCTTTTTACCCAGAAACCATTTGAGTATTCAGAGTAGGTTGCCTTGCCATTAGCATTGTATTCTGCTTTGCTCCAGATACCACATGCATTTTCGTAGTAGGTTTCCTTACCTTTTTGCCCTCGAATAATATAAGGAAATTCTGTAACATTATTTTGTTGAGCTAGTGTCATATAGTTACTTGAACTTTTGTGCGATTAAATTTCTTTGGTCTATTATCTCGGATATACCCAGATGAATCTTCGTAGTAGATCTGATTTCCTTGACTGTCGTATTTTCTTTTATTCCAGTAACTATTTGAATCTTCGAAGGAGGTTACTTCTCCTTGCTGATCATATTCTGCTTTGATCCAGTAGCCATTTAAAGTTTCGTAGTAGGTTATATTTCCGTTAGCATCCTTAATAACATAAGGAAATTCTGTAACATTATTTTGCTGGGCTAATGTTTGCATGGTTGTGTAGTATTAGGTTGTGTAGTTATTAATAAAAAAAGAGCCAGGAAAAATTAATTCCCTGGCTCTTCGAATCTAAATTAGTCAGCTACATTCCTCGTGTTCTGGAGGAAGTGGTCGTACTCCTGCTGGATGTCCAACTCGTAAAGAGTGTTAGGAGCCACAGTAAAAGGAGCATGACGATGTCCAGCCAGACAGCGCACTTGTGTTTGAGTAGAGCACTCAAAGAATCGCTGTCCTTCTTTGTTTTTATAAAACTTGATAGTGCCTTGTTTAGGCATATCAAGCACATGGTGGTTACCCCGCTGTTCAGATGGAGCGATGATGATGTAACCTTCTTTTTGCACTTGCTCGTCATAAGCGACAAGATCAGTTGGGCGCTCAAGTTTCTCGATGATCATTGCTTCACCGTGAAGCTTAGCTTTTTCTACGTTTTCTTGCATAATATTGTTTGGTATTGCTTTTGTCGGATTGAGGGTCTCTCTACACTCCGACGGATATAGAGAGAAATCTTATAGAAAATTCTTTTCAAGATACTTAAGGTCGATGCCTAGTTCTTGGACCGTTACAAGGTCATTGTATTTTACTGGATAAAGACTTTCAGTAATTGCGATTTTCGTCTTCGAGAAATCAGGAAGCCCAAAAGTAAGTACGTCGTGAATCAGTGCTGTGCTCACAATCGTATTAGCCAGGAGTTTATCGGAGCCCTCAATGTATTTGGCAATCTCGGGTACAAATAGATGAGTTCCGTTTGGGTACTGGTTAGCTACATCGTATAGCTTTGTTGTGTAGTACTCCTCTTCCTCAGTAGCAGGTCTTGCACCTTTTCTATGCAATACGATAAACTCAAAATTAGGAAACACTTTATTGAGATAGTCTACTTCATTTTCGTAGCGAACGTCCGTAATAATGTACACAGTAGCAGAGGTATCCGCTATGATGTCTGCTACTAATTTTTTTACAAATACATCTGGATCTTTAGCTCTCATATCCTGAGCTTTCTTTACTAGAAATGGACGAGCTTTCTTTTTCATAGCCGGATCTTCTGAGTAAATATCAATACCTTTCGGAATTAATTTTTCTTCTTTAAGAATTTTTCGAAGATAGCTCGCGAGCTTTACGATCTTTACGGAATTTTTAGTACACATAGACTGGATTGTGCTACCGACCATATCCTTACCTGTTCTTGCATAGCCTGCTAAACCCAATACTAATTTGCTACTCTTTATCATAATACTAAATGTTTCCTGAGCAAATGTATAATGAGTTAAATGGAATTGCAACACTTTTCTGAAAACTTTGTAAAAAATATTTTTGAAAGTAAAAAAGATTTTACGTTTATTATTTAAAAATAACCCACACAGATTTTACAAACAAT